CACTGATGAACGAGAACGCCAAGCCACCAGCACCTTTCAATGTCTAAAAGGCGCAAAGTTATAAAAGACTGCTAAATAATCTAAAGGACACCTATGATACATCCTCCAGGCAGATCATTTAATTATGAAGAAGATTTAGAACACGCGGTTGTTCGTTCTCTTGAAGACCCGTTGGTGCAGCATCGCGTTCAAATATCACCATTCTCTCTTAAAAATGCCGATCCATCAAAATATCCGTGGATGAAGATGAATGTTTCGACCAACTCACAAACGGATTCCAAACAAGGCGGTAATTTCCAAACCCCCCATTCTTATAAATGCGGAGATGTTATTCTCTGTCAACCTTCTGGTCCGGTAAACGATCGTCAATGGACTCCACAAGGTCATCCTGGTTCACGAGTAGACGATCAAGGTTCACAATCACAGATTACCTCGTCATCTAATTATTATTTTAATTCGCATTATAATACTGGAGACCCACAATCAGCTATACCTCCGGTGAAGACTACTACCTATGCAGCAGATGGTCAACCCAATATCAATAATCCTATGCCGGCCAAACACGAGGTATGGGACACTCCCGATAAACGAAAACATACCGAAAAACATATTCAGTCCTACCCCAAGATGGGACAGCCGGCTCATAAGTTATGGTCAAATGGACAATCTATTACTGAGTCGGATGCGGTTGGTTCGCCAATCACCGATATTATTAGAAAAGAAGATAAGACCTTTGAGGCAGAAGCTCCTCGAAATGATCATCCGCTTCAGGTACTTTCACGGCTTCGTCAAGAGGCTAATGCTTCTGACTTCCGTGGTCATTACGACCAATCGATGAAGGGCCAAATTGAAACTATTAAAAGCTTACTACAATCTGGTATATCTGGTGGCGGAGGCGGAGGAGGAGGTGGTGGAAGTAGCCAACAACAACAATCCAATAATCAATCTAACAATCAATCCAATAACCAATCTAATAATCTTAATCTCGGCTTATCTCCTAGTTCTACGGCTGATGTAGGATTTCCAGGATGTACCCATGATATTTGGGCAATGTGGGTTGCATTAGGAGCCTTCGCATTACAGAACGGAGACCGACAAAATGTAGAAACGATGGCTGGTATAACTAATAATCAGGTAATGACCGTGGGAGCTATTGGTCCTACTGAATTTCTATCAAATACTGCAAATACCCAAACACTAGGACTAGTGAGTGTAATATAATGCCTGAATATATCAAGAATACAAAGTTTCCTCCATACGATACTCTGACCCCCCAACAAGGAAAAGAACCTAAGTATCACGGCCATCCAAATCAAGGACAAAAACCGTGGGCCCAGGATGATAAGTTTTATCATGGAGAAGGTAAGATTAATCCGTGGATGCAAACTTACTGTGAACCTGATGGCCGTCGTATATCAGTCGATCCTTATTGTGGAGTAGAATCAAGAGAATATCCATCAGGCGAGCATGTAGTTCATCATCGAGGTGGAAATGTTCATACCGTTGCTGGTAAGAGATGGGATTTTACTGGAGGAGGCGGAATGGCTGAGGCACACGGCGGAATGCACGATTATTCAGCACGTGGCCATCATCGTGAAAACCGTACAGGAGATACTTATCATCATACTGCTGGCTCCCATCATATGTATGTAGCCGGTCATTCAGTTTCGGTTGTCAAAGGCAATCAAGTGCATGAAGTTAATGGTAAGATGAAGACCCGCCTGGTTGGGGAAAAATCATCACACAGTATTTCAGTCGGTCCTGGAGCTTCCTCAATACACGATAATGCTTTGACTATGACCCCCAAACGTATCTATCATCGAGCCTCTGGAAAGGGCGATCTATGGCTTGATACTGCTTCTAATACTATTAATCAACAGGCAGGCACTGATCATAACACTCAGGCTGAGAATAATGTTTCAATCCACGCAAAGGGCGATCATGTTGTAATCAAGTGTGATAAAATTCATCTGGACGGAGACGTGATAATAACTGGAGTTCTTAAGGTTGGTAAAGAGATTCATGCTAAAAAGAATATTGGAACTCCTAAATATTTGTTGGCGTTGAATGTTGGCGACATTCCATCTCCAGACCAAGCGCCTGATACTACGGCCCCAGCCGCTGCAACATTATCTCATGGATCAGTATCATGACCCTTTATTTAACTACAACCTGTATGTTTAACGCAGTATCGAATGGTGTTGTTGATTTTGTTGTAGGTAGTGCAGTTGATCCATATTTGATACCCAGCGACGCTGGCGCTGTTGATAATACAATATATAACTATACCGCACAATCCGTCATCGATGATAGCCAATGGGAATCTGGTCAAACGGTTTATGCTGCGGGAGTGGTGGTAAGAACACTGGTAATAAGAAATTCAGCGGGAACTACAGCTCATATCGACTTCATTGATCCTCCCCAAGTTATGCTTACTGATAATATTGCTGCAACCGCAAACAACTCAACCAATCTAGGAGGGGTAGCTGCAGTTGGTTATCAAACAACAGCCGGCCTTTCGGCTAATGTCGCGACTTTAACTGCTAATAATGCAAGCCATGCTTATAGTTTAAATCAGAATCAATTAAACGTCAATAGTGCTGCCCAAGTTGTTGGGAAGGTTACGCTGGATAATGCTGCGGTGGCAAATAGTGGCCTAGTCCCCACCAACACTATCGTTATCTATGATTCATTGGGACAGGCCTATCGCATTCCTTGTCTTATATAAATATCCTATGCCTTCTCGCGTTGGACAAATAACCAGAACCGCAAAAACTAGGATAGTCTATCGAACAATAGCTCCTAATTTTATGCTATTACCAGTGACTGGAGAGCTAAAGACCCTCATTAATGAACAGGCTGTAGCTCGATCCATTTATAACCTGGTCTTTACTTATCCCACCGAGCGATATTATCGTCCTGATATTGGTTCACCTATTCCACGGGGGCTGTTTGAGTTTGCTGATGATTTTACTGCGGATCGAATCAAAAATAATATTCTGAATACTATTCAGAACTATGAACCTCGCGCTCAGAACCCAACAGTAGCAGTCCAAGCATTTCCAAATGATAATTTTTTTAATGTAGACGTCACATTCAATATCGCTGCACTGCCGCAACAGTTATTTTCTGTTCCGACAATTGTAGTCAAGGTTCGAGGATAATAGCACATGGCAAACAACGCGGTCATTGATCTTGTAAACTTGGACCCCGACACTAATAAAAACTCGTTTTTAAACTATCTGCAGGGACAGGCTAGATTCAAAGGTTATAATTTCGCAGGCGATGATATCAATGTCCTGATGGATATCCTTGGAATCAATTCGTTCAGAAATGCATTTCTTTTGAATATGGCTATTTCTGAGGGATTTATAGATAGCGCTCAGCTATTTTCTGACGTTAAATCGCACGCCAAGGAACTCGGCTATACGCCCAGGTCATCTGTATCAGCGGTGGCTAATGTTACAGTAAGCTTCAGCGCAACTGGAGCATCACAACCCTATATCATTCCAAAAGGATCAACATTTTCGGCGCACGTTAAGAACCAGAACTTTACATTCTCATTAGCTGAACCTATTATAGTTGCCTCACCTAACACTCAGTTCTCGTTCACAACTAATATCTATGAGGGAGTATATGTAAAGGATTCTTATGTCTTCAATCAGGCCACCAACAGGCTCCCATCCTTCGCAATAACCAATGCTAATGTTGATACCTCGTCAATAGTGGTCAATGTCTTTGGAAATAATTCACTCATTGGTCAAAACTATAATCTCGCTACCTCGTTGCTTGACCTTGATGGGACGTCACAAGTATACTTTCTTCAGTGTGCTACCGCTAATGGTAACTATGAAATTATATTTGGAGATGGAATCATTGGAAATCAACCCCTGAATGGTTCGTTGGTCATTCTCGATTATCGAGTAACATCGGGAGCACAAGCCGATGGATCATCGGCCTTCAATATCAACTTTGACCCAACTGGGGTGAATGAAATAACATCGTCAGTAACAATAGTAACCAACTCAATAGCTGCGGGAGGGGTAGATGCTGAGGATATTGAAACTACTCGTTTCTATGCGCCTCGTTGGTTTCAGGTGCAAGAACGAGCGATTGTTCCTTCTGATTATGAGGTGTTATTAAAAAATAAGTTTCCAGAACTGAATGCAGTTAATGCCTATGGAGGAGAAACATTAAATCCTCCCCAATTTGGTAAGGTAGTTATTGCCGTAGATATTGCTGGAGTTGCTGGTTTACCTCAATCAAAGGGCCAGCAATATAGTGCATTTATTAAAGGACGTAATCCGCTCTCAATTCAACCAATATTTACAGCAGCTCAACATCTCTATTTAAAGGTCACCTCGTTAATCAAATATAATGTTAATGTGTCGTTGGAATCAGAAGCTACCATCCGAGCTATTGTTACTGATGCTATTACTAAATTCAATAGCCAGTTCTTAGATGATTTTGCGATAACATTTTATTTCTCACAATTTTCTCAAGCCTTGAATAATTCGGACCCTTCTATAGTATCTAACGAAACATCAATCCAACTTTACCAAAAAATTCAACCCAGCGCTAATCCTCAAACTTATATGTTCTTCTTTTCGGTTCCATTAGTCAATAATGTTCCTCCGTTACCGTCATTCCATTCTTTTGGTTTAATGAAGACGCTTACATCCACCTCGTTTGTCTATAAAGGACTGCTTTCTTATCTGGAAGATGACGGAAACGGCCTGGTAAGAATTGTAAGCCTTAAAGGTAATACCTTAACAACCACCACAGATATTGGAATTATTGATTATAACCGCGGCTTTGTGGTATTATTTAGTTTTAGTGTAGATTCTTTTGATGGCAATGATCTATTGGTTTTAGTAACTCCGCAAGAAACTGATATATCGGCTACACAAGACCTTATATTGTCCATTGAACCTGATAAAACTCAACTGTCTGTTGAGATGCTAAGTCTATGACGCAGTTAGTAGCAAACGTCAGCCCGCTTTTACCGCATCAGTTCCCCGGGGTTTACCGCGAACAAGAGCCTCAGTTTGTTGAGTTTGTAAAAGCCTATTTCACTTGGTTAGAACAATCAAACAATATCAATTATTTTACACGTCGTATCTATGATATTAAAGATATAGACAATACCTTCGATTCGTTTATTGTATATTTCAAGGAGAAATACCTAAAGAATATTCATTTTGATACTAAAAGCGACATTAGAATGTTTATTAAACATGCGCTTAATCTGTATCGATCCAAAGGCACCGAGCGATCTACTCAACTGCTATTTCGAGCAGTTCTTAACGAACCAGCAAGTTTTTACTATCCTTCTACTGACCTGTTCAAGCTCTCGGATGGTATATGGTCGCCTCCTGTCTATCTTGAGCTAACAATGAATTGGACTAATAATCTACAGTTGGAACAGAAAGAGATTATTGGTCTGCAATCAGAAGCCGTAGCGTTTGTTGATGCTATTGTTCGACGAAAAACTAATGGACGATTTCAGGATGTAGCCTATATCTCAGCTATTACTGGCAATTTTCAGGTTGGAGAAAAAATTCAACCAACAGACGGTTCATTAGCAATAGACCTGTGTCCGACGGTAACTGGTAGCCTAACAGAAATTAAATTTCCTACCTTTGGTACTGGCCAAGACTATAATCCTGGCGAAATTATTCCTATTTCTTCGTTATATGGCCAAGGTGGTCTAATGCGGGTCACTCAGGTAGCCAATTCAGCTGGTCTTGTATCCATTACATTTATTGATGGAGGCTACGGATTTCAGACAAATGCTGATCTTTATATATCCAATGCTGTTATTCAATATGCTAATCTCCAGTCATTTTCAGCTAATCTAGAGCAAATATCTTATTTTAAATGGAAAGAAACTATTACCCAACCGCTAGCAACAATCAACTATAAAAGCGGAACTGGGAGCTTCCCGCCAGGAACTAATGTCTTCACCTGGGCTGGTGGAATTGTTGTAGGTTCTGCTGTTGTTCTAGCGGCCAACGCGATCAATTCATCGGCAGGCCAGATCATTATCAATATCTATAGTGGAAACATGAATAATACATTTTTCACAACCGCAAATGCTACTACTGCTGTCCTGAATTCGGTTGCTGGATATACCAATTCTACCGCAACCGGCACGTTTATCGCAAACACCAACTTTGTTACAATTAGAATCAATAACGAGGTGGGTCCTTTTTATGTCGGAGAAGGAGTTTCCCAACCAGTTCTCCCTGGCCTTGATATGAATTTTGGGGGAGGTTCAGGCGTTGTTAGTGGAATTAATCCTAACTTTCTTCAAGTATCAAATGTTAAAGGAGTATTTTTTCAAGCAGAACCAGTAACTGGAACTATTCTTGGACAGGTATTCGGCCAAACCTCGGGGGCCATTGCTAATATTACTGGGGTTGATATTGGAGTGGGCCTAATCAATATTAGTGCAAATCCTTTTGTTCCTTCGCCTTATTCGTATGCTTTTTCAGCCATGACAAACGGACAGATATCTTCGTTCACTAGTGCTGGTCAAGGATTTTCAGTATCCATTGCTAATTCTCTGTTGTATCCAGAAACTATATCGATTAATACTGATAAACTGAATGACTATGCTGGTCTTCCGCTTATTAATCCCACTTATGGATTTCCTGCTAATGCTGGGGCCAATGCAAATAATGGTACAATCGCCAGTACTATGTCGTTTACAAGCTTGACGGTTGGTAAGCTAAAAAATATCTTTCTGTCGGGGGTTGGTAATAACTTTAGCACAACACCGTTTGTTGTTGTCGATCAATCCAACGTATCATCTGAAAAAATTAACGATGATATTCTTCAGCTTGTTGGAAGCACGGCCCATTTTACTATTGGCGAACTAATAAACCAGGCCGCGACAGGCGCCAGAGGAATGATCAAGTCCTCAAGTAATAGCAGTATTTTATTCGTCCAACGAATGAAATATGCTAGTGATTTTATACCAACAACAAATAGCACGACAATCATAGTTGGCGCCAACTCAGGTTCAACCGCCAATATTGTAGGGGTCGATGTTGATATTATGTCGCCGTGGATGGGTAGAAATGTAAATATCTCCACGGCCTTTGCTACTGGGGCTAATACCTTAAAACAAGGACAGATTGTAGATTCGGGTTTTGGTTTTGTAAATGGTGATTCTATTAGTGTTGGGGCGGGAGATGGTATTGGAACTGGCGGTCTTGGAACAGCCGTTCTCAAGACCCAAGGAAAAGGCTCAGGTTTTTATTCACAAAAAGGTGGATTTTTATCAGATCAAAAGAAGCTGTTTGATGGGGTTTTCTGGCAAAACTTCTCTTATCAGATAATATCCTCTGTAATGCTTCCTAAATACCAACAGATGTTAAATCAGATAATTCATCCCTGCGGCACCATTATGTTTGGAAGATTTGTTCATAATTCAGTGGCAAATGGTTCGCTCAATGTCCAGAATGCGGTAAAGACCACAACGCCATGACCAATAATCTCTCAACCAATAACTATCGACTACAAAATGCCATTCGTTTACAGAATAATATAGCTAATTCGAATAGCTATTACTTTTTTGTTGGTAATTACCTAAACAACCCAAACAATTCACCCCAGCCAATATATCAGAACACTTCGAACACCCTCGTCGATCCTTATACTAATATGATTATGGGAAAAAAGGTCAACGGCACAAATGTTCAGCTGGTAATCAATAATAATACATGGATAAACGGGACAGTTTATGCCATGTATGATGATCTGGACACAGCTCTAAGCAATGAACAGTTTTATGTTATCACTTCAGAAGGTTCATTTTATCACATCTGGAAATGTCTGGATAATAACCAGGGGGTGGCTTCTGTTGTTCAACCGACATTTGCCTTTGCTGCGTCTTCTCCTTATTATCAGACCTCAGATGGCTATCGTTGGAAATATATGGCCACTGTAAGCAATTCGCTAGCCGCCCAGTTCCAGCTATCCAATTATTTTCCGGTGATAGCAAATACTACAGTTGCGGCTGCTGCTGTTCCTGGAGCCCTTGATATATTTTTAGTGAGAAATTTTGATGGAGGCACCTTTTATAATAACTATGTTTATGGGACATTGACCTCTGATAATATTTTTATCAATGGAGACCTCACACTTTTTAACATTTCTAATAATACAGTAGTAACGACCAATGGCTATTATACTGGTTGTCTTCTCTATCTGACTGGAGGTTCAGGCCAGGGTCAGTATTCAACCATTGTCAGCTATCAATCGAATACTACTGGAAATATTATGAAAATTGCCTCTCCGTTCATTACCCCTCCCCAGAATGGAACAACCTTTCAGGTTCATCCACAATTGACTATAGTTGGTGATGGTAACCAAACGGTTAATTGTGTTGCCCGTTGTCTTGTTAATTCTTTAGCCACCAATTCAATCTATCGAATCGAAGCGCTTGAGCCTGGAAAAAACTATTTTAAGGTCCAATCAATATCAGTTTCAGCTAATGCTGTTGTGGGCGTCACCAATACCGCTTCCATTCGAGCTATTATGAGCCCTCAGGGCGGCCATGGTGCTAATGTCTATGCTGAATTGTTCTGTAATAGTATTGGGCTGGCTATCACCTTGGCGAATTCCGAGGCTAATACAATCCTAACGACAAACGATTATAAACAGATTGGTTTGTTAAATAATCCTCTTTTTGCTAATGTTAACTTTAAGATCACTCCCACCCAAGGCGCTTTTACTGTTGGGGAAACCGTTTATTCATATACTCAACGCCAAATTGCGGCTGGCGTTACAATAACAAATGCCTCGTCGAATGTCATTTGCGCAACAGCCAACTTTATCACGCAGTTTACTGCAAACCAGTCTATTTTGCTGTCACTTGCAAATGGCGCAATATCTCAGTTTGCTCAGGTTAATAATACTGTCAATACCAGTCAGATGTCAATTAAAGGAGGGGCCTTATTCACAACAAATACGGGAGTGATTTATGAGCTAAACTTGGTGGATTCGGCTATTGTTACGGTTGGCGGGACCTCTAATGTCTTTGTTTCTAATTGTACCTCCAATTTCAATACTGGTGCGCTTTTGGTGGGAAGCCAGAGTAGTGCTACAGGAATTCTATCTGCTGTCTTCCGCAACGATATTGCCCAGTATTTTAATACCTTTATTTCTCTATATAAATATAAAGCAACAGCGGTTAATGGAACTTTTACCCAAAATGAACAGCTTGTTCAGGGAAACAACCAGGCATCGTTGTTTAATGCAGTCGTAACGGGAGCAAATGCCGTTACATTCTATGTCAGTAACTTTATAGGAGGTCCTATCGTCAACGGAACAGTAAGTGGGGCAACTTCACATGCCAGCGGAAACGTCTCACAAGGGTATTTGTCAGATATTATTTTTGGTTCAGGGGATATTCTTTATCTTGAAAACACAAACGCCGTTATTAGAACAAATACCCAATCAGAAACCTTCCAGTTGGTATTGTCGTTTTAAGAGAAAAAAATAAAAAATGCCCATCTCAACCTCATTAGCTGCCCCTCCATATGGCGATGATTATAGCCGAGTTAAACAATATTATGAAGTATTGTTTAAGCCTGGTGTTTCGGTCCAAGCTCGCGAGCTAAATGTTGTTCAAGCGATGTTCCAGAACCAAATCGAACAGTTTGGTTTGAATATATTCTCGCCGGGTACAGTTGTCTCTGGCTGTAACTTCCAGTATTATAATCCTTATCCTTATATCAAGATCAATGATTTAGACGCATTTAACGATCCAGTTATTACCTCAAATCTGGTTGGTTATAATGTTCGAAATGATACAACTGGTCTTTTTGCTACTGTATTCAATTTTGCTGATGGATTTCAAACAACTGACCCTGACCTAAAAACGATTTATCTTCGTTATAATAGTGTTGGAACAACTGGAGCCAACACTTTAACTTTTACGGCCGGCGACACTCTGACAGTATACGATCCTGTCATGAATGGAATAGAACAGATCAATATCAATAATGGCGGCATCTCGTTTTCTAATAATAATCTGGTTGTTGTTGTTCCAGTTATTCTTTGTACCCTGAATAGCGGTAGCGCTCCAGGGGCCGGCTCCTATTTAAACAATGGCAATGGTATTGCTAATGCTCAAGTTATTTCAGCAACTTCATTAGGCAGCAATCAATATGCAATTACCCTTGCTCCGCGTGCTGTGGACCTGGCCAATACACAGGCCAACTCGCAGTGGTGGACATTTAATGTAGGAGATTCTCTGACAAATCCCGCGGCAAGCTTAACTATGACACTTAATAGTATTATAGGAACGGGGCTCCAAGCAAATGTTGTTACCAATGGTGTTGGAACAGTTATTAATGTTCCTATTTTTCAAAAAGGTGTTGGATATACTTACGATCCGTATATCACTATTCAATCGCCAAGCAATGTTACTGGCTATACAACCTTAAATCTTGCTGCACAGAATTTTCTGACACAAATAGTGGTCGCATCAACTGCTAATGCTGTGGGCAACGGCTATGCCTTTGGTGTCTCCCAAGGAGTGATCTTCCAAAAAGGTATATTTTTGGATGTATTTCCACAACAGGTTCTAATAGCAAAATACAATCAACTTCCGGACAACGTTGCGGTTGGTTTTATTTCTACTGAATCGATTGTCGATTATAATGATGATCAATCTTTATTGGATAATGCCCAGGGCTACTCAAACTTCCAGGCTCCTGGTGCTGATCGCCTTCAGTTAATTCCTCAGCTACAAGTTCAAACATCTCTCCAATATGTTGGTAATAATCAGTTTCTACCGATTGTCCAATGGAAAGAAGGTCAACCATATATCCAAAACCAACAGACCATCTATTCCATTATTGGTAATGAGATGGCGCAACGAACCGAGGATGCTTCCGGAGATTTCGTTATTGATCCGTTCGTTGTCACCTCACGTTCTCCTTTATTCACTAATCAAGAAGGTCAGTTTTTTAACCTGGTTATTGACCCAGGCACTGCATACATTAATGGATTCAAAGTTCAAACCGTTGCCGATTTTAATCTTAATGACCTTAAGGGTGTTGATACAACGATTGTCAATAATCATAGCATTTCGCTTAATTACGGCAATTATCTGTTTATCAATCAAGTAGCGGGCATATTTCCATTTAATACTGGAGATACGGTTAAACTTTATGATACAGCAAAGACATTCTATAACAGTCTTGGCGCAACATTAGTTCCATCGGGTAATCAGATTGGAACTGCTAATATGCGTTCTATGAAGTTATGGCAAGGTGTTCCAGGACACGGCGTAACACAGTATCAGCTATATCTGTTTAATGTGAAGATGAATGCTGGCTTTAATTTTGGTGACACCAAAGCTGTTGCTTATGGAACTAATCAAGGTATTGCTGATGTTATATTGCAGCCTACCGCAGCTAATACTAATATTGCAGCTCTACAAAGAATTGATCAAGATCAGCTTGTATTCTATTCAGGCGTACCTGACCTAAAGAACGCAAATCAGGTAAGCTATACCTATCGAACGGCAAATGCGGCTCTTGCGGTTGCTAATGGTAATGCCAGCAATGCCACTCTGACAATTGACATTTCAGCCACCTCCGAAACGTTTCCTTATGGTCCTGGAATTCTTTCATCAGCTCAAATGCAGGATTTCTATGTAGTGCCAACAGGGGGCGATCTGTTATATACTGCTGCGCTGGGGGGTACTGTTAATATTAGCTCTGGAGCCAACTCTACAGTCGGGACCGGAACAGGTTTCTTTACTAACCTGGTAGCTGGCGATTATGTTTATATTAGTGGTAATACTGTGGAAGGACATTCTCTTAAACAAGTTACCTCAATTTCCAATAATACCTATTTGACATTTGATTCGAATCCAAGCTTTACCAATGCTTCTGCTGTCCTGATACGAGCATTTCCACAGTATATGCCAATTAATTTTGGTTTTCGCGCAGGCCTGACGGCAAACGTCAATACCAACCAAAATATTCTGACTCTTTCTTTTGGAGGAGCATTTACCTTCTCCGGTTCTTGCACAGCGTTTGGACAGTTCAATGTTCAGCGATCGAATAATCCTATCCAAACCAACAAAACGGCAAACCGAAATGTATATGTCTCATTATGCACTTCTAACAATGCCGGACACGGCGGGGGGCCTTGGTGCCTCGGTGTTCCTGATGTGTTCCGATTGCGCGCAGTCTATGTCGGAAATAGCTCGGTAACCAATACCTCAACCAATTACGTATCTAACTTTTATGTTGATCCCAATCAGAATGCTGATTTTTATGGATTATCATTTCTTCATCTACAACAAGGTTCAAGCCTGGTCTTAAGTGCTAATAATTATCTTCTGGTAAAGTTTGATTACTTTAGCTCGGCTGGGGGGGGTTATTATGATACAGTTAGCTATCTGCAAACTTCCTCGGCCAACCAAATCTTCCTACAAGATTCGCTACCACTCGATCCGCCGCTAACTGGAAATACCTGGTCATTAACTTCAAATGGCTATGTCAATACATTTGAGGTTCCTGAAGTGTTTGCTGATGATGGCACCGAAATAGATTTATTGTCTTGTATTGATTTTAGGCCTTATGCCACCGCCACGTCAACTCCCTCGAATATCTCTACTGGCTTACCGCAGTTAAATCCATCCAATACTATTACTTTAAGTACGAGTGGAGAAAAGAAATTCCCACTACCTGACAGCAACTTTGTATCAAACATTGAAGGATGGGTCGGTCGTGTGGATAGTCTTTTTCTCGATCAGAATGGAAAATTTGTCATCACTCTTGGGACCGCCAACACTAATATTGCTCTCGCAAGACCTCCCGAACAACCAATAGGGGTGATGAAAGTTGCCGATATTGTTGTTCCACACTATCCTAATCTACCAATAAACCTTGGGCCAAACATGACCCAAATTCTTCAGACCAACATTGTTAATAACCAACGATTTAAGACAACACGTATTGCAAATCAAACAATTTCTAATCTTGCAGCCAACTCGGCTGTTCCATTTAATCAACCCTCAGTTTATACAATGGCTGAGATTGGCAATATGGATCGACGTCTAAAGCAGGTTGAATATTATGTTCAGTTGAATACGCTTGAATCGAATGCAACGGCCCTGCAAATACCAAGTAGCCTTAATCCAGCACAAACTCGTGTAGCGTATGGTGTGTTTACTGATGATTTTGTCACCTCTGGTTTTAGTGCGATAAACGATCCTGAATATGAAGCTATTAAATGGGTCGACGGAAATATTACTCCAACACGAATGGTGTGGGACTTACAGCTACTTGGTTCAGGTTCACTTGCTTATGTAGAAACTACCACGACCCAGATAGTCAATACAACCACCACCTCAAGTCTTGGAGCAATCATTTCTCAGGATGTTGCAACGGTTGGCGGACCTACCGATGTGTTAGGCTTAGGTCCAATATGTGCAATCAATCTTGCTAATACTGTTGCCTATACTCAATTATTCCGAAATGCATCTGATATTCCGTTTGGCTCAAACACGGATGTTGTTACGGTAAATATGGCAAATTCTGCTTCTGTTCTAACTTCATTGACGTCAACCCCCCAAACAATCGATCAATGGCTAATCAATAATCGTTATACAACATGGGATTCATTGGCACTTGCTAGCTTTGGAACAATATTAACCTCAAATGGCTCAAACCGCCTGGACATCTTTTCCAGATTTACCGATTTCGGATTAGTTTCAAATACTCAAACATCGGCCAATTCAACTATTCAACAAGTAGAATCAGACGTTTTTGCGCGTCAGCCAAACGACCCAATCACAGCTACGGCTACTCTAACAACCTATAATGCAAATACTCAAGTTTTTACTGCGAAGGTTCCTGGAACAGATCATTTTGGCACTATAACAGGAGTTTCTCCAGTAATAGGTAATCTTCTTGTTAAGTTATTTCTAGGACAAATAACCCTGCAACAATATGTCGAAGGACTACCAGTAACCACTCCAACAGCGCCGGCCGGGGGCACTACAGTTGGTGGCGTGTATTTTCCGCCGGTTGCTTTTTACTTCTATGATTACGATCAAGGGGTACGTTACGATATCTATCAAGGCACTACATTAATTGCCTCTTCCGATCCAACGGCCGGTGTACCTACTGCACAGAACTTAACAGCGGGAGAGATTACCTTGCTTGAAGGATCGGCCGCACAGAATTGGTTTAATGATAATCCTGCGCTTTATATGAAGAACTTTAATAACCTAGCAGGAGGGCTTGTAAATTACGCAGGTAAGATACTTTTTAATTATAATCCTAACAATGGTTCGGTGTTTACGATTAAATCTCGTTCGTCGCCTTCTTCTTTCCAGTGGCGCTGGGTAATGGCTTATCCGATAAATGGAGCTTCAATAGGTTGTATTCCAGCAACAATTCCAATAACGCAAACTGCTACATTAACACCTATTCAAGCAACCTACAATTGGACGGCCTGGTGTGGTAATGGTGTTACGGGTTCTGGCTCAACTTCCATGATAATTGGCTTTACTTCAATATGGAACACATCGAACGTACTTCCAACAACTTCTATTATTCCATTCGATAGCACGGCCGATTGGCTACATTAAGGATAAATATTTCATGCCCTTTCCCTCAGAATTGACAACTCAAGTCTCGGCCATCCAAAAGACAAAATATTTTCCGATTGAGATATTTGTTGCAAATATGTTACCAAACACTGCATATGATGCTTATGTTGGAGGACAACTGGTTAATGCGTTTATTAAACCATGGGGAGGAACTTTAGGAGGCCCTATAAAATCAGATCAAACCGGGAAGGTGAGACTTCAATATATGATGTCAGTTCCTTATAATAAGCAATTTCATGTTAATCCACTAGCTAATAATCTCATTGAGACCTCGGTCACTCTTACCTTGGTTGATCCATTTAATAGAAGTTCATCAGCCAATATTCCAATTATGTTTAAGGCGTCATGACAACAAACATTGCAAATTCCACTCCATTACCATATTTTAATCTTGCTCAAACATTTTTTGTTGATACATCAATCGCGCCACAAAATAGCACCATTGCATTAACAAGCGTGAATGTTTATTTTAAATATAAACCCCAATCAAACAATACATTGTCAGGATTAGCCCTTCCAGGTATTACACTTTATTTGGTTCCAACAATTTTCAACGTTCCTCAAATAACCCTTGAATCTCTGCAAAATTCTGCAAGATGTGAATGGTCGGCAATTGCAACAAGTTCTGCAGCGGACGTTGCTACCAATTTTCGTTTTAATCAGCCTGTTTTTGTTACCCCAGGCAAATCCTATGCTATCGTTCTTTCGTTTGACGGAAACGAAACGTTTGAACCTTGGACAGCAATTATCGGACAAAGAATCGTCGGTAAAACAACACAATTTACAGGACCAAATATTGTTGGGAATTATTACGAGTTTGTTTCTTCCCAACAAGATACAACCAACACTCCTACAAACGCAGTAACAGAAGCACAATATCTCTCGTTTTGGAACTCCGTACTTAATACCCAGATGACCTTTGATATTTTTGCCGCAAGATATTCAGTTAATTCGGTTCCTGTTACGGTTGCTGGTCTTCCTTGCACAATTCCAATTTTTACCGGAACAGTTATAGAATCTTGGGACGCTGGCACTAATACAGTACTTCTAACCTATCCATCAAAACCATATGAAGCGATATCGTTTGATCTATCCCAGTCTACTGTTCAATCATTTATTGGGGCTCAACGAGCTTTTCAGAACACAATCACTTATCCTGGAGGAAATTCGGCAGTAGTCAATGCAACGGCCTATGGCGGAACCTTTGTTCCAATATCAGTAACAACGGGCAATACTATTATCACCGCAAATAACAACCTTCCTAATGGCGTGGCTTTTGATTGGAATGCAATCTATCCCAGCTTAACCGGCACTCCATTTGTTACGATTACCTCGGCAGGTCAATATAATGTTCGAATGGTTGTTGGTATTCCGAATACTACAGTTATTCAGGTCGACGAACCAGTTTCCTTCACTAATGCAGCTGCAAGGTTTATGGTAACCCCAGCCGGAACTGTTGATTCTATTCTCCAACATAGCCCCTACGGCGTTCTACAGAATGTTCTATTCCTTGGCGGAAGTTCTGCTAATTCAAAAGTGCGTTTCGTTAACAACACGATCCAGACTATTACAGCAAGTGGAGGAACTGGTTACAACAACAGCGATGTCCTATATATTCAGGGCTTCCAGAATGTTGCGGGCAAGGCAGTAGGCGGCTATCCGGCTATTGCGAACATTGTCACCAACGGCTCTGGTACAATCACAAATATCTATCCATCTAATCTTGGTTGCGGTTTTGTCAATTCGCAAAATATGTTTGCGGCTGTATCAAACTCGACGCCAGGAAATCAACTTACTAATACCTCGGCAGGCAGCGGCGCTTCGTTTACTTACACAGTTGGCGCAACCGTGATTACCGAGCAGACAAACAATATCTTCCAGAACTGTATCGTTTCTAACTTTAATATTGATGATATTACAGCTTTCTTTAAGCTTGATAGTCCGGCTGGAATAACCTATGCAATTACTGCAACAACACAATATTACATGAATGTTGATTCAGCGGTATATGGGGGTCTGTCTTGGTATGTCCAAAATGCTCCAACATCCTTTCCTATCACACTGAATAAAATTTCGTCGTTAGTTTCAAACAATCCTGTGGCATTTGTTTCGTGGAGCAACGAATTTGTTACTTGTTTTGCTAATGGAGCATTGAATACATTTATAAATGCATCATCTCAAATTAGTAATGGCATTATTATTCAGGTGGCCACCCACCTCAATATTCCTAATGATTTTATTGCGATCAATATTCCGGCGCCTCCAACAATAGAGTTTGGTCATTTTGTTGTTAATAATAGTTGGTATAATGAGTATACCAATTCGGGTAATGCCTGGGCAAAACATATAACATCGCTTATTAACTTCAATAACTCTGCGGAAGACCTTCGAGTCTATCTGACAGTCTATAAACCCATTAATACAGATTTTAGGGTTTATGCAAAAATTCAGAATGCAAACGATCCTGGATTTTTCTCAAAAGAAGACTGGACCGAGCTACAATTGATCGCCGGTCAAGGCCTGGTTTCTTCTTCGGTTGATCGAAGCAATTATGTCGAGCTTGGATATGGTTTTTATCCTTATCCTCAGATGAATACTCAGTCAGGGGCATTCCAAACTACAACACTTGCTGGAACAATCTCAACAACCAATAACTCATCAAATGTCGTTGGAGTCAATACTTCGTTTATTTCAACAGCAAATATTGCGAATGGCGCAATGGTTAGAATTTATGCTCCATTATTTCCAGCTGCTGATTATATTGTAGCCACCGTTAATAATGCCGTATCCGACACACAACTGAATTTGGATACAGTTTTTACCTCCAACGTTAATATTGGCGGTAATCCGGCGCTGATTGCTAATGGCTTAGCCATTGATGTAATCGGCTATCCGCACCAGACATTCAACAACATCAATAATGATAATGTGTCGCGGTATTGGTCGCAATCCACGGTTAAATACGATGGATTTAGTCTAATGCAGCTGAAGGTGGTTATGTTGTCGAATGCCTACTCTTATATCCCTGAGATACACGATATACGGTTGTTGGGAGTATCGGCCTAATGATCGATCTGGTAAAAACCAATGTTGCTGGTTTCTCAAAAAACAAGAAATCAAACGTGCTGATTAATACTGATCTGAGCCGAATGACTTCGATTAGGGAAGAACGCCAAAAAGCAAAAGTACTAAAGATGATGCAAGATCGAATAAATATGCTGGAATATCGTCTAGCTCTTCTTGAAAGCAAAGTTACATGAGCCGGGTTCTTAACTTCCTAAACATTAGCACCGACCACTTTAGCAATTTGTATGCGCTAGCAAACAACCTTGTTTCGGTGTTAGCTAACGAGACAGTTACGGCCAATTCTATCGCGGGCGGAGCTATGACCGTCGGAAACGGATTCGTTTCGGGTATTTTCGGGGCTAATACCATTACTACAACGACGCTTCGCGGCGGTAATGTTGGGACTACTACAGCGGTTGCACTTGGCGCAAATCTGACTGGGACTGGTTTCAGGCTGCAAGTTGGAAACGTTGCGGTAAATGACACAGTTCTTGCAGTTGGCGCCAATATTATTGCCAATACTATATCCTACTGGGCTGGTAATACTATAGCAAATCTTACTATAACTGCAACATCTATCGTGGTCGCCAACGCTTCTGGACAGACTTCAATAACTCCTACCACCTTCTTTTCTGGCAACTCAACTGTTAATGCTTTTAGCAATTCAACGGTTGATGTTATTGCTAATGCCACATCGCAGGCAGTCTTCACGCAAGGCTCACTGTTAATCGGCAACTCGTTGGCCAATTCGCTGGTCAATTCGACGGCTGTTGTCTCTCCTTCTGGAATTTTTGGTGGGGCTTCAGCTTCGGTGGCGAATGCCTCAGGGTTCTTTTTTAATAATGTTCAGGTAACAGGAGGTGGCGGAGGCGGCACCCCTGGTGGAGCAAACGCCACCATTCAGTACTCGAACAATGCTGCTTTTGCTGGAAGCTCCAACCTGACCTATAACTGGACAACCACAGTTCTGGCCATTGGAGCTGGGACAGGTGTAACTATTAACTCTTCAGCCTTTTCTGGGACAGCCAACAATGCACTTAATCTGGGGGGCACCGTAGCCTCCGGTTATCAGACGGCTGCTGGACTTTCAGCCAACGTTATATTATTAACAGCCAATAATGCAAACTTCCTTGGGGGTGTAGCAGCCGCAGGTTATCAAACAGGTGCTGGACTGGCTGCAAATGTCCTGACTCTGACTGCTAATAATGCCACCAACTTTGGAGGTCTCCCGCCTTCCAGCTATCTATCAACTGCTGGACTGGCGGCAAATGTTCTAACCATGACCTCGAACAATACATTGTTTCATGTTTCAGGTCAGACAAATATCAATTCTACCTCGTGGGGTATTGGTAATACGATAGCTAATACCACAGTCAATTCAACAATTATTGCAGTTAGTTCTCCGGGTGTCAATACCCAAGTTAATACCACGGCGATGTCGTTTGGAATTTCGGCTATTTCTCCTGTAACAATTTCATCGACTGGAGCAGTTCCTCAAGTGATCGATGCCTTTCCGTTAGCTACCTATCGGGCGGCTGAATATCTGATATCAATCAAAGATAATAATGCGAATAATTATCAGCTGTCTAAAATACTTCTGTTACATACAGGAGGCGATGCAATTCTGACTTCTTATGGAACTCTTATAAGTAATACTGATCTGGGAGGTTTTACGGCTTCTGCGAATGCGACCGCTGCGGCGCTTACTTTCAATCCAACTTCAGCAAGCACCGTTCTGAAAATAAACAGAATTCTTATAGCGGTTTAATCACTTTATTAGAATACTACGACAATTACTTGACCGTTAGCCCCCGCACCAGAGCCTGCAAACGTCCCATTCGCAGCAGCGCCGCCGCCGCCTCCTGGAAAAACGCCGCCAGTTGCGGCTACTGTAGAATTGCCACCAGCACCACCATTACCCCCACCAAAAGTATTACCAGATAAAGATGAGGCACCCCCCAGCGCAATTGCAAGGTTCCTAACGCTATTGCCGCCACCACCACCTCCCATAAATGAGGCGCCGCCTAGCAAGCCAGTGCCGCCGCCAGCTCCAGCTCCACCGCCTCCACCATAGACTGACGGCCCTCCCGGGGTGCTGGCAGTGGAAAGACCACCAGAACTAAATGGATCGGTCATCGCGAAGCCCGTTCCTGGAGTGCCGGGACTTCCTGCGCTAGTCCAGCCGCCTCCGCCTCCGCCGGCTGTTTGGCTGGTGTTGCCGTTACCACCGCCTCCTCCTCCAAACGCTTTCCAAATTGTAGAAACGCCTCCTTGATTGAAAGATGAATCGCCTCCAACTAGACCAGTATTAGAAAGTGATGCGGCTGCTGCAGTACGGGATACTCCCCCGATGCCGACAGTTACAGTTTCAGTTGAATTAAACGCTGAAAGTGGTGCATAACCAAATACATATGCACCACCACCACCACCGCCGGCCGCACCGAGTGCGGCATTAGCACACCCCCCTGAACCGCCTGCTCCCCAAACGTAAATAGCAACAGTAGTTCCTGAAGCAGGTTTTGTCCAAGTACCGTTTGCTGAAAAGGTTTGAACGTTGCTTCCGCCACTAGTAAGAGCAACACCTTTGATTGCGAATGCTGTAGAATTTATCGAAGTATTCGATGAAGCGTCAGCAACTGACATAACTAGCGAATTTGCAACAGTATTGACTGTGGCATTACCAATCCAAACTGGCGCTCCAGTAACAGCAATTGTTGTGGAATTAGCGACAAAGGTGGTGTTTACCGTGAGCGCAGTATTAACTGCTAGTCCTTGTCGTACTCTGAAATCTTGTGTAGCCATTGTTGAGTTCCCTTTCCCCCAAGTTTAGTTATTTAGTATTTTTATTATTTATACTGTATAGGCAAGCCTGGAGCCTTTTACTATAGTTCCAGTTGAAACCGGCGTAAAGTTTAGTGCAGCTGCAGTGGAATTAGCTGTTGCGGTGAATGTTCCCATCGCTGTGTTGCTAATCAGGGGGGCATATTCTGTTAGAATTGCATTCGTTCCATCCTGAAGCATTTCGATCCGGGAAGTCTGATAGTTGTTGGCGGCAGTATCCTTGATCGAGAGAACATATTCGGCTGAGCGGAATGTGGCGATTAGAAACGAATCGATAACCTGGGCACCAGTTCCAGAGGTGGTGAAGTTAACTGTTGAGAATAATGAAACGCCGTTAAATGCTAATGATATTGAGTTTATCGTAGTATTGACGGTGGTATTGCCGATTTGCCACGAAGTTGAATTGATTAGTGTCTGACCTGAAGCAACAAAATTTGTGTTGTTCGCGGTCATAGTCAAGACATTAGCCGCCAGGGTGCTGTTTAGCTGATATGAGGCTGCTGCTGTTCCTCCAAGGAAGTTCGCATTATTTGCGGTCAGAACTAAAACGTTGGCTGCTAGTCCGGCTGTTGTTTGATAACCGGCTGCAGCCGTTCCGCCAAGATTGAGCGCATTATTAGCAGTTCCAGAAAAGGCGGTTGAGTTTACGGTGACACTGAAGGTCGCATTGCCCACAAACACTATTGTCGCATTCGCCGACACGTTTGCAATTGTATTGCCGAGTGTGACAGTATTAGGAGTAATAATGGTTTGAGCGGTCGAGTTGGAAACTAACATAATTGTTGAGTTTACAAACACATTAGCTACGGTATTACCAATACCCCACGTTGTAGAGTTAATAGTTGTCTGGCCTGAAACATGGAAGGTTGTATTGTTTGATGTTAGAACTAAAACGTTAGCAGCTAGTCCAGCCGTGGTCTGATAGCCTGCTGCTGCTGTTCCTCCAAGGAAGTTCGCATTATTGGCAGTGAGGACTAGAACATTCGCAGCCAGTCCAGCCGTAGTCTGATAACCAGCAGCCGCAGTGCCTCCAAGATTGGTTGCGTTGTTGGCCGTTCCAGAGAAGGTAGTTGAATTTGCTAGAACGTTGACTGTTGCGTTACCAATCAATATCTGACTTGAATTAACCGAAATATTAGAAATGGTGTTTCCGAGAGAAATAACTCCCGGAATAATTGTTGTGTTTGAGCCGGTAGTAGAATTGACTAGATATATTTGGATTGAATTCACGAAGGCGTTGGCCGTAGAATTGCCCAGTGACATAGAGATAGGCGTTGAAACTGTCTGACCTAATGAATTTGCTAAAATCTCTATAATAGAATTACCAAAATTATTAGCAGTTGAGTTGCCTATCGAAAATCCGCCTGGGTCTTTATGAAACTTTGAAGTAGCGTTTGTAACTTCTATGGCAGTTGAATTTATGAATAGATTGGCTATAGTATTACCAATTGTTATGGATTGAGAATTGACGATTGTTTGACCCTGGTTAATAACAACCGCGTTCGCCGCAGACATAGTTAAGACGTTTGCAGCCAGTGTGCTGTTTAGCTGATATGAGGCTGCAGCAACAGTTCCGAGGAAGTTGGCGTTATTAGCCGTGAGGACGAGAACATTTGCGGCTAGTCCAGCCGTAGTCTGATAACCAGCGGCTGCGGTGCCTCCTAGATTGGTTGCGTTGTTAGCTGTTCCAGAGAAGACGGTTGAGTTTGCAGCAACGTTGATAGTCGCATTACCAATGAAGATCGATGTTGAATTGATTGTGACATTGGCAATCGTGTTTCCTATCTGCCATGATGTAGAGTTAATAAGGGTCTGACCTGAAGCAACAAAATTTGTGTTGTTTGAGGTCATAGTCAGGACGTTTGCAGCCAGAGTGCTGTTTAGCTGATAGGAAGCAGCCGCTACAGTTCCGAGGAAGTTGGCATTATTTGCGGTCAGAACTAAGACATTAGCCGCCAGTCCAGCCGTAGTCTGATAACCAGCAGCCGCAGTTCCACCAAGATTGAGCGCATTGTTGGCAGTTCCAGAAAAAACAGTTGAGTTTGCCGCAACGTTGACCGAGGCGTTGCCGATAAATACCGCGGTTGAGTTTATATAGACATTAGTTGTGGTATTACCAACAGAAATGTTTGCTTGGTTAATATCAACATTCGCTCCAACCGATATATTTGTTGAATTGACCGAGACATTGACCGTCGAATTGCCAACCGAGACCGCATTGGCAACAGGGAGATTTCCCTTCCCGCTTATATTAGGATATCTTTGTTTAGGACGAGAACCTGGAGTCTGAAACATTATCTTTAGAAGTCCGCATAGGTAACAAGGCTATAAACGTTTAGGGCGTTGGTTAGCTGAACAACTGCGGCCATTTGTAGGGTGTTAGCTCCAGGCAAGAATATATATTGTTGTCCATCGTTATCGACCGGCAATAGCCCATTCAAGCCGCCTGGAGCATTTTGGTTAAAAACTGACACGCTATTCACGGTGCCGTTTCCTGCTCCGGCAGGAACTGAAATTGTTGTAAGAGGAAACGAGGTGGCTCCGTTATTAGCAGCAATGGTGATACTTCTTGCAGCCGTATCAGTGCTATTCAGTAATATTCCAACCACTTTTGAGCCGGATGCGCCGGCCGTAATCATTGTCAGATAATTGGTGGTATTGGTATTGGCAAGTATGGCCAGACCCAACTGAGGAGTTTTGACACGAGTTACTATCGGATTTTGGGTGAAAACCATCTAGATTCTTTCCTTTTGTTATTTATTCCTTGGCTATTTATCTCGATATAAATATTAGAACAATGACGACCACCAATATCATAATCGCTCAGGGCGCAACCTTCCAACGAGATATCACGCTGACCGATCAAAACGGCCAACCTCTGGATGTTTCAGGATTTCAGGCCAATGCTGCAATAAAACGTGACCATTATACAAATACAGTAATGACGGTTTTTGAGACTAATCTTAGTCCCGGTAATCTCTCGCTACGCCTGGAAGACTTTACGACAACGATTATGGTGCCGGGCGAATATGTCTATGATGTAGTCTTAACCGATGGAACCACAACCTACCGAATAGCGGAAGGACTGGCCACGGTCGACGCCGGAACAACAGGGATAGATTAATATGATACTAGAATATTTAAGCGTGGGGCCTCGTCCAACCTTCACAGTTGAAGCCACCGTAACAAGAGCTTGTCCCCAATGTGGCCACTCAGGATGGATAAATAATAAATATCACGAAGATCATTGTCCGAAATGTGGTGCCGAAAGGCCTCCAACAGAACCCCGGGGTATGATTTATAGCACCAATCCATGGTGGTTGTTAAAGAGAAAGCTCAAAAGGCTAATAGGAAGGGATTAAAAAATGGTACAATTAGAATTTCAAGTTCATCGAGCCAATGAGACCACAGTTTCTCATTTGGTTGAAGTGAACGGCGAACAAGTTTCAGCAATTGTTCCAGCTTTTGAGGTAGAATTAGTCTCCACAAATGGTGGCGGCTCATATACTCATCGCTGGGTTGGTGCTGGTGTTGCCGAAGCAAAGGCAGCATTTGTTCCAGGAGATACCGTTTCTCTGGAAGTCTAACAAGTTCTTATGTTTGATAATGATATTGCTGAAAAATTAAATGATTTTGCCTATGCCTGTATGAACGACCGCAAGTTCCTTGCGGCTGAATGTTGTTTTAAGCAGGCACTCGTGCTCTGTCCTGGGCACGATCGCATCCTTGGTAATCTTGGAGCAGTTTACTGGAATGTCAAGGACATTGACCAGTCGTTAGAATATTCGCTCGCCGCAGTTGCCGCCAATAACAATAATATGGCGGCTCATTGTAACCTTGGTTTGCTGTATAATTCGATGAACAAGTTCGATGAAGCAGAGCAGGAATACCGTCTTGCCCAAAAACTTAATCCCGACAAAGCCGACTATGCCTGGAATCTTATGATGAATCATCTTGATCGAGGTGATTGGAAAAGAGGTTTAGAGGAGTTTGATGTCCGCTTTCGTTACGCCTCACACGACTATGAAGGTTTTAACTTCCCTAGATGGCATGGCGAAGACCTTACTGATAAAACACTATTAATTCGAGCAGAACAAGGGGTAGGCGACTGTATAATGGTCTCTCGTTTCTTACCTCTGATTAAGGAGAAATGGCCATCCTCTAAGATTCTTTTTCTAACCCAACACTGGAACCTTCCGTTATTTTGGGAATATAAACGTCGTGGTGTTATTGATGAGTTTGTCCCGTTCGGAGTGTTGTATCCTGAGGCCGACTATGGCATTTATATGATGTCATTGTTAGGGATATTTAACACAACTCCCGACAATATTCCTCCTGATCCTGGTTTCCTGAAGGATTATGCCAAGCACGTAAGAAGCTTTAAGTTAAAGACAACCCGTTCGACTCCTAAGGTTGGGATTTGTTGGGCCGGCAATCCTGATTTTCTTATGAACCATTGGCGATCGTTTCCGCTCGAAACTATGGCTCCCATCTTGACCGATCCTGATATTACATTCTTTTCGCTACAAATGGACGAGGCCCAGAAGGATATTGAACGGCTGGGAATGACGCCAATCCTTTTTGATCTGGCTCCGAGGATAAAAAAAGAGGGTTGGAACGCTACAATCTCGGCAGTTCAACAACTTGACCTTGTTATCACAGTAGATACTGCTCCGCTTCATCTGGCTGGAGCCCTAGACATTCCAGTATGGGGCTTGTTAAATCATGCCAACTACTGGCCCTATGGCCGTGATGGGAAATTAACAACTCCGTGGTATCCCTCGCTGAAATTGGTTCGTCAGGATTATCCTGGTCAATGGGAAACTGCTATAAATAGAGTTGTAAGTGATTTGAAGGAGTTTAAGACGAAGTTTAAACCAGAGGTCTATGTTCCTCATGGATCGTCTAAAAGCCACTCCCATTTGAATTTGGGTTCCAAAGATTTTGTCTATAGTCCTTGACGATAAAAGAACTATTATTATAAATAGTCTGAGACATTTTTAATATCTAGGAGAAATCTTAATGGCTGCTGCAAACGTTGTAACCTGGGCGGGACGCTCAATCCTTCTTAATAAACTTCACGGAGTCGGAACCGAACCTGTGAATATTGGCTGGGGTATTGCAAACGGCCTCAATGCGACCTATATCACTACTTCAGCTTTCTCCGATGTTAATCTATTCCAACCAGCAAACCCTAACCCGGAAGCCCGTGTTGCTGGAGCTGTCACTCAGCTTACCGCCAACCAGCTTGCCGACGTCTATCAGGTTGTTGGAACAATGACCTGTTCAACCGCAGCAAAAACTATTGCTGAGGTTGGTCTATTCGATACTGGAACATCTCTTTCAGGAACAGCTCAGATTACAACTTCCTCGATGGCTATTGGTGCTACGACTGTCACAATTGGAGCTGGCATAACCGGCTTTGCAGTTCTCCCAACATCTCTTAACTATCTGGCTCAAATCGAAAACGAAGTTGTGTTTGTTACGGGCGGACAAGGCACTTCTACCCTGACCGTTACCCGAGCCCAGCTTGGCTCGACAGCCGTGGCTCACCCAATTGGTGCCTTTGTTACAGCCGGCGGAGACGGGGGAGCCCACACTGCTAACGCATCTATCGCTCCAGTTGTAACAGTAAACTCAGCTGGCGCTAACGGCGGATCGATGTTCGTTCACGGCGACTTCGCAAACATTGCCCTAAACGCTTCGGACTCGATTGCGTTTACTCTAAAAGTTCAGCTTGCGTAAGGCGCGCCTAACAAGCTACTAATACTTCCGCGGAAGTATATAAATACTCCCAGATAACCTCTGGGAGTTTTTTTATTATGAATGAATATAACTATGATCCTACTGTTTTTGATGTTGCAACCCGTGAAGAAGCCAAATCAATAATCCTCACTCCCGAAGCTGATAATTCCACCGACAAACGATGGGAACTCGAAACTCCGGCTCTTATCAATCTCCTGAAACCTTATGGTCCGTTCAAGAAAATCCTTGACTATGGCTGTGGAATTGGCCGCCTCTCCAAAGAACTTGTAACCCGCGATAATCTGATTGTGGGAGCCGATATCTCCATGAATATGAGAACACTTTCTATTCCCTATATGGCTTCGCCTAACTGGATTCCGGTTCATCCAAATTATCTCCAGGACCTCAACATTAAGTTTGATTTGGTCCTGGCGGTATGGGTGCTTCAGCATGTGATGCATCCAGCACAGACCATAAAGCAGATAGCCTCGCTGATAAGACCTGGAGGCTATATGCTTGTCGTTAATAATTATAACCGAGTTGTTCCTTGTCAACATGACGGTAAACTAGTTTGGGCTACCGATGGGATTGATATTCGAGCCCTCCTCGATGGTTGTTCGGAACTAACCGCAGCCACTCATAAGGTCTATACGGAATTCAAGCTTCCTGAGACGTTTGGAAAGCTTTCCGAGTTCACCTGGATTAGACTTTACCAAAAAATCTAAATAACCCATAGCAATGTGGAAGTTATTCAATAGATTTTTCTTCAAACCAGAACCGCCGATGAATGCTGTTGCCGGAGTTGTTAATTCCTGCGGAGGTTTTCGTGTTGTCTGTGGTCCCCTTACTCAGATGTGGTGCCATGTTGAACCGGGAGAAAAATTGTATTTGGTGCCAGAGCTGTGGGTTCCTGACAGCAGGCCGATACAACACATTGCCGAGCTGATTGAAATTGTCAATGCCTACATCAATGAAGACCATCCTCCTGATATTATGAGGTTCTGATGGCAACAACTACAGTCTTCCTTACTGCCGCATTAGGAAACTCAGCGCCATGGGCAAAACCAGGGGATTGGACCGACGCAGGTCATATCGTTCATCTGATTGGTTGTGGAGGGGGTGGCGGTGTCGGAGCCTCTGGCGTCAGCGCGACGCCTGGTGGTTCTGGTGGGGCTGGAGGAGGTTTTGTTCGTCTTGCCTATTCATCCGGAGCGCTTGCATCTTCGACTACTTTTCAAATCTCCAATAACAACACTTCCACAACTGACTCCAACACTGCTGGAACTTTCTGGCAGGGTAATACTGCTGGAAGCACCCAAGCCTATTGGGCGATGGCGGGTCGAGCCGGTGTCACAACAACCGGCGGCATTGCGAACGGAACCGGCTATGCCAATGGAGCATCAGTTGCATCGGCCGCGGCCGTTTATACAGCAATAGGTGCTGCGGGAGGAAACGGCGCAGCCTCAACCGTAACGATTACTTTCGGGGGCGGCGGAGGCGGGGGTGGCGCAGCCGGAGCCAATGCGACCAGCACTGGCGCAGCCGCTGGTATGATCGGAGGAGCCGGCAGCACATCCGCATCCGGAGGCGGAGGAGGAGGCGGCGGAGGCGGAGGAACATCTTCGACAGTCGGAACGGCAGTTGGTGCCTCGGCAACGGGAGGAAAGGGAGGATCGGGTCCGGGCGGTGTTGCTGGAGGCCTCGGGGGAGCGACTGGTATTGGTATTGCCGCTGCAGCGAATTCAGGAGCCGGTGGCGGAGGTGGTGGCTTCACTGCTAGCGCGGCTAATAGTTCGGGAGGAGCTGGGGCAACTGGTAATACCTACTACGCGAACGCAACTAACGGTTCTGGCGGAGGAGGCGGTGGCTCTGGAGGGAACGCGACTAATACTGCCAACACTGCAACAGGAGGTGCTGGAGCCAACTTTGGGGGAGGCGGCGGCGGATCGGGTGCAGTTCGTTCCGCTTCTACCGTCAAGACTGCTGGTGTCGGCGGCGGTGGTTTGATCGTCATTATCTATACAGTAGGCGCGGCAAATACTCCCCTGACACTTACTTTCAAGGGGGGTTCACAATTCCTCGATATAAAAAACATCACGCCAGCTCCAGACATATATATCATAAATCCTCAGCTGCAGCCGCTAAAAAACGTCTCTTCAAGCAGACTTTTTAATAGTCTTGCGTCCTTTAGTTCAATCATAGGAAAATTATATAACAAATTAGCAACGTTTAGTCCAACGGCTATTAGCAGCTTAACCCATCCCATCATAAACTCAACTAAACTATTTTTTCCGGCCATCCGTTCGTTGATTCAGAAGCAAGTTCAGCCAGCTGCTGATTTATATAATATTAGTATGGGCTTACTGCTCCAAAAAACAATAACTCCGCTTCCTGATATCTATAGTCTGTTGATAACAAATCAAATAAGTCGATTACAAATTCTTTCAAAGACTTTAACTTATAACGTTGGCGCAATTTATCTTACTATCCAGGGCAAACTCAGTCTCAAAAATCTGTTGGCCTATATCTCAACATTCCCTCTTGGTCTTGGCAACATTATAGGCTTTGGCGGAGCTATTGGTGAAGCGGCAATAGCCGATATGCAGGAGCTATTTCAGGGAGGCGCAGCTCTGGTAACTGCTATTAAAAGTTCCAGCCAACAATTCTCCCAGATTAATATTTTCGCCGCTAATGTTAGAGCAACACTTCAAAAGACTATTTCAAACGTAAAATCTATGAAGGTTAGTTTAATAATACCGCTACAAAAGGCAATAAACAAGAGCGTCCTTTTTCTTGCCGGAATTGTAGGCCTGATCCAAAAAGTTACTACCCCTATAGCCCGCCAGTATCAAATCGTAACATCGGCATTAACTAAAAAAACTGCAGCTAAAGCTGTTGTCTTTTTTGCCGCCGCCTCAAACCAAATCCAGAAAGCCGCTACGATCCTAAGAACATTCAGCTCGGCTACAACAACTCTTCTACAAAAAGCGCTTAGCAGAACAACAATATTCAGCTCAGCGACGACAACGCTTCTACAAAAAGCGATGAGCAGAACAACAATATTCCGTCTGGCTGCTTCAGCTCTTCTACAAAAATCTCTTGTAGCGCTCCGAACATTTGTTGCAACGCCTACAAGTCTTGTTCAGAAGGCCCTCGGCAAAATAATATTATTCTTGGCAAGCGTCAGGTTATTGCTTACCACTCAGTTTATCAGTGGAACCAATCAATTTCCTTACTCTGCAGTAATGGCCATTACCGCCAATGTGCGCCTACTCAAAGCTCTGGGCAAGATTACGAACTTCCCGGCAACATCCAGCGCAACCATGGTTAAAGCCCTGGGTAAAACGACAAGTTTCACAGCCAGCACCATTTCGGCTATAATCAAAATCGTGACCAGGATTGCTACTAACTTCGCAACTTCAGCGAAGCTTGCTCTGGTTAAAACTCCCGGTAAAATCTCAAGCTTTGTAGCTTCTACCACCTGGACACTTCTAAGAGCTGTTTCTTCCACAAGATTCTTTAATACCCTTGCAAGCTTCCAAGCACAAAAATCATCAGCTCGGCTAGTTAATTTTGCGGCAACTGTAACTTCACAAATCAAGAAGGCTGGAGCCCGGGTGGTCCAATTCTCTATAGCGGGCATTGTGGCCATTGTCAAGAACCTTTCATCGTCCGCTAAAATCTTCAACATTCTTGCATCTGGTTCAACTGCTCAACAACGAGTTGGCACATCACGCATTCTTGTCCATCTAGCCGCCGCGTCGTTTTACAGCCAACGGCTGCCAAACCAAGCCTATCGGTTTGCTATAGCTACAACTTTCCGGGTTCAAAGAACCCTAAGCAAAACCAGCCAATTTTCAGCCTCAGCAATTATGATTGTTTTAAAGGGCGTTGTGACAGGAGCAAAGTTCTTCAGGATACTGACAACTACAACTCTTCAATTGCTGAGGGCACAATCACAGCTGGCTATTTTTAAGGCTGTAGCATCGTTTCAGATCAGCTTTCAGAAAATCTATGGTCGAGCTTACAGCTTTGTCGCAATCTCCGTCTTAAAATCTCAAAAAGCATTGGCTAAGACCATACAATCATCGGCTGCTAGCGTTCTTGCTCTAACAAAGAATATCTTGCCCGCCGCAATTTTCTTTAATATGTTGTCGGCTCTACAAGCAGCCGCCTCGCTACAAAGAGCAACACAGCTTATTATTTTTAGTGTAACTGCCAGCTTCCAGCTAATCACAAAGCAACCTTATGTTATAGTTTATAACTTTGTTGTAAGCACAATCTCAAACGTCCAAAAGGCTCTAACTAAGCTGCCGATTTCAGTCTCATTCAACAGCACAATGAACCTCCTAAAGAATATTCCGGCTCCTGAAAAAATCTTCAACGTTCTGGCAACCGCTCCCCTACTATTAAAGATACAAGCGAAAACTGTTGTTTATATAATAAACGTGTTTTTCCAGGCACAAAAATTGAAGGCACAGCTTACCGTTTATAAAGCTGTCGTATTATTTCAGCCGCAAAAATTGTTGGCTCGTATTTCCAGCTTCGTTATAGCCGCCACAATAACCACGCAAAAAGCGACGGGCAAAGTCATTCAATCTTCGATTGCTGGTGTTTTAACTATCATAAAGGCAGTCTTCCCTGGAGCAAAACTCTTCAACCTTCGGGCAGCCGCAATCCAGACAAAAACAAAATTACAATCTATCCTTCAACTTGTTGTCGCATCGTTTGTTCAACCGCCAAGATTTTTAAGTAAAATGTCGAGTTTCATTGTCGCAGTAGCAGCAAAAACTCAGGCTATGAAGGGTCACGTGCTGACATTCTTCGTTGTCTTTGGTAAAAACGCGACAACAACCTTTTCTGGGCTAATAGCACATTACTCGTTTGATGATGGCTCAGCAAACGATACATCCGGCAACGCTCTTAATGGAACAGAAAATGGGGGAGTTACAACAGCTCCTGGAAGAAGAGTCAACGCCCTACAGTTCAATGGATCGACAGGTTATGTTTCTATACCGGCTGCAGCCTTTAACTATAGCGCCAGCTATCAAGGATCATTTACTTGTTGGTTCAAAACAACCGCTTCGGGAATTATTTTGGGACAAGCTCAACCAGCCACTCCTGGAGGAGCCCTTCCTGCAGGACACGTTCCGGCACTCTATATCGACAATTCTGGATTCCTACGCGCCAGCTTCTTCTGGCACAATTCTACCACCTCCCAGATTGTTTCGGCCGCTGCACTCAATGATGGACAATGGCATCAGGCAGTAGATACTTATGATGGAACTACCGAAACTCTTTATATCGATAAAAACATCGTCGGTAGCCAAGTTGTTGCTCAAAACGATTATAGTCCTGGCTCCTACAATTATTGGCTGGGCGTTGGAAATTCAAGCTGGGTAAATGATCCAGGAGGTTGGTTCTGGTATAACGGAGCGCTTGATGATATCCAAACCTACAATCGGGCCCTAACAGCCAATGAAGTTGCACAATTATATGTAGCAGGACAAGGAGGATTCTTCCTAGCAAAGCAGGTTTCTTCGGTTCTACAACTTTTCAATATGTTGATTACCGTTTCAGCCGCACAAATAATCAGAACAATATCGACCATCAAACTCTTCAAGGCAGCGGCAACAGCTTCTACTTTCCCCGGCAGAGCAGTCCTTGTGAAACTACTGGGCTATGTTTCGACATTCCCTCTTGGTTTTGGCAACATTATGGGCTTTGGCGGAGCTATTGGTGAAGCAGCCATTGCTGATATGCAAGAGCTATTCCAGGGTGGTGCTGTTCTCGTAGGAACCGTCAAGAGCACAATACATCATCTTGCCCAATCTGGTCTCTTTACAACTACAACAACGGCTTTACTGACAAAAACAGCATCAATGCTTCGATCGTTCTTTGCAGCTTTAACATTTTCTCGACTACAAAAGGCTATTAACCAAATCAAAACCTATCAAGCGGCAGCTTCTGTTCGCTGGGGAAGAACAGCTCTTACAACATCACTTCTCTTTGGTATAACAGCTACAGTTACTTCGGTAAAAGCTATTGGAAAATCGGCTCTTGTTTTTACTGCGGCTGCATTATTCAATGCTATACAAAGGAGAGCTACTAAGCTCACAACTTTCCAGGCAGCGGCCAGTGCTTTTATTGCGCAACGAACACTTTCGATATTCAAAACATTTAATGCTACTGCCCGTTCTTTGATACAGAAATCGCTGGCCCGCACCACCATATTCTTAATCAATCTTGCTAGTTTCCTCCAAAAAACGATTACAAGACCTATTGGTTTTGGTCTAGCAGCCCTAAGCTTTGCTTCACAGAATTCGCTTAACAAAATAATAGCATTCAGCACGGCTAGTACAGCTCTCCTACAACAAAAGGCTGTTGCCATGGCCAGAACATTCTCTGGTATTATAGCTTTCTCGTCGATACAAAAATCTTTGATTCGCCCAGCCACATCATTCGTAGTAAGCGCTCGTGGTTTAGTTAGAAGAACCATCAACAAGTCCGAGCAGATATTCCTCGGCATATCCATTCCATTCATTCAGGTTGCGTCCAATGTTTTTGTCAGAACTTTCAAAATGGCAGCCACACCAATGGCATTACTCCAAAAAGATTTGGTTGTAACCAAGCTGTTTAAAGCGGTGACAAATGTTTCGTGGCTTCCGAATGCTATTGTCAAAATAACTGTATTCTTGGTAAGCCCTGTCTTCTTAGTCAGAAAAGCCATTACCAAAGGAGTATTGCTGTTTGGTTCGACCGTGACCTTCTTGTTTCAATACACAAGGGGATACTATCCCAGCTATACATTTATGACAACTACAACAGCTTCGCTGCTTAAGGACCTTAGTAAGAACTTGAATTTTGTCCCTGTTGTTGCAATAGCTTTCAAGTCACTTATCCAAAGTGGAGAAAAAATCTTCACTCTTGGAGCTTCGTCATTATTACAAAACGCCATAAGAACAACCACTAGATTTGTTATTGCTATCTCCGCCTCAAATGCTATTACTTCAGCAAAGGCCCTTCTAGCATCAGCAAAGGTAAGTTGGCAGTTCGTTAAATCGTTTCTTCGACCAAGAACTTTCCAGACAACAACAACCTTTTTGTTTGGCAAGCTAGCCCTTGCTATAACCTCGCTATATCAGGTTGTTCTAACCACACGAATCAGCCGAGCAATAACAAAAGTTCCAACCCTAATGCTAATGAGTTTGGCACCATTGTTTAGTAAAACCCTAGGGAGAGACAAGACGTTTTCTGCAAAATCAATTGACTCATTTCTTCATATTGGAAAGGCCTTTGTTGAAGGAGCATCATATATAAGCTCTATTCAAGCATTCAGTCATCTCCAACAGAACAGAAGCTATGTTTTCCAAGTTCTTCCGCGTGTCATGCTGACAAAAACTCTAATGCTTACGGCTGATCTGTATCAAGTTTTTACAAAAGTCTTTATCCAAAGAACCATCACTCTTACCAAAATATATAAATCGCTGGTAACAACCCTGCGGGTTGGACAAGTCCTGGTGAAACGGCTGTTTAGCCTTATAGCCGCTGTTCCGTTATTGCAAAAGACTGTGGCGACAACAGTAATATTCCCAATCACAGTTCTGACCACACTAGCCAAAGCAATAACACGCATTGCGACAAGGTTCAATGTGGCTGTATCTTCACAGGTTGGAAAGTTAGTCTCCATAACCAAAACATATCAAGCTGTTCCTCGTGCCTTGTTACAAAAGACTATAGCGATGATTCGAGTCTTTACAGTTACCTTTACCGTTCTATACCGTAGAACCATCTCAGCCATTCGTCTTGCACTGGTGTCGTCTCCATTGTTACTGAGCCGTGTAACTAGCAGGGTTTGGCTTGTTATGGTTGCCCCCGCGGCTCGGCTGGCCAAGACTCCTATAAAAATCTTGTTTTCTCCAGTCACAATCGTAGCCAGCCAAACGCTTCGTGCTGGAAAAATCTTGTTAGCAACAATAAGAGCCGTCTTTAGACCAGGCGTCCTTCAGCATTATCCGCCAATCAAGTTTATAGTGAGGGCAACAGTCTGGTCACTTGCCTCGTTTATTAGGGTAAGAATCGTTTTGACTGCATCTGTTACGGCCCTGGCCACTCTGCAAACCTGGTTCATCGAACGGTTACGCGTCATCGCTAAATTTACGAAAGATATCTCTGATAATATTATGGCAAATGTCCAGAAACGAACAGAATCGATTAGAGAGCATTCTGGAGTTGTCCCCGAAACCGTAGTTGGGAACTTTAAGAAAATAACAAAACAGATCACAGCGCTTTTTAAGCCTCCGTCTGGTGGTCCTTCCGATTAATAAATAGGAATAATATGATAGTATCAGAAGACGCAGTATCCTTTGTAGCCACCTCCTCCGGAACAGTAGATTTTGTCTATGGTGGATCACGAACCTCATTTGCAAATCTGACCTCGGCTGTGACTGCCGGTGATTTGGTCGATGGGCAATGGGTATCCTATACGGCTGTTGATTCCCTCTTTAACCCCACCCAACGAGAGTTCGGTCAGGGTATCTTTTCTGCGGCTGGTTCCGGCACTATTGCTCGAACCAATCCTCTGGGCGGAACATCTGGGGCCGGAACTAAAGTCAATTTTGGTACTCCTCCGATTGTTTCACTAACGATTTTGGCTGAAGATGTTTATTATGCAGGAGCGGGGGAGGTTGGGAGCATTTAAATGTCAATACCAGCAACTCGCAATGATTTTAAGCTTTATTGCCTGCGCAAACTTGGAAACGAGGTCATTAATATCAATGTCTCCGATAATCAGGTTGAAGATCGTATAGACGAAGCCATCATGTACTGGCAGACTTTCAATGGCGATGCGAGTACCCGCCAGTTCTATCGATATGTGCTTACTGGACAAGACGTTGTAAACCAATATATTACGCTCCCCGATAACATTGTTGGGGCTGTTTCGATCTATCCTCCAGCCGACGCCTTCAATGCAACCTCGATGTTCTCTATTCGATATCAGATTGCCTTGAATGACCTCTATACCCTGACCTCGGTTTCTATGGCTCCATACTATATGGCGTTTCAGCACATTGCGCTGCTAGAACAGTTATTGGTAGGATTTAAGCCAATCTCTTACAACAAGATATCAAATAAACTTCAGATCAACGCCGATCTTAATGTGTGGGGGGCCGGGGCAGTAATTCTTATCGATTGTTTCCAGGTGCTTGATCCTGTTGCCTATCCGAGAGTGTGGGGGGACCGCTACCTAATGCGCTATGCTACTGCACTCATAAAGAAACAATGGGGACAAAACTTAGGGAAGTTCGGCCAGATGCAAATGCCTGGAGGTATCTATTTCAACGGTAAACAAATCTTCGATGAAGCCTCGGCAGAGCTAGAAGAACTAGAACAAAAAATGCGATCAGAAACCGAAGTTCCGGCCTTACCTGAGATAGGATAATATGACTGCACCAAGCCGATGGGATTTAGCTAAATTAGATTTAGGACCAGTCATAGTTTTTATTGCGGGTATTTTGGTAGGTCTTTTTGGCGCGGGCTGGGGATCATTATTATGCCTGTAGGAACTACAAACCAGTTTTTCCAAAACTACACCAATAAAAATGAACAGCGTCTATTAGAAAGCCTAATCGTAGAGTCGATTTCAATATACGGGGTGGACGTTTACTATATTTCCCGAACCTTTCATGATTACGATCCGCTGTATAGTACAGATGTGTCGTCATCGTATGAAAAGGCTTGGCTCATTGCTATCTATCTAAAAAACGTGCTGGGCTTTACTGGGGACCGTGAGTTTATGACGAAGTTCGCAGGTCTTGAGATTCGAGACCAGGTCATCTTTTCGATTCCTCGTCTAATCTTTCAGGAGACTATTGCGGACGATCCAGCGTTTCCGCCGTTGCCTCTTTCGATAACAGCTTCTGCCGCAAGGCCTCGTGAAGGCGATCTGATTTGGTTTCCATTCAATAAAAAATGTTTTAAGATTATGTATGTGAACCTCACTGATCATTTCTTCCAACTGGGACATTTATATACTTGGGAAGTGACCTGTGAACTATTCGAATATTCTGGGGAACAATTCAATACAGGCATTAAAGATATTGATCGAATCCAACTAGAAGGATCATTGAATATTCTCGATTATCTGGTTACCGATACCGACGGAATAACGCCTCTGCTTAATGATCCCGATCACGATTATTGGGTAACCGATAGGCTACAAAAGATTGCTCCTCTTCAGGATAATATCAATGTTGATACTGCTGCGAATAATATAATCGAATGGAATGCCGATAACGTCGATCCGTTCAGCCAGGGTAATACCCAGCCGGGAGTTTAATCGCATGATCTGGGATGCATCTTCACAATCAGGAACTGCCGAGTATTTTTTCCACGACCTTCTCCGTAAGTATGTCGTGGTCTTTGGCCGCACCTTCTCCACGATTATGATACAGCGCTCTGATGCTAACAGTGTTATCACCGATATAAAAGTTTCGCTAGAATATGGCCCCAAAGAAAAAAGCCTAGAAAGACTTTTAGCTGACCCTGATATAGATCGACCATATTCGGTATTACTACCGAAAATGACCTTTGAGATAGAACCTCCTGGTATCTCTTATGATACTGAGCGTAAAATAGGCACCATTGAAAAAATAGTCCAACGAAATCCCGACAATAAGAACCAACTACAAATAATGTATACGGCTGCTCCTTATAATATTAATTTTGCGCTGTATATCTATGTAAAGAACCAGGAGGACGGAGCCAAGATTTTAGAACAAATACTGCCGTTCTTCCAACCTGCCTGGGTGCCTCGAATAGAACTTATTCCTGAAATGAATCTGGTCCGAGATATTCCTATCGAGATTCGTCCAAATATGGACTATCAGGACCTTTATGATAAAGAGTTTAAGACTCGTCGGGTGATTATTTACACACTTCATTTCCGAATGCGAGCGCTGTTTTATGGTCCTGAACGCACCAAACCAATCATCAAGTTTACTACTCTCAATCTTAGAGCTGGTGTCTTCACCAACAATCAGATAACAATATCTTATGGAGGAGCTAATAGCGGCCTTCCGGCTGGCGCCAACATCTATTCCTATTCCAATAATCTTGTAACGGGAAGTGGAGTTATCAACCAAACTTCGTGGATGAATCTTGCCAATAATGTCAATACTGGAACGCTGCAGGTCAATGTGATAACGGGAAGTTTCACGGGAAACACTTTGATCTATACTTTTGGAAATACAGTAGTGGCGAATGTGGTCTCGTGGGTCAACGGAATATATGATAACGATGGAAACTTGCTGTCCAACCCTGGAATAGCCGAAATCGTGGTATCACAACCAGGAGAGACCTCTACTGGCCATCCCACCGCAAATATCTCACAAACAGTTGACTGGAGCTTGATTGATATATCAGATGATTATGGATTCGCCTCGCAAGTGAAGGGCGGAGAAGTAACATAATGAAACACGAACATCATGTAATCCCAAAACACGCGGGAGGTGAGAATGGTCCAACGGTTCTACTAACAATCGAAGAACATGCTGAAGCTCATCGAAAGCTTTATGAACATCATGGTCGTTGGCAAGATCGATTGGCTTGGCAAATGCTATCAGGTCAGATCGGAAAAGAGGAAGCGATAGGCCAGATTATAAGTGAAACTAATAAAAGAAGACTTGCTGATGGAACTCATCCTTTTATCGATACTGAATATCAAAAAAGGAACAACAAAAAGCGAGTTGAGAAAGGAACTCACCACTTTCTTGGTGGGGAGATACAAAGAAATGTTGCTAATAAACGGATTGCTAATGGAACAAATCCATTTCTCAAGCTAAACAATACATCATATACTTGTCCTCATTGTAATCGAACAATCAAGACAAAAGGAAATTATATCCAACACATTGGGAGATGTAGGAACAATGTGGCAAGAACCTGAACTGGCTAAGAAGACCTGTCCAAATTGTGGGGCGCCAATCGGTAACGACATGCGACCATTAGGGGAGTGTTTTTACTGGGGCCAGATGAAATATAAGCTTGAAGCCGAAGCAAGAGATTATGCTGATTGGAAACGGCAAGGTTATGATCCTCCCTGTGAAGGCAATCACTATACTCAATGGTCACAACGTCGAGACCTCCAGCTGGGCTTGGTCGTGGTATGCCTACTCTTCGGGATACCCCTTCTACTACTGTTAGTGCTCTCTTTCAGCTAAATACCCAATGACCAATAGCGAACTACAAATGTTTAAGCCAAACGAGGTTTCTAAAATCATTGAACAACCTCCTGCCAAAGATATTACTCCAGAAATCGTGCAAGATTTCGAGGTGGCAAGAGACAATATCCACGACACCATCAAGATCACACAAAAGGCTGTAACCGAATGTGCGGATATTGCCGAACAATCACAAGGCTGGCAATATTATAACACCTTGGCTTCTCTGCTGCGAGCTTCGATAGAAGGCAACCGAGAACTAATGGAGATTCATAAAAAGAAAAAAGAGTTACATCAGGAAGCTCCTCAACAGGTAACAAACCAAGTGATCCTCACATCTGCCGATATGTTACAACTTATCAAAGGAGATAAAAAATGATTCTAGTCAGAGGAAAACACGGAATGGGTTGGCGAAACTCGCTGCCCGATATTCGAGACAAAAAGCTTTCGTTGAAGCTTGCTGAGCCTGATCTACCGTCTTCGTCTGAAATGGTAGCTTTGATTGACTGGATATATGATCAGGGTCAGGAATCATCGTGCACCTGTAATTGTGGTGGCTCGCTGTTCCGTTATATTGAGAAGCACGATAATCTGAAAATGATAGCTCCTTCTCGTAATTTCCTTTACTGGAATGTGCGGGTGTTGGAGGGAGATGCTAGCAAAGATGCTGGTGCCCAGGTTCGAACTGTTCTAAAGTCTCTTGCTAATACAGGAGTTTGTTCCGAGGATGTATGGGATTATAATAATAATACTCTATTCAATCAACCTCCAACATCCGCCTATAACCTTGCCGAACATAATAAAGTCAAGGTCTATATGGCGGTGGAGCATTCCCATACTGCGCTGCGATCTTGTATTGCTGAAGGTTATCCTTTTATCTTTGGTTTTTCCGTCTATAGATCATTCGAAAGTGATATTGTAGCCAGAACCGGCTGGGTTCCAATGCCTAGTGATAGTGAAGATATGGTTGGAGGTCATGCTGTTATGGCTGTTGGTTATGATGATGTGCATCGATATTATAAGGTGATGAATTCGTGGGGACCACATTGGGGTGATAAAGGCTACTTCTACCTACCCTACGACTATATGGAAAGTGAAGACCTTGTGGACGATATTTGGACCGCCCGTTCTGTTGACCAGACATGACTAAACTAGAAATAGAAGGCTTAGGAGAAATAGAGCTTCCTGAAGCTGAAGCTCGCTTTGTCGATTACCGCGGCTATCGAGGTTTTGCGCTGCTCAAACGAGCTGGTGTCAAGATCGAATGGACGTCGGAACTAGTCACCGAATACAAGAAGTGCTCGGAAGACCCCATTTATTTTGTTGAAACATATATGCGAGTTGTTCATGTGGATCGAGGTCTAGTTCCGTTCAAGTTATATCCTTATCAGAAACAGCTTATTCAGAATATACACAACAACCGTTTCACCATCACCACAATGGCAAGACAATCCGGCAAGTCAACCGCAGTTATTGCTTACCTGCTATGGTTCGTTTTATTCAACTCCTACAAGACAGTTCTAATTCTGGCTAACAAGGCTGAAACAGCTCGAGAAATCTTGGGAAAAGCCGCACTTGCCTACCTACACCTTCCCAAACATATCCAACAAGGCGTCACTGACTGGAACAAAGGATCGCTGATGTTTGAGAATGGTTCCAGAGCTGTCGCACTCTCCACCTCAGACGTTGCTGCTCGTGGTTATGCCGCGAATATTCTGGTTATCGACGAAGCCGCCCACATTGAACGATGGGAAGCCTTCGCTCAATCAACCCTGCCTATTGTATCATCGGGAGAAACCACCAAGATTGCTATGATATCAACACCATCCGGGCTCAATCATTTCTATGCCTATTGGTCGAAAGCACAACTATATAATGTTCCCGCCGACAAGATACCCCCGAATATGAAATGGAATGGCTATGTTCCATTAATGGTTCGATGGCCTGAAGTTCCTGGTCGTGATGAAAAGTGGCGGGAAAAAGAAATGATGCAGATGAACTTTGATCAACAAAAGTTCGATCAGGAATACAACTGCGATTTCATTGGTTCATCAGGAACACTCATTGCCGGATGGAAACTCAAGGAACTGGCGGGAAGGATTCCGTTATATCATAAGGATGGACTATACAAGTATGTCGAACCCAAGCCGGACCATCTTTACATTATGACCTGTGATGTGTCGGAGGGCAAAGGCTTTGATTATTCGACCTTCCAGATCACCGATATTCGTCAAATGCCGTATGAACAGGTTGCGGTGTTTCGTTCCAATACCATCACCCCCGGAGATTTCTCGGAAATAATGTATAGAACGGCCAAGGCCTATAATAATGCAGCGGTTCTGATTGAATATGAAAGCCTAGGCCCAGTGGTTGCCTATGACCTATTCAATAACCTGGAATATGAGAATATTCTTTTTACCAAAGCTATGGGGAGACTAGGCAAACAAATCACCCACCGAAACGAACCACAGGTTGACCTCGGCATCAAAATGACTACCAGAACGAAGTCCGAGGGATGTTCGATGCTCAAACTACTAGTTGAGCAAAATCAGTATATAATCAATGACCAAAACACCATCGAAGAACTTGCTCGATTTATTCGGGATGGCAAGAGCTATGCGGCGGAGGAAGGAACGCATGATGATCTGGTTATGCCTCTGGTTATTTTTGGTTGGTTGTCTAATCAACAATATTTTCGCGATATAAACGACCTCAACACCCTCACCTTCCTGCGCGACAAGAAAACCGAGGACATTGAGGAAGACCTTATGCCGTTTGGCTTCGTTTTACGGGAACCACAAGGGGTTATGCCGTCAACGGCCAATTTACACCGCGAGCTTTGGATTACCTCCCGAACCAACATGAATCCAGTGTTTTCTCCCTATGTCCGTCCCGATGAACGAGACAATGACGAAGACGATCCAGTGAACTTTTGATAAGGAAGCTGTTTTTATAAATATCCTGAGAGAATTATAAGAATTCAAGGAGTTTATTTAGATGACTTTTGCCGTTTCGCCTGGTGTTTCATTCAACGAATTCGACCTTACCTTGACCGTACCAGCGGTTGCTGCAACTCCTGCTGCTTTTGCTGGTATTTTCCGATGGGGCCCTTTTACACAGCCAGTTCTGCTTGGCTCACAACGCGATCTGGTTAGCCGATTTTATCAGCCATCTAATCTGTGCGGAGAGACCTGGTTTACAGCATGGTCGTATCTCGCCTATGGCGATGAACTATGGCTTGTTCGTACTGGAGATGTAACCGGCAATACCGTTCAACACGTCTATTCCAACACTGCTAACACATTTACAAAATCAAACACTGTCGTTCTACTGGATAATACTGCGGGCATTTCTATTGGAATGAAACTGTTCTATGCATCCAACAACGATCATACAGGTCCGTCTCTGGCTCTTTCGCCAACTCAGACTAATGGCGTTTACGTCAACCAGGTCAATACTACCTCGGTCACCCTGTCTTCGGCTCCATCAGCCAACCAAGGAAACTGTCAGCTAATCTTCCGTTCCAACATCTTCTATACTGCGGTGGCTCAGGAGAATACACAGCTACTGCTACAATGGGCCAAATACAATGTGCTCAATCAGAACAACTATTATACTGTCGTAGCAAACACCTTTGATCCTTCTATCCTCTATGTTGCCAAGTTCCCTGGAGCTGTTGGTAACTCGCTACGGGTCCATGTCTGCGATCATCCTTCTCAATGGTCATCGAACGTTAACCTGGTGCCTAATGCCCAAATCAACTCGCTAAATGCCTTTGTAACCGCCAATGTTGGTTCTAATGTTGTTACAGTCACTGTAACTCCTTCAGATGTTACCAATGCAGCGCAAGTTACCACAGCCAATGTTATTATTGGCTTGGCCTGGGGTTCTGTCGCGAATGGTGACTTTATTCAAACTGGTAACAGCGCAATGGGATACGAGTTCCTTGAGGTTACCGATGATACCGCGGCAATTGTCAAATCCGCCGCCAATGTGTTCTCGTTCACTCTGGCCATGGATGATCCTTATACCCTGATCGCCAATACGGTATCCAATACCTTCATTCGTTTCTGGGAACACGCACATCTGCTGGGAGTTCCTCCGGGACAATCTCAGTTTGTTCTGAATAATGGTAATACCTCGGCCTACGATCAGCTACATATCGTGGTCACTGACGAAGATGGTCAGTTCTCAGGCAATCCTGGGGAAGTTCTTGAGGTCTATTCCAATCTGACCCGCGCCACGGACGGCCTGGCACTTAATGGCGGATCAACCTACTATGCCAATGTGATCAATCGACAATCCAACTATATTTGGTTTGCCAACGATCGATCAACAGCGCCATCGGCCAATGCTGCGCAAGTAGCATCTTCAACAGCTACCGCTCCTCTATCTACTCCGCTACTTTATGGCGATGATGGACTTGGTGAAGGTGCTGTCTCTATCGGAACAATCGCAGCTGGATATAACTACTTCAGATCGGCCGAAGATATCGATATTGGACTGGTGCTAACTGGAAAAAATCTTGGAACAGCCTTCGATTCAAACACCCAGCTTTCATCGTGGCTGATTAATAACATTTCATCGGCTCGCCGTGACTGTGTTACCTTCCTATCTCCCGATATATCATCGGTTGTGAATAATGTGGGCAACGAGGCTGCGGCTTGTGTTGCGGCTCGAAATAGTTCGCTGCCTTCATCGTCATATGGATTTATGGATTCTGGCTACAAATGGATGTATGATCAGTTCAACAATGTTTATCGTTGGGTTCCGCTCAATGGAGATATCGCAGGACTAGCTGCTCAGGTCGATCACACCAACGATCCGTGGTGGTCATTTGCTGGATTCAATCGAGGCAATATCAAGAACTTGATTCGTCTTGCTTGGAATCCACGAGAAGTGGAAAGAGACCAGCTATATCCAGCTGGAATCAATCCAGTTGTCTCGTTCCCTGGCCTTGGTACAATCCTTTATGGAGACAAGACACTGTTTGCTGAACCTTCTGCCTTCAACCGCATTAATGTTCGCCGACTGTTCATTGTGCTGGAGAAATCAATCTCGACTGCCTCGAAGTTCATGTTGTTTGAGTTCAATGACTCATTCACCAGATCACAGTTTGTCGCAATGGTTAATCCATTCCTGGCCAACGTGAAGAGCCTTCGTGGTATTATCAACTATTTGGTAAGATGTGATTCGACCAACAACACTGCCTGGGTTATCCAGAACAACCAGTTTGTTGCGGATATATTCATCCAACCGAATTATTCGATAAACTGGATAAAACTCAATTTCGTAAATGTGCCACCAACTGTTTCGTTTACCGAAGCAGAAGCCATCCAATATTAAGTTTTGACGTATTGGGAAGCCTTGTAAAGCAATTGGGAATCGTCGTTGAATATGCCGATTCCCATATTGCATTTCTGGCATAATAAGCCGCGCACCTTATTCGTTTCGTGGTTATGATCTATATGCCAATGTCCCCTTCCGCCTGGTTTATCGGTTCCACATAGCTTGCATTGATGGTTCTGGTTGATAAGCATTTCTTCAATCATTTCAGGCGTCATTCCGAACTTCTTCTTACGAGCGAATATAACCCTTTCCTTTATGCGTTGTTCACGGTTAGCGTAATAGTCATCCAAGCTTTTTTTATTCAATCTTTCCTTATTCTCTAAATACCAGTTATGGTGATAAGTTTTGAGGTGGGCGACATGTTCCGGACTGTTATTCTTCCGCTTCTGTTCGTGTTGTTTTCGTAGGTGTTTGGGGGTAGGCATTATTCATCCTATCATACCACCCCCATAAAGTCAAGCACTAAATAGCTATAAATAAGAAGTAACTTTTATAGGAGACTACAACTAACATGGCACTTGACATTCATGCTTTCAGAGCAATTGGATTACCACAAGGCGGAGCCCGCCCCAGCGAGTTCGAAATTTTCTTCCCAGCGCTACCTCCAGGCCTGACCAATAACCAAAGTGTCTCAGAAACGCTTGTAAGAGCTAAGTCGGCAACACTTCCGCGTTTCGAAATGTCCACCATTGACGTCTATTATCAAGGACGACCAATCAAGGTATTTGGTGAACGTCGCTTTGTCCCGTGGACTGTTCGTTTCTATAATGAAATCGATTTTGACCTTCGTGATTTCTTTGAGGCATGGAATAACATGATGAACACAATGGTCGGCAATCAAGTCCAGAACTCCGAGAACATTCTGGCAATCGATGGCGGATACAAGGTGGATTCAGTGAGAGTTCGTCAGCTATCAAAGCGACTAACCCTGCTGCGTTCTTATGAGTTCTTTGGAATGTATCCGGAACTGGTCGGAGATATCGAATTGGACTGGGAAACCACCAATCGAATCGAGACCTTCGATGTTCAGTTTCAATATGATTACTTTATTCCTTCGACGGCAGATTCCGATCAAGAAAATCCAGGAACTTATGATGTATTCGGCGTCAATGATGTTTCTGCTGCTTCTGGTCAAGGGGCTATAGTCACCCCAACAAACCAAGGACGGCCAGTAGTTACCACCGTATCACGCGCCTCCAACGCATAATATCGCTCTCGATATTATAAATATACATTATGAAGGATAAGTGTAATGGCGCCTGCTGGTAATCTAGAGAAAATCTTCGGTTGGTTCTTCAAGCGAAAAGAACCTGATTCTGAACCTCTATCCTTTGCTCCACGCGACCATGACGATGGCGCGGCAGTTGTCTCTGCTGCTGGTGCTTCCGCAGTCTATCTGGACCTTGATGGTTCTATCCGTTCCGAAGTCGAACTAATCAATCGCTATAGAAGTATGGAGCAAGTTGCGACCGTCGATATAGCCATTGACGAAATCGTAAACGAAGTTGTGGCTTCCGACGACCGGGACGACGTCAAGATAGTTCTGGATGATATTGAACAGAACGATGTTGTAAAGCTCGCCATTGAAGATGCGTTCAATGATGTGCTGGAGCTACTGGACTTCAAGAATAACGGTTATAATATTTTCAAGCGATGGTATATCGACGGCCGTATCTATTTCCATGTAATCATCGATCCTGAGGATCAAGCCGACGGTATTCAGGAACTACGCTATATCGATCCGCGTAAAATTCGAAAAATTCGTGAGGTTATCAAGACCCAGGTTCAGACCGGGCAACAATCCCAGGGAGATGCTGTTCTCACTGCAACCAAGAACGAATATTTCGTGTTCTCCGACAAGGGCTTCAATCTAGGAGCTGCTCGACCTCTCGTCACCTCGTATCCACTCACTGGTCTAAAAATAGCCAAGGACGCAATCGTCCATATCACTTCGGGCCTCAGCGATGCGGCCGGAACAATGACGCTTTCAATGTTGCATAAGGCCATCAAGCCGTTGAATATGTTCGCGACGCTAAAGGACGCAGCCGTGATCTATCGTCTTTCCCGCGCTCCTGAACGACGGGTATGGAAGGTCTATACTGGCAATCTTCCCGCGATGAAGGCGCAGGCACATGTCAAGTCCATGATGGACAAGTATCGCACCAAGATCAACTATGATGCGACCACCGGAGAAATTCGTGACGATCGGCGCTTCATGACTATGCTGGAGGACTTCTGGATTCCAGTCAATTCCGAAGGCAAGGGCACTCAAGTGGATGTGCTACCTCCCGGAACAGGCTTCAATCAGATAGATGATATTCTGTTTTTCCAGAAGGAACTGTATCTGGCACTGCACGTTCCAGTAGCTCGTGTTGATACTGATAATCAGTTCATCGGCCCCCAGGACACCGCAATCTCGCGAGACGAAATAAAATTCGGCAAGTTCATTGGTCGAGTCCGTCGTCGTTTTAACAAGCTATTCATTACCGTTCTAAAAAAACAGCTCGTCCTCAAAAACGTCATGGCCATCGAGGAGTTCGAGAAGATCGAAAAGAAAATCGGCTTTCAGTACACCAAGGACAACTTCTTTGAGGAAGCCAAGGATAAGCAAGTCGAAACTATGCGATGGACACTAATCGCCTTGATTGCTCCTTATGTTGGCCGTTATGTTTCCGATGAATGGGTTCGCAAGCGAATCCTGATGCAGAACGACGAAGATATGGCCGAAATAGATGAACAGATTATGGATGCAGCGGCTAATCCACAATACCAGGGAATGCCAGGACAACCTGCTATGGAAGAAGGCGGTGGAGAAGGTGAAGACCAGGGCGACGGAGATGCAGGAATGTTAGTGGACCCCAATCAGGTTCCAGGAATGCCTGCGGCCCCAGCCAAGGCCAACGGAGCCAAAAAGCCAGCTTCTGCTGCTTCTTCGAAGAAGCCCGGCAAAAAGAAACCAGGCAGCGACTTTAAATCGGTTTCTAAGATGCTATCTAAGAACCAGTGATTCTATAAATAACCTTAGGAGAAAAAATGATTTCGTTACAAGAAATAGAATGGGCCAAGACGGCTGCAAAAGGCCTTCCCGAAAAGCAAGATAACCCTCTACGTCCTCGTGTTATGACCAACGAAGAGCTGATTCAGATGATTCTATCCGAAGGGCCATCACGAATGCACTTCCGCCAGGTTGCTGATATTATCAAAACCATTAAAAATACTGGGGAAAGACAGCGGATGGCCGACCACCATGCTGGGATATTCGCCAAACAAAATCCACGTTTCAATCACGCAAAATGGCATAACTGGATCGGCACTACTTGGACGAAACCATCAACCCACACAAAAATAGCAAGTGAAGAAACGCTTGACGAACTAACCAAAAAGAAATTAGGAGATTATAAAGACAAAGCCATTGCCGACAAAGAAGATGCAGATTATGAGGCGGCTTCAGCTGACTCAGTAAAACAAGCTCGCAAACCGTTGGTTCGTAGCTGGAAACGCTCTCGTGGTATCGCAGCTGCCGATAAAAAATTGGAAAAAGAAGAAGCCGACCTCTCCGAAGTCATCACCAAAAAAACCTCTACTGGCAAAGTGATTGACGACTTTGTTCATTCCGACAATAAAAAATTCTCCGGAGATTCGAAGAAACAGCGAATCAAGAGAGCGCTCGGCGCCTGGTATGGTATGCATCGAGGAGAAGAAACCGAATCGACGAATGAAGAAAAACAACGCGTTGTTTTTCAAGTCGGACGTACCAAATGGACCAAAAAAGACTTTCGCAAGGTCGATCCAAGCTATGGCTTTAGCTCAAAACAAGACCAAGACCCCAAAGTAAAAGGCAGTCTCGCCTCATATCGAGACAAGATTTACAAAGCTAGAACAGCAAAACTAAGGAGTAAATAACCAATGAGCAAACTTACAGATATGGTAGTCGCCGCAGTCGAAGAAAAACCAGACGCATTCAAGACCGCATTCGAGGACACCCTTCAAGACGAAATCGCGCAACATATCGCCGCCTACAAACTCCAGATTCAACAAGGAATGCTTGGCGTTGAAGAAGAAGTGCCTGAGGAAGAAGTTGAGCCGACCGAAGAAGAAATCGAAGAGGCGCTTGGTGTCGCCGTCGAAGAATATCTTGAGGCACACCCTGACGAAGATGAAGACCAAGCCATCGCCGCCATTATGGGCGAACTCGAAGAAGACGGCAAAGAGGAAGAAGAAGTAACAAATGACGAAGAAACTGACTGACATCCTAAAAAAACCATTTCCTAAAACGACCAGCTTCAACCTTGGAGAAAAGGGAGGCTATCATCCTCATAAACGTGAGGCTGCTACCAAGTCATTTCTAAAAAAACTGGTAGTGCAAGATCATGGCGAACCTTTTGAAAATGATTTTAAGGCCAATGTGAAGACCTTTGATCGAGGCGCTCATCGTTACGGCCACGACAACGTTGATTGGAACGGCTTTGATAATTCAGGGGGTCTGAAAATGTCAGAGCTTGACTTTGAAGAAATCGAAAACGACGATATCGAAATGCTTGGGGAAGTGCTCGATGCTTACTTTGAGGAAAATCCCGATGCATCATTTCACCAGGCTTATTCCGATATTATGGAGGAAATAGATCAGTTGGATGAAGCTGGGCCTCCTGGAGTATCTAAAGCGGTAGCAAAAAAAGGCGGAAAAACCGTCAGTCAACAGAAGAAAGCAATTTGGGGCAAAGCCGGATACAAATATAGGACTACTATCACCGTCCCCAAGAAGAAATAACAATGGCCGAAACAGTTAAAATCATAGGATTCGAAACAGGCTGTAACACAATTGCTAACACCTTTAATGGAGCCAGAACTGTTAGAGTAACGAATACCTTAGCGATTTCGGTGTTGATCACTCAGGCCAATTCTGGCGGAACTATGGGAACATTTACGCTATTACCTGGCTCCGGAGCTGTGATCATAAAGTCGCCCACTGATACCTTGGCCTCAGCAAACCAAGCCGGTGTATTTGCTGTTCCTGCAGGATACTCATACTAAAATGGCCGAGACAATAAAAATAAAAGGCGTCGAAACAGCCATGAGCAACACTGTGGCCAACAATTATGGAGGTTCAAGAACTGTTCGAATAACAAATACTAATGGTGCTGGAACTAGTAATGCCGTCTTGATCACTCAGGCCATGGCCGGAGTAAATACAGGGAGCTTTACACTATTGGGAAACTCAGCGGTTATTATTATAAAAGGTCCATCCGATACTCTACTATGCAGTAATAATAATACGGCAAACGTGTTTGCAACACCAACAGGATACTCATTCTAATGAAATTTTTAACAGAAGTTCTAGAAAATACTATCACGGTCATAGAAGAAGGCGCCAACCCAGCTCGTCGTTTTATCGAAGGCGTGTTCATGCAGGCAGGTATTCCGAACAAGAACAACCGAATCTATCCAGTAGCCACCCTCCAAAAGGAAGTAAATCGTTGCATCAGCGAGAATATCTCCAAGAATCGATTCTATGGAGAATTGGGCCATCCTGCTGGTCCCAATATCAATGGCGATCGTATCGCTATCCACATCAAGGAGCTGTCCCAGGACGGCAACAACTTCAAGGGAAAGGCAATGATCGCCTCGACCCCTATGGGGAGTATTGTTAATGGCCTCTTGCAAGATGGCGCCTCGCTGGGTGTATCATCCCGAGCCCTTGGATCACTAAAGGCTATCAAAACAGAATCCCCCGAAGGCAAAGAGCTTCAGGAAGTCCAGGATGACCTCAAGTTGCTTGCAATTGATGTGGTAATGGACCCATCGGCTCCCGACGCCTATGTAAATGCGGTCAATGAGAATAAAGAATGGGTTTATAACACAGTCGCTGGAATGTGGATGGAACAAGTAGTTGAGCGTCATAAAAAGACCATTAAAACTACCAAGAAACTGTCGGAACAACAGAAACTAGGTTTATTTGAGTCGTTCCTAAGAAATATAAAACTATAAATATTGGAGAGTTAAAGGAGATTTTATCGATATGGCTAAGGCAAAACAAAAGCTAGTTGAAGCAGAAAACGAAGAAATCGAAGACGAAGTTATCGATAACGAAGCCGTTGACGAAACTGAGGAAGAAGAAACCGACCCAGCTCGTTCCGAAGAGGACGAGGAAGAAGAAGTAGACGAATCAGCCGGTTCCGATACTTTGCATCCTGGGGCTGGTTCATCTGGCGGCACCGAGCCATCACGAATGGAGACAATCTCCCGCGCCCTTGGTCTTTTAGCCAATGTCGATAAAGATACTCTTAAATATTTCAATGGAATGATGTCTTCTCAATTCCGAAAAGATTTTGGTGTCCCAGAAGGCGCCAAAGGGAAAAATCAAGGCTCGATCAAGACACATCCATCAGATGCAGTCGCATCCGTCAAAGAAGTAGTTCAACAGGAAGTAGCTGCTATCTTCGAAGGACACGAACTATCTCCCGAGTTTAAAGAAAAAGCAACCATCCTGTTCGAAGCTTCCCTAGAGGCTCGCGTCAACGAAGAAAAGGCCAAACTTAATGAAGCCTATGAAGCAGCCCTTGAGGAAGAAGTCGCAGCAATCCACGAAGCAGTCGAAACCAATGTTGCCATGTATTGTGACCATGTTGGAAAAGAATGGATGAAAGAGAACGAAGTTGCAATCGAATCATCGCTTCGCAATGAAATCGTCACTGAGTTCATGGAAGGCCTTCGTGAGCTATTCAATGCATCCAACGTCAATATCCCCGAGGAACAAGTTGAAGTAGTTGATGCTTTGGCCGAAAAGGTCGATGAGCTAGAGACCAGCCTTGCCGAGGCAATCAAAGAAAACGCAGCTCTTCGTGAAGTCAAGGAAAAGGCCGATCGGACTGAGGCAGTCAGTGAGGCAACCAAGGGAATGACCCTGGCCGACGCTGAGAAGGTGAAGACCCTTTGTGAAGGGGTTGAGGCGGAAGGTCTGGACGAATTCAACAAGAAACTTGGAGTTATCAAGGATTCCTTGAAGAAGAACCCCAAGAAGTCAACTGTTGAAACCTTGATGGAAGAAGTCGATCCCGACAATAAAACAGACGAAGAAGACGAAGAATCTGTTAACCCACAAATGAGACGTTATGTTGAAGCCATTAGGAGAACCGTTCCGGCTCCTGAAAAGCGTGCATCATAAAGAGTTGAATATTATAAATAACAAAGGAAAGAGATTAAGGAGTTATTAAAAAATGACCTACTCAATTAATGAAGCAGCCCTAGCGAAATGGAAGGAAGTTCTTGATCAGGAAAGTCTTCCGAAAATCAAGAACCGTATTGTTCGTGCCGAAGTTGCTAAGATGCTGGAAAACACTGAACGAGAGTTAAGTGTTGATACAACTGGCGGGCAATTCCTGCTACGTGAAGCTGCTCCAACAAACGTGATGGGGCTTAGCTCTTCCACTCACGGTTCCGGAAACATCGATACCTTCGATCCAATCCTTATCTCTCTAGTCCGACGTTCAATGCCCAATCTTGTGGCATTTGAAGGACTTTGTGGCGTTCAGACAATGACTGGTCCTACCGGACTTATCTTTGCTATGAGAACCAGATATGCCTCTCAGACTGGAACTGAAGCTTTTTATAACGAAGCAAACACTCTAGTCACTTCATTTGGTGGAACTAACGCTCTCTCGAATAACGTCAACGCTCCTCAGGGCAACAACTGGTACACCCAGTATGGCTCAGCGGTATTCGGTAATAACTTTCCTGGAGGTGCTGCAAACACACTCCACGTTGGAGGAAATACAACCTTCTCTATTCCAGCTGTATCGAATAACGCTGGCTTAGGCGCAGGCGCTGCAGGCTCAGGTGCATATAACTACGGTGGAGCGCTTTCGACGTTCTTGGTTGAAGGTCTTGGTTCTAACGTAACTGCAATCTTCCCAGAAATGGCATTCTCGATTGAAAAGGTTACAGCCTATGCTGGATCACGAGCCCTAAAGGCCGAATATTCAATCGAACTCGTTCAGGACTTGAAGGCAATTCATGGTCTTGATGCTGAGTCAGAATTGTCGAATATCCTTTCGACGGAAATCCTGGCCGAAATTAATCGTGAAATCGTTCGAGCAATCAACGTGACTGCGGTTCCTGGTTCACAAACAGACACAACTACAGCCGGATTTTTCGATCTTGACGTCGACTCAAATGGTCGATGGCTCCAAGAAAAGTTCCTTGGTATGTACTACCAACTGGATCGTGAATGTAACCAAATCGCGAAGGACACTCGTCGTGGAAAAGGCAACGTGATGATCTGCACTGCCGATATCGCTTCTGCTCTTAACGGAGCAAAGGTGCTAACCTATGAGATGCAGGGCAAGAGCGAAGACCTTGTGGTTGACGACACTGGAAACACCTATGTAGGAAGACTACAGGGCGGACAGAAAGTGTTCATTGACCCATACGCAATTGGTGGTCAATACTGGACTGTTGGCTTCCGTGGAGCAAATCCAATGGATGCTGGCGTATTCTATTGCCCATATGTCCCACTACAGATGGTGCGAGCAGTTGATCCAAACACCTTCCAACCAAAGATTGCCTTTAAGACTCGATATGCGATGGTCGCAAATCCATTCGCACAAGGCACCTCTGTTGGTTTGGGGGCTCTGGTTCAAGATAGTAATCTTTACTACAGACGCTCAATCGTACAACATCTACAGTAAGATCACTACGAATATCTTACAACGAGGGAGGCTTAAAACGCCTCCCTTTTTTTATCTAAATATCTTATATCATGAAAGTATTGATTATCGGAACCACCTACGAAGCCAATCAAGAACGTGCTAGATTACATGATCTGTGGGTCAAGCTGCATAGCTATCTTAATCCTAGCTGTGACTTGCTTCTAGTTGATTCTGCGTCACCGTGGCGACCATCGCTTGCCGAGCGCCATCCCAATTTTCTTTCACATCCTGCAAAATATATGCTCTATGTATTTCCAGATAATCTAGGACATTTTGATCATCCTCCAGCAGGAGGACGAGATGGTTGGGGCCGAGCCTTGTCTTTTGGACTCCAGTTTGCTATGGATTTCCATTATGACTATGTTGTACATATAGAAGGCGATTCTCTTTGTCGTCTTAATGTTCTAAAGATTGCTCGACAGATGCAGAAAGAAAATATTGAAGTAGCATCAACAAGTGTTTTTATTGATCAATCGAATTTTGTCGAAAGTGGTCTAATGTTTTTTTCAGTACCTTATTTACAAACCAGCAACTTTATCGCTCGTTATAACTGGGCGGCACGAACTCGTCATCCGTATACTGAAGAAGTATTGTTTCAGATATTTGGTTCTAGCTTAAAATGGATGCCGTGGAAAACACGCCGATGCGACGATTGTAAAATGCCTTTCGATCTTGTCCCTTATCTCGATTGGATCACAAAATGTCATGATTTTAGTTATTACGAATATTTTTTTGAGGTAAACTATAAACCGGGAAAGTGGTATGAATATAACTAAAGCTAAAGCCTTACATGCCGACCAACGATCTAACGAAGCTTTGGAAATTCTTGATCAGGTCTTAAAAATTGATCCTAGCGCTAATGAAGCTTTGGTCCTAAAGGGGAACATCTTATTGGCGCTTGGAGATTATACAAGCGGTTGGCCACTCTATGAAAACTGGCATAATAATATCGATCCTGAAACTTATAAAAAAGACAAAGCTTCGCAATGGGACGGTCAACCAACAGACAATCTAGTCATACTCCGCGACGATCAGGGCTTTGGCGATTGCATCCAATTCTTACGCTATGTTCCAATGGTACAAGAACGATGCTCAAAAATCCTGATGGTAGTCAAACCAGGCCTGGAACAACTCGTCCGAAACTCGTTCCCTGGTTTGCAATACTCTCCATATCAAATAACAGATCGAATGATCCAAATCAGATGTGATCCTCTCGATTTTCCAACACTCCGCCAATCGCCAATCACAAGTTTAGGATCAGTATTCAACACAACTGTTGACTCGATCCCGAACAAGGTGCCTTATCTGTTCGCTCCTGGACACGGGATAAGAGGCGTTGGAGTGTGCTGGAATAGCGGCAATCAGTGGGAAAACGCTCATATCAAATCAATCCCTTATAGACTTATAAGGCCTCTCATTGACGCAACGGCGGCTCTAAGCCTACAACAAGAAGACTTGCGGGTCAATAGCTTTGCTGAAACTGCAGCAATCATCAAGGAGCTTGATCTAGTTATAACTGTTGATACTGCTGTGGCACATCTTGCCGGGGCGCTTGGTAAACCAGTCTGGATACTACTCGCAAAGGACTGTTCCTGGCGCTGGATGCAAAATCGAACCGATTCCCCTTGGTATCCAACCGCAAAATTATACCGGCAGAAGACAGCAGGAGATTGGCAACCTGTGATCGACGATGTTATGAAAGCCCTTGACAACCTTCGATAAATATCTTAGAGTATTACAATGACCAGAAATATAAGTTTTTTAATCCCAGCTCATAACGAAGTCAACTTTATTGCGGATTGTATTGAATCAATCAAATACGTTATGGTGTTTTATCCTAAAATAAAATACGAGATTATTGTAGTGGACGATCATTCCCAAGATGATACCCGCTGGAATGCCATCAAAGCTATGGCCGATCAAGTAATCTATAACATCGGACAAGGCATAGTAAAAGCTCGTCAGACTGGATTTGAAGCCTCGAAATATGACCTGCTGGCGTTTATTGATGCCGACAATAGATTGCCATTGACCTGGTTACCCGAAGCTCTAAAATATTTTGACGAGGAAGAAGTGGTCGCCGTTACAGGACCTCTAAAGTTTTATGATATGCCGAGCTGGTTCAAGACAGCTTCTCAGTTATTCTATATAGCTGCTAAAATATCGCACAAACATCTTCCAATGATGCAAGGCGGCAATTATGTTATTCGCCGATCAGCTCTTGAAGCTATAGGAGGCTTCGATACAAGTTTTGCATTTTATGGAGAAGATACACGCACCGCAACCCAGCTAGTAAAACTTGGCAAAATTATCTATAACCCTAAAATGTATATTCTTTCGTCGGGCCGACGTTTCTCTCAAGGGGGAATAGTGACAACCACTCTGACGTATATCACCAGTTATTTCTATGTTTCGTTATTCCATAAACCTCTAACACAAAAACATAGCAATTATCGATGATATTGTTCATTTCAGACACACATTTGGGTCTCTCAATCTCTAAAGCAAAAGAGTTATGCGAATTTTTACAAACTCGAAGCCCTGAGGAGAGGGTATATATCGTTGGCGACCTATTTGATCATAATTTTGTTCACTGGGATAAATGGCACACCTCCGCACTAATGGAAATACTGAAATTCAAAAATATTATTTACCTTCCCGGCAACCACGACGCCTTTATGCGGCAATTTGCTGGAACCTGGTTCTACCAAAAAATCATTTTAGTTCCTGATCGTCTGTTTTATGAGCCGGTGCCTGGCCGAAGATATCTCATTATTCACGGCGACCAATACGACTGGTTGCTCCACATCACACATTTTATGTCGGAGTCCTGGTTCGCCAACCGCTTTCGAAAATTCTGGGGCCTTTTTCATAATATTTTATTCAAGTATACCAGCCATTTCGAAAAATCGCTAGCCCAGGCCGCTAAGGAGGCTCATTGTGATGGAGTTATCTGTGGCCATAGCCATGACCCGCTTGACAATGTTTTTGATGGTATTCACTACCTAAACATAGGAGATTGGCTACATTCGTGTAGTTATATAGAGGAAGACGCAGGCAAGCTTGTCCTGAAGCGCTGGAAATCGGTTACTTGACAAGTTGCAAAATAACAGCAACAGCAAGCGGTAAACCAATAACCATCGGAACGATTTTGAAAAAAACATTACTTCTTGAATCCGAAGTTTGTATAATAAGAGCCGTACCAACAAGATAAATTGCCGCTAGCGCCTCAAACCAAAAAGACCAGTTCATTCCATATCCTCTTCTTCTATTATTCTCAGAATGTCCTCAGCGGCCCTTCTACATCGGCGCTTAGGACCTTCTCCAGGAACGGCCTTCCAAATATCCCCACTCATATCTGGAGCGGGATGATACAGTACTGCTGCAACAATCCTTGCCACACGATCAATCTTATCCTCCATCGTTCTCGTCTTCTTCGTCAAACGATAGTATTTCCGGTTCCACCGAATAAGATTTGGATACTTCCTTAGCCTTCATTTCGTTCATATGCTCAACATAGGCCTCTAACGGACTATCAAAGGTCAACTTTCCTTCGATAAACTCCTGTTTGACTGATTCCAAATATTTTTCTTTTTCACGCTCTTTAGCGTCTTCCATATCACGAATAAGTTTCTGGATTAGTTTATATTCTTTACTACCTATCAAATAAACCACCTCGATAGGTTCATCCATACTTTCAAATGTCGCGGAAGGACCTAAACTCATTTCATAAACTCTGAGAGTAGCATTTACTGACGAACATTCAACAACCACTCTAAATCCCGACAGTTTAACAAAACCTTCTTTTACAGCAAAAGGTCGATAAACTTTTAAAGATACATATTGCTTTTTTTCGTTCTCGGAATAGGAAGCTTCTGTGGAATTGTCATAAAAAAGCTTTACAATCGCGGCAAGGAACAGGTCTGAAGAGTATGCTACCAGTTTGATCATTAGCACAATATATAGCTTTATTGCCGTAATGTCAAGCTAAATATAAATGGAGTTTTATTATGACTATAATATGGCATGATCATCACATAATACCTAAACATAGGGGAGGAACAGATGATCCTTCTAACATTAGAATCTTTAATTTATCAAGGGAAAGAGTTCGACAAATAGTAGTAAAATGGGGTTAAATAAATAACATATGCCCTCAAATAGACCCGTAGAAGTTATAGACATTCATGTTGAGACGCCTCCATTCGAACCCGTTAAACCAAATTGGGAACCACCAAAACCAACTGGAGCGCTCAAAGACAACCCTAAAACGGAAGACCTTCAGTCAGCCTTAGGTATTCGCTTCCATCTAAAACGATCACCAAACACCAACTATTTTGTCTATCGTATCAATCTTCCTGGCATAACTCTACCATCGGCCGACGAAGGCACTCCATTTATCGAACTGCCACAACCAGGCGATCATATCCAGTTCGAACAACCGTTGATAGTAACCTTTAGGGTGGATAAAGGCCTGAATAACTACTTTGAGCTGCATCATTGGCTAAAGGACATCTCAGGATTCAATCCAAAAAAGTATGCTGAACTAAACAAAAACCCGGAATATACTGGTTACGGTATTAAATCGGAAATCCTGGTGTCTCTCCTGAATGCCCAGAAGAACGTGATAAGAAACTTAACTTATCATGAATGTTGGCCAACCTCACTATCGACCCTGGTATTTGATGCGGCAGTAACTGAAGAACGATATTTAACTGCCACCTGTGTATTCCGTTTCTCTGACTTTTCTTCAACTCTCGACGTATAAAAAGCTCTTGACATTAGCTTAAATCTGGTTTATATTGTGAATATGAATCTTCAAGAAATCCTGGCGGAATGGAAGGCCGACAGTAAAATAGACTCCACTGATCTTATGGCAGAGTCAGAGAAACTTTATGCTCTCCACTCAAAATATGTTGATTTATGGTCAAATGAACGGCTAAAACTGAAATCACTGGAGTTTGACGAGAGACGACTGAAACTGAAAAAGCATCAGTTTTATCTGGAAGGCCCCAGTTCGGAAACTAAAAAACAGGGCTGGGACTATCCAACCTCAGGAAAAGTTCTTCGCCAGGATATTCCCATTTATACCGACGCCGATAAACAGCTACAAGAACTGGAATCTAAGATCGAAATACAGAAAACGAAAGTGGAAACCCTTGAGTTTATCTTAGACGCAATAAAAGCCAGAGGCTATACTATCAACACAATGATTAAGTTCGAGATGTATCGTGGAGGAGCATCATGACTACAAACCAATGGCAATTCTTTATAGAAGCTTCCACGACTTTTTTATTCGCTCTTACATTTACTATTGGCGTTAGATTTTTTATCAACTTATGGAAAGGAGAATAATTATGATTAATACAATGGACGGATATTATAGAGGACAGGCAGCGCGAGCCGCAGGGGCTCGTTCCAAGGTTTTTGATTGGGACAAAGCAGCAATGATTATCAAAGACAAAATCCCAACTAAGGCCTCCGCTGGGCTTTCAGAGGATTGGAGCTATACCGGGGGAACAATTTTCGAGAACGGCAAAATTGTTCCAAAAGACGAGACCTATGTATATCTGGCTTCCAACTGGGCCACACCTGAACTGGAAATCAATGGTTTTATGACAGAATGTTGGAAATATAAGGACGAAACTGACTGGGATTCCGACACCTATTGGCCTAAGTCGGCACGAAAGATACTGGCGAGAAAATGAGACTAGTTGAAGCCCCATTGGTCTCGACCGAAACGGTCGAGATTCCTCCACATACTATAAGCGAGAAACAGAACGAAGCGGTTTTCTTTATTGGAAAAAGAACCTTTCATAATGTCTTTATCCAGTTGGAAGGAGAAGAAGTTGTGTTTGGCCAAAAAGTTGAAAAGATAACAATAGACCCCTGGATTCTTTATGGGGTGATACCATTTCGATGGGAAAGCCGCAAGCAGAAAATAATAGAGTGTGTTGCCGATTGGTTTGAGATAAAATAATGTTGATCATGATCACAGCCCCACATTTCGTCGCAGGTGTTGTAACAGAATCTCGTCAAGGCGACGGATGTGGGGTTGTTACAATGACAGCCCCAATTGTTCATTATATGGAAGGTTGGTCGACTGATGCGCTCACCAAATATTGTTGTAAAAAGAAATGGAAGGTAGAAGTCGTTGGTTGATATTAAAATAACTGACTTAAACGCCTCGTTTATTCAGATAAGCGCCGAACCTTCGATAATGAAAGAACTATCGGAGGATTTCACCTTCCTTGCTCCAAATTATCAGTATGATCCTCGATATAAGCGACGGGTATGGGACGGTAAGATTCGGTTAATCAATCAACGCGGAATGATCTATGCAGGATTACAGGAACACCTGGCCGAATGGACTAAAAACCATAGCTATACTATAGACTATAACAAATATGTATTTTCAGCTAATACCGTTCATAGTAGCAGTTTTTTAAACTCGTATAAATCGAATCTTGAGCCGAGAGATTATCAAACCTTCCTTATTCAAAAATGTTTGGAACAAGGTCGAGCTGTTGTTGTCTCACCAACCGGCAGCGGAAAAAGCTTTGTTATTCATGAGCTAGTCAAATACTATTGGACTCCTAAAACTCTTATCATCGTTCCAACTATCAATCTCGTCAATCAGATGTATAACGACTTCAAGTCGTATGGAATGAATGTCGAGAATTTTTGCCATAAGGTATGGGCAGGAGTTGATCCTCAGGCAGATAAGCTAATAACCATTACAACCTGGCAATCTCTTATGGATATGCCTCCTGAGTTTTTTGAGCAGTTCAAAGTAGTCATTGGTGACGAATGCCACGGTTTCAAGGCTAAATCTCTTATCCATATTATGACACAACTGGTTAATGCCAAGATCAGATTCGGCTTTACCGCGACACTTTCCAATGATATAATGTGCCACGAACTAGCACTCGAGGGACTATTCGGACCCATTATCAAAGGCGAGACAACCAAACAGCTCCAAGATCAAGGACATCTGGCCGAAGTCGAGATTGTTACCCTAGTCCTGGAATATCCGAAGGAGGACCGGAGAAAAGCAAAAGGAATGACCTATAATGACGAACAAGATTTCTTGGTGGCACACGAAGACCGGCAAACATTTATACGGAATCTTGCACTTGGCTTGGTGGGTTCTAGTTTTGTATTGTTTAGGCTGGTGGATAAACACGGACAACCCTTGTTTGATAAGCTGGCAACAGCAGCTCCTGACCGAGTTCGTTTTGTCTATGGCGGCACTGAAGCCGCTGATCGTGAGGAGGTAAGAATAGAAGCCAACAACGACGACAATCTGATTGTGGTAGCTTCATATGGAGTTTTTGCTGGCGGAGTAAATGTGCCTAATCTTCGGAATATTGTGTTTGCTTCGCCTTACAAAAGCAAAATCAAAGTTCTCCAATCGATTGGGCGCGCTTTACGTCGAACTGACCAAAAACAACATTCCGTTATATACGATATTATTGATGATCTTAGTAGTGGCAGCTATAAAAATTATGGCGTCCGGCACTATATAGATAGAGTGAGGCTCTACAACCAGGAACGCTTCCCGTATAAAATCTACAGGATTCCATTAAAATGAACGACAGCTGGTATGAAATACCTGGACGTCCTGGTTATTATACACCAACAGACAAAGCTTGGAAGAAAATGCTTGAAAATTATGATGAAAATGGTAAAGCCTTGTTAAATAACATCTTAAAAACAATCAAGAAGGAGAAAACTCCCACGAATGAAGAAGAAAAATTACGTCAATAATGCGGACCTAACCAAAGCAATAGTCGACTACCAGAAACTGTGCCGAAAGAACAGGCGAAATGAACTGGCAATGCCAACAATGCCGCGATATATCGGCGAATGCATCTACAATATCTGCAACCGTCTGACCCGAGGTTTTAACTTCAACTTCGAGTCCTACACCTATCGAGATGAAATGATCCTGGATGCAGTGGAGCGATGTTGCTACGCAGTCCATAAGTTCAACCACAAAAAGTCCTCGGCCGGAGCCTTTGCCTATCTAACAACTGTTGCCATCAACGCCCAGAAGAAACGCATCAAGGACGAGCAAAAAGTTAACTACATTAAACATAAATTCTTTCGATCCCAGTTCACCAACCAGGAGATAGAAGGCATTGAACCAAACGAGTTGAGCGACTCAGTAATTGCCAACTACGAAGAAAAGGTGGCGGCCAAGAAAAAAGGCTTATCTTATAACGTCAAACCAAAAAAGGCTTGACATAGTATAAAACATCGAATATTATAAAGAAGGCATGAATCACTTTTTATACGTAAAACAACACAATAAAACTGGATTGAAATATCTAGGTAAAACGATTCAGGACCCATACAGAAGAAACCAAACGAAAAATAAGTGAAAAGAAAAGAGGAACAAAATATGCCCCGCGTTTTCGATCAAAATAAAATCCATCAGGTTCCAACGCTAATAATGGATCACGTGATGCAACTGAATAATCTGGGCAACACTCCCGAAGTTCGTGAAAGCTATGCCCAACGACTCGAAAGCATCAAGCAGTATTGCGAAATGGTTCTGGACAAATATTATCAGTCCAGAAAAGAAGCACACCGAATAAGTAAAATAAAGTGGTAAAACTTGCGATCATCAGTGATATTCACTACGGCGCTCGTGGTGAATATCTTCCGTTTTTAGAGAACAATCGTAGGTTCTTTAGGGAAATTTTTTGGCCCTATTTACAAAAGAACGAAATCAATCGGATTGTATGTCTTGGCGATCTAGTTGAACGCCGGAAGTCTATTTCATATCTGGTCGCAGATTATTTGCAGCAGGATTTGTTATTTCCTGCTGCTAGATACTGTAGATCATTTGATTGGATTTTAGGCAATCATGATATCTTCTATAGAAATGTTACAGATATCCACGCGGCGAAACTTTTTCTTCCTGGCGACAGTCCAGCACCAACCTTTCGATCCTATGATAAAGCCACCGAAGTAATGTTTTCGGATCATTTCGATGTTCCTATCCTATTCGTGCCGTGGATAATCGATAGCAATCGCGAACAGATAATGAAAACGATCCGGGACACTAAGGCCCAGATATTATTTGGTCATCTTGAACTACAAAACTTCGAACGACATCGAGGAGACATCTCCCATGAAGGACTATCCTCATCTGTCTTCTCCAAGTTCGATGTGGTGTTGACTGGACATTTCCATCACCGCTCGTTCAAGGAGAATATCTATTATGTGGGCAGTCACGCCGAATTCGCCTGGGGCGACGATGGAGAAGATCACGGCTTCCATATCTTCGATACTGAAACCAGAGGGATGAAGTTTATCAAGAACCCGTTCACGGTGTTTCGCAAAGTATGGTATGATGATGCAAAGGGTGAACCAACGCTTCCGGCTGGAGGTTTTCAATCACTCAACAACAAGATCATCAAGGTTGTAGTATCGGGCAAGAATGATGCGGCCCAGTATGATTCGTTTATGGATAAAGTTGAAACCGCGCAGCCACTATCCATCACGGTAGTCGAGGATCATCTGAATCTAAACCTAACCGATGACGCCAATATTGTGTCGTCAACTAAGTCTACTCTCGATATCATTAGGGAGTTCGCAGCCCAGGCCAACAATATTGTAGATGTTGCAAAGCTCGACTCTTTGTTAGTCAAGTTATATCATGAAGCAGAGTCAGAATGAGACTTGAGTTAAAACGTATTCGTTGGAAGAACCTGTTAGCCACAGGTAACCAATGGACAGAAATCGATCTAAACCAAAGCAAAACTACGCTTATTGTGGGGATCAACGGTTCAGGTAAATCGACGCTACTTGATGCGTTGTTCTTTGTTCTCTTCAATCGGCCATTCCGCAAGATCAATAAGCCGCAACTAGTCAACACCATTACCAACAAAGAGTGTGTGGTTGAGTGTGAGTTTGTGGCGAATGGTTATAACCTCAAGGTTATTCGAGGAATAAAACCTAACATCTTCGAAATCCATAAAGACGGAGAACTAATAACCCAAGACGCTGATAATACAGACTATCAGGACACCTTTGAAAAATACATCCTGAAGGTTACTCATAAAACTCTTTCACAGATTGTGGTGCTGGGTTCTGCTATCTTCGTTCCGTTTATGGCTTTGCCTGCGGGACAACGACGCGGAATCATTGAGGACCTACTTGACCTCGAAATCTTTACCAAGATGAATATCCTTCTGAAGGATCGTCTTGATCGCTGTGATAACAAGCTAAGGGATAGTGAAGAAAATAAAAGACTCTTGGAAGAACGCAAAAAACTCTCAGAAGAACACCTTGAGAAAATGTCAGCTTCTAAAGAGAAGCTGATCCAGGAACAACAGAAGATTGTTGAGGAGCTAAGTTCACAAATCAACGAACTGGCTACTATGCTTGAAGGTCTGGCTAGCCAAATAGAAGAGATGGATCGAAAAACGGTTCCGATAGATGATTTCCACACCAAAAAACAAGAGATAGTCCAGATACGGTCTGAACTGAACCAGAAGACCAAGATAATCAATCGTGAACTGCTATTCTTTGCAAATAATGAGGTATGTCCGACTTGTCGTCAGCATATTGAGAGCCACCATAAAGAAAAAATAGTTCAGGAGGATACCAGTTCAGTAGACCAATATTCGACAGCCATTAAAAAACTGGACGAGAAAATCAAGCTCATTGAGGACAAGATTACTGAAATCGATCATATTCACCAGGAAAGCTCATTTCTAGAAAAAAGGTTTTTAGAAAATACCGTTAAACACGATGAGCTGGATCGCCAACGCGAAGCCTACAAACTAACCATTGAAAAAATCAAGGCCGAAAGTTATGAAGTCGACTTTTCCAAGCTGGAAGAAGTCAAGCAGCAACTAGGCGAACTGGAATCCATACTGATTGAAATGTCCGGAGATAGAACTGTTATGGGTTATGCTGCGGTCCTCCTAAAGGACAGCGGAATCAAGGCAAAGATCGTCAAGAGCTTCCTGCCGGTGATAAACCAGCTAATCCAAAAATACCTCGCGGCTCTGGACTTTTTCGTTGAGTTTCATCTAGACGAGGAATTCAATGAAACCATTCTATCACGACATCGTGATAGTTTCTCCTATGAGAGTTTCTCCGAGGGAGAGAAGATGCGACTGAACCTGGGAATACTTTTTGCCTGGAGGGCAGTCGCCAAGCTGCGCGGTTCTATCGACTGTAATTTACTGGTGCTGGATGAACTACTCGACAGCTCGTTAGACGCCGATGGAACTGATGATGTGCTTCGCGTCATTTCGTCCTTGACAATGGACAACAATGTGTTTATTATAAGCCATAAAACTGACCAGATTTCCGATAAGTTCTCGAAGGTTATTGCCTTCGAAAAAGTCAACTCATTCAGTAGGATTGTAGAATGAAGATATTAGTATGTGGCGATCGGAATTATACTAATCATAGACGAGTTAGCACAGTTTTAGATGAGCTAGCAGTAGAACATTCGATATATTATCATCCTGAGGATAACTGGCTACCAACCGATATAACCATCATTCACGGAGATGCCACAGGCGCCGATCGTATGGGTGGTAACTGGGCAGTAAAAAATTATGCTCGTTTGGAAGTCTTTCCTGCCAACTGGGAAAAATATAGAAGGGCTGCTGGGCCTATTCGTAATCAAAAGATGCTAGATGAAGGGCAACCGGATTTAGTTGTATCATTCCATCCCGATCTATCTAAAAGTAAAGGAACTGCTGATATGGTAAAACGAGCCAAGAAAGCAGGTATTCCAGTTATTGAGATAAAATGACCCTGCCGATCTGGATTGTTTCACCAAAACAAAACGCCGAAATCGTCAAGATGATAAGCAACGGCACAATATCACGGAAAGTCGCAAAAGACTTACTAGATATGATTATTGAAGACAATCTTAAATTAATCAAGGAAAAGAAATGACCTATACTATTACTGGAAAGGTAAGCATGTTTGGTGGTCCGGACGACCACGGGGTTCGGCCGGATGAAGGTTTGGCTTTATATGATAAAAGCGATATAAGATTTCCAGGCCGTCGTTTTCGACCAGAAAGAAATCCCCACGATTTGTTTTTGCCATATCAACCCAGAGGCACCACCGGAATGGCTCGGCGATTAGACCCAACACAGTTTTATATCGCAACACGTTGGAACTATAAAGTGACGCCTCGTGACTTCTTACGACAAATTCAAATCACTGTTATTGCTAGAAAGACCAACAGGTCATTTTTAGCCTGGCCAGCCGATTGGGGACCAAATATCGATACAGGACGGGAAGCCGATTTATCTCCTGGATTAATTAAGGCGCTTGGAATCGAAACGGATGATCTAATCGAGGTAATAGTGCCGACACCAAAAGGAGTAGAAATGTATGTTTAGATTCTTGAAGGAACTAAAAAGAAGTAAAATTGATCCAATACACTTGTATCCTGGAGATTCAGTTATAGTAACCTGGAGAGATAATAAAACCGAAAAAGTTCTGTGTGAACATAAGCTGGATGCAACCCAATCAATGACTGTAGATGAGGCATTGATTTTTTCAGGTGAATATGAGAATCGAAAAGCCCTTGGTGGAATGGTATTAGAGGAGAAGAAAAATGTCTGATGAACATGCAAAACGAATAGGTGAAGCTTTAGACATTGCTTTCAGATATTCCCAAATAGATGGTGACCACCATAAGGCCTGGGTTATTGATCAGATGGTTAGAAAACTAACCAAAGATCATTATAACGACTGGATCAAGAACTATAAAGGAAAATATATCAAAGACGATCAATATGAGGGACCAGAATATGACTGGAATGAGGGAATAGCTCCTTGATCCTCGAACTAACTACTTACAAAAATGGTTTGGACAAACTTCTGACTCCGACCAAGCCATATGTCTTTGCCGACCATAAGCCGGAGGAAACTAAACAGCTTGCAAAAGACATGATTGCCGCCGTTTATCACTACAACGGTTTAGCAATAGCAGGCAACCAAGTCAACCTTCCGTGGTCAGTTATGGCATTTCGTGGTTCTCCTGAAGACTTCACAATCTTCAACCCTGTTATTCAAGCCGTCTCTGATGAGCTAATAGTTCTGGAAGAGGCTTGTCTATCGTTTCCTAAGTTCGCCATAAAGGTAAAACGACCAAAATCTATTCGAATCGCGTTCAATGATCTGAACGGTGCGCAAGGATCACAAGAGTTTACTGGGATGACGGCCCGAGTCCTGCAACACGAAATGAAACATCTGGAAGGCAAAATGTTCTTCGAAGGAACGTCCCGGATATATATCGAGCGGGCAATCCGACAAGCCCAGAAACGCGAGGAAGATTATTCAGGAATGGGATTTATGAAATATGCGCGATCATAAAAGAATAAACAGAATCCTCAAAAAATTCGCCGCCGAGTGGAAAAAATATCCAGATATGCGGTTTCTACAGCTGGTTGAATGTCTGATCCCTCCTTCTCACGCTAGAATAGATAAGTTTTATATAGAAGACGATATATTTGAAAAGCATTTAGATGAACTGAAGGTAAAAAATGAGCCATAAAATCGAGAACGGAGCGAAAGTATGGAAGGGATGGGAACCAACAAAAGACGGTGTTTTCCGAAAATATTATAAAAAAGAAGCTTATATCGATGCTTGTTATGGGTTCTTCTGGGCTTATAATAAGGAAAAACATTGTATAGGAAATTTTCATACCCTAAAAGAAGCAGAAGAGGCTTTAAAAGGAAAGTAACATGACACAAAAACAACCAAAATACCAACATTCATTGCTCGGTAAAAACACTTACTACAAGGTTCGTGTGGATGGGGAATGGTATCCTCTTCCCGGAATTGATGCTTGTTGTGATTGTGGTCTGGTTCATCGGAACGAATACCGCTATATGGGTTACGACAAAATCAAGGATTCAGTTATAATTGAGTTCCGCCAACATCGCGACACAAAACGAACAGCTGCACTTCGTCGTGGCCGACAAGAGGCAATAAAAACGAGGTTAGAGTCATCGGTAAACGATCAAAATTCCAACGCATAGAAAAAGACTTCTACCAAACGCCAAAGGAAGCGGTTGAGCCGCTAATACCTTTTTTACAGAAAAGAAACGGTATTCTGTTCTACTACGAACCTTGCGTCGGAAAAGGAGCGTTGGTAAAGGCCATTGAATCGATAGATTTTAACATGGCACGTTGCGTTGGAGGATCAGATATTGAAAAAGACGCAACCTCTTATAAATATATTACAAACGCCGAGTTTTTTGTGACCAACCCACCGTGGACTAGAGAGTTGCTGCATCCTATTATTGAGAACCTAAGTTCTCAGCTTCCAACCTGGCTACTATTTGATGCAGGGTGGATGTTTACGAGGCAAGCAATTCAATACCTGAAATATTGCCATAAAATAGTCACTGTGGGACGAATAAAATGGATACCAGGTTCTCAATATACTGGGAAAGATGATTGTTGTTGGTATCTGTTTGACCAAAAACTAATACCACAAATACCAGGACCACTATTCTTTGGAAAACAAGAAAAATGAGGTTTAAGTTCTTCGATGGAAACACTGGACAAGTCCATACCGTTACCGAATGGATCGACGATGGAAAGCGTGATATACAGCTTGACCAGGACGAGCTTGATCTGATAAGATTTGAGGGAGAAGGCGGACCCCCGCACCGTGAAGAAGGTGGCAAAAAGAAGATCGAAGATCATTATGACGATGTAAAGTTCGAACGAGTTGTAAAAAGAGTTAAACGAAAAGAACGAAAACGTAAGCGAAAGAATTATGTAACTTTTGGAGTAAAGATGTGAGCCTGCTTATTCTTTTATTACTAATATTTCTCCTCCAGGCTATATTCCCATCAAGCGGCCAGCATTACCTACCTTCATTTGGGGAAGTTCTTGCCTTTATTGTGTGTGGGGTGTTATTGCTGGGGATGGGCACGGCATTGCTATACGCTGCGGCATTTATCTCATTATGGATCGGCAACATCTCATTATTCCCCTTTGTGCTTATGGGTGTTATTGCCGCATCAATGTTATGCATCTCATTAACGGTAAGGTTATTGGAGTAAGATTATGAATAAAACTGTATCTCAACTCGGCGATATATGGAATCTTGGAAAGCATCGCCTTCTTTGCGGCGACGCCACCGATAATACGGCTATTAATAAACTTATGGGAGGAGAAAAAGCCTCTCTATTGTTCACATCTCCCCCCTATGGAAATCAACGATCCTATAAGATTGGAACGATTGATTGGACTACGCTGATGTGTGGAGTCTGTAAAAATATTCCCTATAAAAACGATACTCAAGTCCTTATAAATCTTGGTCTTATCCATCGCGACAATGAATGGCAACCCTACTGGGAAGAATGGTTGAAATGGATGCCAGCTAATAGTTGGCGGCGCTTTGGTCTCTATGTCTGGGATCAGGGATCAGGACTTCCTGGAGACTGGAATGGTCGCCTAGCCCCGGCATTCGAGTTTATCTTCCACTTCAATAAGGAAGCAAAGCAACCTAATAAGATCATCAAGTGCAGTTCGGCTGGCAAAGCAGTTCCTATCGATAAGAGAGGTGGGCTTCGTAAAAACAATGGACTTGATGCTGAGCGATGGACCCACGCCGGAGTTCCCGTTCAGGAGTGGCGTATTCCAGACTCAATCATTCACATAAACCGACAAGCCACCTCAGGAATAGAACGAGAACACCCGGCTGTATTCCCTGTTCCGTTTCCTGAGTTTATTATCAGAACCTATTCCAATGAGGGGGAGATAGTTTATGAACCGTTTGCTGGTTCAGGCTCCACTATTATTGCTGCGGAGAACACGAACCGACGCTGTTACGCAGTCGAGTTAAGTCCGGAATATGTAGATGTTATTATCCGACGATATCAACGAATGTTTGAAGGACAGGAGGCAACTTTAGAATGTAAAGAGGTCTCTATTGGAGGAACTCGTGTTGTGCAGCCAACTTTCAAAGAGGTTGCAAGACTCAAAGGTATTGAATTACCCAATGATAAGGAACTTTATCGACCAGAAACTGGCACCAAACGTAAAGACCCCATCAATGTTCTTTCAGATTTTATATGAACTGGAAACCTAGAATTCCTAGCTATTGGAATTGGCAATGTATGATAGGCTGGCACAAATGGAAGATTGGTTATCTGCAATCGCCTTATGGTTGTCAGTGTCAGCGCTGTGGAAAATATAAGTGGAGAATTGTAATATAAAATGAAAGTATATCTTTGTGGTCCCATTAACGGCTGTAGTGACGAAGAGTGTAAAGATTGGAGAGAATATGTAAAAACTCAACTGCCGGATACTATTGATCCTATGCGTCGTGATTATCGAGGCAGAGAAGTCGAATCAGTTGATGAAATAGTAGAACTAGATAAGCTTGATATTGAAAATTCTAAGGTTCTTCTCGTAAACTACGAAAAACCAAGTGTCGGAACCAGTATGGAAGTATACTATGCTTGGGATTTGGCGAAAACAGTAATAGTTGTTTGTAAATCTGGAACTAATATCAGTCCTTGGCTAAAATATCATTCAGATAAGTTTTTTCATTCGTTTGATGAAGCAATCAACTACATAAAGGAGCTATAAATAGAATAGATATAATGGGAATATAATAAGAAACAATGAATGAGATAATCCCTCAGCAACCACAACAATCCCCTAAAATCGAAATTAAAATACCACAAGAGGAGCTAAGTAAACGAAAACTGTTTATTGGCGTTCCCCAATATGGCGGAATGTGTGGAGGGCTCTTCTCCCGATCAATGTGTGACCTGGCAGCAATCTGCGCTCACCATAAAATCACGCTCCAACTGCATTATTTGTTTAATGAAAGTCTTATAACCCGAGCCAGAAACTATATTTGTGACGAGTTTGTACGGTCTGAATCAGACCACCTGATGTTTATCGATTCCGATATTGGATTTGATGCTCGTGATGTGATTGCATTGATGGCATTGCAGACACAAGATGAAAAATATGATATTATAGGAGGTCCCTACCCCAAGAAATGTATATCGTGGGAAAAGATCGTTCAGGCCATAGACAAAGGAGTTGGTCGAGAAAATCCTGGCGATCTTGATAAGTTTGTTGGAGATTATGTGTTCAATCCCATGGAAGGCCAGAACCAAATTCCGATATTCCAGCCAGTCGAAGTCAGAGAAATAGGCACTGGCTTTATGATGGTTCGGAAAGAGGTTTTTGGAAAATTCGCGGCAGCGTTCCCGCAATATTCCTATCGACCAGATCACGTTCGAACGGCACATTTTGATGGTTCTCGCGAGATTATGCAGTATTTCCAGGCTGAGATTGATGGAGTTGATTTCGCCTCAGAATATAAAAAGATTATCGACAAGATTTTAAAAGACCCCAAGGACCCCAAACTGGTTAAAAAAACCGAGGAACGTTTAGCCGCGCTGCAAGAGCAAGTCCAGAAAAAGAGTAAACGCTATCTCAGCGAGGATTACTGGTTTTCTCAAAAATGCCACGAAATAGGAGTAAGAACTTTCCTGTGTCCGTGGATGAGATTGAGTCATCAAGGAACCTTTATCTTTGGAGGATCACTGATCGACTTGGCGTCGGTTGGAAGCGCCGCTACGGCCGACGTGAGCTTATTAAAAAACAAGAAATAAGTCCTTGACAACGATCTAGTCTTATTGTAATATTGTCTTTCAATCTAATAAAAGGAACAACATGACCACCGAGTTTAAGCTTTCGAAGCAAACCCGCGCTTACTTGGACAACTTTTCCAAGATAAACAATTCTATTATATTCCGTCCCGGAACTGCTCTCGCAACAGTATCCAAAGACGAAGATGTCATTGCCCGAGCTAAAATAACCGACAACATTCCAGATAGATTCGCCATCCACGATGTTTCTAAGTTCCTTTCGATTCTGAACCTATATGACGACGCAGCGATTACAGTAAACGACAAAACCCTTACCATAAAGAACGGTAAGGCGCAAAAGTTTAATTTCACGCTGGGCGCCGAAAAAGGTATTACCACCACCGAAAAGGACAAAACAGAACTTCCTCCAGTAGTTGCTGAGTTCCATCTGAGCGCGGCCGATCTTATTTCGCTCAAGAAAAACCTCTTGACTGGCGGCCTAAACACCGTAGTATTCTTCTCCAATGGCAAGACCCTTGGAGTAAAAGCCATGAACATTGGTGAACAAACATCCAATGAATATGATGCAGTATTGAGAGAAACGAGCGGCAAAAAGTTCTCAGTAGCATTCTCCGATTCCAAAATTACCAATATGCTTGAGTTCGATTATGAGGTATCGATCACCGATAAGATCGTCAGATTCAAGTCAGATAATGTGGAATATTATCTACCTCCGCTGAAAGGATCAAAAACAGGATGACCAGACAATACAGAATCAATCAAATTATTGATGCAGTCAAATACATCGGAACCAATCTCGCCGAAGTCCAAAAACTCAAACCAAACTATATGCCTCGTGAACCTAATTGGGGCGATGAATATGAATATATCTTTAAGACACCAACCAACAAAGTTTTTGTTATGCCGGTGGCTTTATTCGAAGCATTATTTACAGAAGTAACAGAAAACCAATGATCTATAATTACCAAATACAACGAGCAAGAATTTTTACCGAAGAAGGTCAAATAATGTTCCTAAAAATTCGTGATATGGCGAAAAAACTATCAAAACAATCCGGCGCTGTAATGTGTGACAAATTACTATGCGTTACTGGCGACACCTGGGATATGTTGGCGTGCGTTGATCGTCTCGTCGAGTTGAAGGAGCTAATAGAAATCCCTAATCCGACGAGCAGCGCTGGACAACATCGCGTCTTTATTGCACCATACGAACCCCTATAAAGGAACCAATGATCAGTAACACCATAGAACAGTTCGTCTGGGCGGAACGTTACAGACCACAGACCGTAGCTGATTGCATTCTTCCGGCCCAGCTAAAGAACACATTCCAGGGCTTTGTTGATAAAAAAAACATTCCGAATATGTTGCTCTATGGTCCTCCAGGTGTAGGAAAAACTACTGTGGCCCAGGCAATGTTGCAAGAGCTTGACTGTAACTATATGAAGATTCCAGCCAGCCTCGAAGGCAATATTGATACTCTCCGCACCAAGATTCTAAACTTTGCTTCTACCGTCTCATTCAAGGGAGGAAGAAAATATGTCATTCTGGACGAATGCGATTATCTCACCCACGTCACACAACCGGCACTCAGAAACTTTATCGACGATTATTCTGACAACGCCGGCTTTATCCTCACCGCCAACTATAGAAATCGAATCATCGAACCGCTCCAATCACGATGTTTTCCGGTTGACTTTTCGATAGATAAGAAAGAGGCGGCGCGTCTTGCTGCACAGTTTATGAGGCGCGCCTGTTCTATCTTGGAACAAGAGAAGATCAAGTATGAGAAGACAGTTCTTTGTGCGCTGATTACTAAATACTTTCCTGATTGGCGACGAGTTCTCAATGAACTTCAACGCTATTCAGTATCTGGAACAATCGATTCTGGAATACTGACCAATGTCCGTGAAGTCTCAATCAAGGAACTGGTTGGGTTCTTGAAGGATAAAAACTTCACCGCAACAAGACAATGGGCAGCAGACCATGTTAGCAACGATTACGCTAATCTATATCGTGAGTTTTACGATACTGCGAACAGTTATTTTCGTCCGGCGTTTATTCCGCAGATGGTTCTCCTGATTGCCAAGTATATGACGCAATCGGCTGCGGTATTCGATCAAGAAATAAACTTCGTGGCTTTTTGTGTGGAGTTGATGGTCGAAGGAGAATGGAAGTGACACCAAGAAAACCAAAACGCTTAATGAAAGTGAAGATCAAAACGAAATGGCTTGCGGCTCTTCGAGGCGGTAACTTTAAACAAACAAAGGCGTGGCTTCGAAGTTCTGAAGACGAATGTTGTTGTCTTGGAGTGCTTGCCGACATTTGCGGGACAACGTGGACCGCGAACATGACTGACTGCTCATATTTGAAGTGGCCGACGTGGCGATCTAATTATCAACCCGGTCCCAACCTTCAATTTCTGTCGGAAGATTTTCTTAAAACAACCGGGTTAACCAATAATCAACAATACACGTTGGCTCGCATGAATGATTCTGGTAAGTCGTTCATTAAAATTGCCAACTACATCGAAAAAAATCTTTAACAAGGTGACAAAACGGCTGATGACCACAAAAAATCCAACACTTGAAGATTTTGGCTTCGACTCTAAGGAGCTTATGATTGAAGTCCATCGCGAAACAATGGGCAAGCTCATAAAGGCGGAAGCCGAAGTCGATAATCTGCGCCGCGACAACGAACGGCTGCGCTCTCAGCTTGATAGTACGGGCTACCCATTGGGTGAGATTGACGGACTAATGCGCGACAACGAACGGCTGCGGGCGAATGAGGAACGTCTTGGGGGATTGTTAGATAAATATGTGAACCGTAATGTCGAGCTGCGAGCGGCGCTTAAAAAGGCTGGCGTGATGCTATCGCAGGGCTTCTCTAAAGAAACGGTAGCAGAACATATTCAGGCGGCGCTCGCTAATGAGCAGGAAACGATTCAAGTTCTCGGCGGCTATGAAAGTCTACACACCAATCCCCCTGAACAAATTGCGGCTGATAAAAAGGAGAATGAAAATGACTGACCTATGGAAGGACAGAACCAGAAAATGGGATCGTCGGTTTTTAGAACTAGCTAAACACATTTCGAGCTGGAGCAAGGACCCATCAACCAAAGTAGGGGCTATATTAGTACAAGACGGCAATCGTATTGTGGGCCTTGGTTATAATGGTTTTGCTCGTGGCGTTAACGATTCCGAAGAACGTTATAACCATCGAGAAACCAAGTATCAATTTGTGGTTCACGCCGAAGTCAACGCAATATTGATGGCGGGGGAAAAAGCCAAAGGCGCGACACTTTATGTCTATCCCAGCTTTATGATACCGCCAATTTGTCACGAATGTTGTAAATCTGCCATTCAGGCTGGTGTTACTAATATTATTGGTTATGAACCAGATGTAACAGACGAACGAGTTAAACGTTGGGCCAATTCTATTTCAGTAGCTAAAACGATGTGCGATGAGGCAGGAATAAAATATCGTAGTTTAAAGGAAGACTCCGTTTTCTGAGATAAATACTATATCTCAAGTAACCGTGGCAGTTGGCGTGTTTGCCTGTTAAGTCCACAAAGAAAAGGAGAAAGTAAATGTCCACACTAGATGTGCGTGTAAATGGTCGTCTGATTGATTTTTATTATAAGGACGGTAAAACCTTCATCGAAGGCCGCAAAGGCTCCCCCTACGAAATCTCATTCTACAATAGTTCTGTTAAACGAAGAAAAATCATTGTCTCGGTCGACGGCCTGAATGTTGTCTCCGGAGATAATAACTGGGAACAGGGCTATGCAGTAGAACCGTGGCAAACCTTGGTTATCCCAGGCTGGCGCAAGGATGCTGGCAATGTCGCCAAGTTTATCTTTTCATCAATGAAAGACTCATATAACCAGCATAATGATCTTGGCGATAAGCAAAACCTCGGAGTAATTGGTTGTCGGGTATTCGATGAAGTGGTTCAGAAAAAAGAAACAGAACACCACCACTATCATTGGGGTCCATATTACTATCCTTATTATGTTTATCCTCCCGTATATTACACTCCGACAATATGGAATGGGGTAGGCATTGGTTCAAGCCCTGTCGGAAGTTCAATTGATGCCTCTAAGAGCGTAAACTTGAATACGTTCAATGACGGTCATTCGGTCAATTGCAGTTATACCGGAGGCGGTGGTGGTCTATCAGCGGGGGACACTTCGTTTGTTGGATTGGCGTCAGTTGGACAAAACGCCGCAGATTCCGCCGTTAAGAATGCCGTGGGAACCGGATGGGGAACAAACAAACAGTTTCAAACCCGTGACGTGAACTATCAGTTTACAACAACGGCTTCCGAGACGTTTCTGATTTATTATGATGATCGAAGAGGACTAGAACGACGAGGCATCGATCTATCTCATTATCGTAGACCTCGCCAACCTGAGCCTCAAGCTTTCCCTGGTTCAGTAGGTTGTCCCCCTCCGAAATAATCCTTGACAAACATAGTGGATGTTGATAAAATATCCACTATGTCTGACCCTTTTAGATTCCTTAAGTCTATTCTGACCACCAAAGAATATCAGCTTAACTCTGAATATGATGAAAAAGAGTATTCTTCAATATTCCACAACATTGGTTTGAGCCAACACCTCGACGCCGTTCTATATGCCAATGAAATGAACATAAACTGGCTATCGTTAACGCCTAAGATGAACTACGACTACTATTTTGGGAGCATAAGACAAATGAAACGAAGATTCGGTAAGTGGGCTAAAAAGAAGATCAACGAAGAGGATTTACAGTTAGTAATGGATTATTTTCAAACCAACAGACACGTTGCTGAGGAATATCTACGAGTGCTTCTGGCCGATAATAAACTGAAGGAGATAAAAGCCCTGGTCGAAAAGGGCGATATATGACTTGGAAATATATTGTTGATGGCTTAAGACCTGATTGGGCAGGATTAAAAAGAGCTAAAAAGATTGTCGAATGGGTCGAACAATATAGCGAAAAACAGATTGGTCGAAGCTGGCTTTATCGTAGAATGAAAGAAGACGTCAAAAATAATGTTCAGTATCCAGGAGGAATAGGCGGGGGTTTACCTAATGGAATGCCTCGACATTTTATGTTTTTCTTTAATGATAAAAAAATAGCCAAAGCAATGTGTAAAAAGTTGGGTTGCAAGGAAGCTTATGATTATGGTCGTTGGGTGGTTCAGGACATAAACGACTATGAAAAAAACGAAGATGGTTTTTACTATAAAAAAGGCGAGATATGACTAACGCAAACTCAATTCATTATGGTGTAAACGAAGTAAACGAGACCTTCGGGGTGTTCTTGACGCCTCGTCTCGAAAAATATCAGAATAGCGAAGCTCCGGAAACGGTTGAAATCCAGCAATGGACCTGGAATTTCGGCAATGAGCTAAAAGGTAAGGGATATACTGTTACCTATCTTGCAGGTCCTATCGCACTTTACGAAGGAACTCGCTTAGATACAAAAACCTTCACGTTCAAGATGAACGACCAGTGTAAAGAGTTTATGGAATCCGATGAGTTTTTGGATGGAGTAAAACTGAAAGACTGTGTGATATTCCTTTACCAAAAACTGCCCAATCAACTACGATATGATCTACTAACAAAAGAGTTTATTCTGGAAAATCGTAAAAAATCTGGAAAGAAAAATAAAAAAGGAGCTTGACATAGCTCTTGAACTTTGATAGATTTAGGATAAGAAAGGAGAATATAATGGTAAAACTTTCAAAAACTGAAAAGCTTGTGAATGTTCTAGCAAAGGGTAAGCCTTTGACTGCCGACCAGATCACAGATAGATTTGGTCTACAGAATCCTTCGGCGACGATTCATCGTCTTCGCGAAGATGGTGGACTGAAGATTTATACCAATCCTCGTCGCGATAGTGACGGATATCGGTTCTATCAGTATAGAATGTCTACCCGAGTCTAATCTCTAGAGATTTGTCTCAACTACCCCAGGACCCGTGCCTGGGGTTCTTTTTTGTCTAAAACTGAAATCTATCATTAAATAAATACTCTACATCTTAGAGTATAAAATGACAGAGAATGAACCTTTTGATTTTGGCATAGAAGTTAAACTCCCCGAAAACAACAACTTTAGCGACTTCAAAGACCGCACGAAAGACGGCTTTCTCGTCGTCAAGGAAACCTTGACTAGAATCGGTATAGCTTCTAAAAAAACCAAGACACTCTATCAGAGCTGTCATATTCTCCACAAGAAATCTAAATATTATATCGTAACTTTTAAGGAACTTTTTAAGCTTGATGGAAAACCAGCCGACATTACTGAAGATGACATTGCTCGACGCAATACTATTGTAAAGCTGTTGGCAGAATGGAAGCTGTTGGAGATTATTGATAAAGAAAAAGCGGAGGTAAACGAACCTCCGCCATCTATTAGAGTAATAAGTTACAAGGATAAGGCCAACTGGGTATTATCGGCTAAGTATCAGATCGGCACTAAATCATAACATCATTTCCGCTGGATTTAATAACAACTTTAATAGCAATTTCCAAACAGGACGGGCGGATGTCACCAATCGCTCCTTCAGCTAGTATCTTATCCTGACAGTTTCTGAGACAGTCAACGACTTCGCCCATAGTGATAGGATATTGTGCTAAGTTTCTCATATTAAATCATCCCTATATTCGAGTTCGTTCAAGCAGACAAATCGAGTTCCTCGTAAAACATGATCGAAGCTGGAATGGTAGTGTCCAAATACCCACAGTTCCGGAGAATGGGCCGACCACATAGACTGGAAAGCCTGAGCGGTGCGAGCATCTAGTTTACCCCAAGATTGACGACCAGATTCGGTCAACACTGCTCCTGCCACTTCCACTGGACAATCGTGTGTGATCATTACTCGAGGACGAAGGGCCAGATATTTGTCTGTCAGATCGTAAAGTTCGGCTGTTGATAGTTCCTCGTCGGCCCACCACGAATAGTTTTCAACTCTATATTCTTGATCAACCGAAAGGGCGCCGCCGATAAACATAGTATCGCCTTCGACAGTTCCATCCTTGATCCATTGTGACTGGTCTCGACAGACACCTGGATTATCGTGATTGCCTCGAATAAAACGAGCATCGTGTTTAACCATTGCATAATGCGGCGGATTCTCGAAAAACTCGCCTGCACGATAGCCTTGATTGTGACGAAAACCTACTCCCATATCTCCCACCTGAATAGAGGCAGGAGCATCGGCGATTATTCTTTTATATTGTTCATATTTTCCGTGTACATCTCCCACAAGGCGAATCATAATACCATCCAAGCTTTGTTGTTTTTAATTCTGTTTATAGTGCTGTAGCTTACATTAAATTCATTCATAAGTTTAACTACAGAAACACCATCTACTAAACTGAAAACACGCTTCACCTTCAAAAAATCCTGCGGTCCAAAATATATCAGTTAGACGCATATATCTCGCTCCAGTAAGTTAGAAAAAACAGTTCGAGGCGCATCCTCCAACCAAGGATATTGGCGCGGAACCATCATATAGCATTCGGTTGGCTTCGGGTCTAGGTCCATTACATATTGCATATCTTCGGCGGCTTTGCCGGCCAGATAGAATGCAGTATGTAAGTCGTTATGATGTCGCATATAGAATAGCATCATTTTAGTACTCCTAAAAAAAATGCGCGGTTTAGAAGATCGCGCCCCTTCCTGCTCTTCCCATCTAACCGTGCTTCTTGGCAGCCGTCAAGCACCGTTTAGTTATTTAGGCTGCGTTTCGCTTTTCTGCCAGCTTCTTGATCATTGCCAAAGTCTCAGACTTAGTCTTTGCCTGTTCCTCCGGCGACTTCACCGTGACGGTGACCTTCGCCTTTTTTGCCTTCGGCTGTTTTACTGCTTTTTCCTTCTTGGGCTTCGGCAGCGATTTATCGAGAATTGCCTGAAGCATATTCTTGATATCAGCCGTCGGACCCCAAAACTTGCCTTCCAGCAAGGTTCGGACAGCAGCAGTTTTAGTCGTATTGGCTGGCATCTTGAACCAGAAAAAAGTCACCGACTTTCCGGTGGCTAGTACTGTCTCAGGAAGCATTGCCCATACGGCATACTTTTTGTTGCACGATGTATGGAAATTGTGTGTTACCTTTCCATCCTCGTCGGACACTACCGATACACCGGCATATCCTACAACTCTGTCAACTTTCGCCATTATGGCTCCTTTCAGTTAACGGTTTCAGTATTTGCACTATACACCACCGACACGAATTTGTCAAGTGGAAAGTTCGGCAAGGCCTGGTGGGGGTCGAACCCACGTCTCTCATTGCGAGCATTGTCTGATCAAAACAAAGACTGAACTGATCAAGTTCAACGAACCTCGCGAGCGGATTAACCACTCTCCTACAGGCCCATAAAGGATGCGACGATTTACTTTCTTGTAAAGGAGTCGTCGCCCACTCCCAGCAGAACTTATTTAAAGCCGCTTCTGCCCTAATAGGCGTTTTTACTCACCCCGGCTATTATCAAGAACTTTTTAGGAGGGGCGCATTCTTTAAGTTGTCATGATGGGGTGTTACCCACACCATCAACACGATATTGAGGTGTTGATGATTCCGCCCAGTCGTATCTTATCCTGCCGTTTCCCCGCCGCCCGACTTCATTTTCGTTGTCAGTCGCGACATTCTAGCTAAACTTCGCAGAATGAACCACTTGCTAGTAGGTACTTTACGCGGCGCACGATCCAGGTAAATTTCCGAATTGAATCGGTGCTCCTAAACAGTCTTTAGTCGGCGGGAGGGCTAAGTCCCGCGAAATGTTGGTCGGCCATTGTTTTCAAAGGACGCCAACGCCCTGCTTTTCAGTCTTGTATTATCAATATACAACCTTAGTGGTCGCTTGTCAACTTAAATCGACATTCTATTATCACAAAATCGTGAGCGATCACGACTTCGTGATCGACCCAATAGGATGGTCGTGGGTTCGCGAACTTTTTCCTGGATAATGATACATTATGCCGATTTAGATGCACCACAGCTCGATTCTAGGCATTTATGCTATATTTCTGCACTTTCCAGAAACTGCAATATTCCGATAGAAAAAACTCAATAGAATCAATAACTTATAACCCCTTGATTTCATTGAAGAACTTATTTTACGATTTCTCTTGACAATCGCTTCCGACTACTATATAGTTATTATTATAACGAATAGAGAAAGATGAATGACTAAGAAAACCAGAACATTCAAAAATATTGAAGAGTTTTCCATATATCTGAAAACGCTTTCGTATTCCGAAGTAACCAAAGTATGGGACAAGGCAGAAAAGGCAAAACGCCACGAATATGCCAAAGTCGCATTACACGAACTTTACACTCGCCCGTTTGAACTAGTAACAAAAAGGTAAACCTAACTATGAAACTCAAGAACGGAATGAAAATGTGGACTCGTGAAACCCCCGCAATGGGCGGTTTTGGTCCCGTTATGTCGGAGCAAATTGTAATCTGTAAAAACACAACCGTTGGCAAAGACGCCAATTGGTATATTGTCAGATTCGCCGATGGTGGCGAGTTGACAATGCACCGCGATTCAATGACTTATGGGATGGCCAACTAATGTTCCGCTATTCGACACATAAATCCCGAAAAGCTGCAGAAGCAGCGCTTGAGGACTACTTCGCTTCCGGCGAAGTTTTTCCATCCGAGTTCTCCGAAATTCGTAGCCGCCGTGAACGTGTGCCTCCTCACTATTGGTCGCGCTGGTTTTACGACATTATGCTGAGAGGCTAAAATGGCCCGCAAAACCCCCCGTTTCGTTGTTTACCACATTCGTTCAACTATGACAGACGCAACTTATGTGACCTATTATCACGCGCGAAATCGCTGTGATAAACTGAACAAACGAGACAATGGCTCACACGAAGTTTCGACCATCGCCAACTATAACAAAAACGTCGTCCATATGGTCGAGCGCGTCAATATGATGAGCGGTAAGAAGTATCTGGAACCGAGCAACACTCCGAACTATTGTAGTCCGTCGAGTGAAGCTTATTGGAGTATGTAACTATGAAAACCCTTATGACTGGAAAACTACTACTCGCGGCCGATGAATCGGTTGACGACGAATACGAGGTGCTTGATCGAAATGGCAATGTGACTGACTTTGCTATTCAAGTATCAGCCCCCTACTTTACTGCCACACGGATTGACGAAGATCGTGGAGAAATGTGGTTCGGTCCAGAACGGCGCAGCCTTAAAACTGCCCTCAAGGACGCAATGCTCCAATACCTGAAAGGTTAATACAATGGCTTACCGACACGAAATCTCTAACTCCGACGACGTCATTGATTCCCGTGATGTGATTGCGCGAATTGATGAACTCGAAAACGATGAAAATCTCGATCTAGTCGAAGTCGCTGAACTGGATGCACTGAAGGCGCTGGCTGAGGAAGCCGAGCAATATGCAGAAGACTGGAGTTATGGCTCAACCCTAATTCGCGATTCCTACTTTACCGACTACGCCGAGGAACTCTGTAAAGACATTGGCCAATTGCCAAGAGACATTCCAGACTATATCGTAATCGACTGGGAAGCCACTGCCGAAAATCTCAAGGCCGACTACACTTCCGTTGACTTCGACGGCGTCGAATATTGGGTGAGATAATGAAACTCACTGTTCACAAAGTAGTCGCACATCGCAATGGTATCTGTGGCGTTGGCTTCTATGCCGTGTCGTTCTCCTATGTCGAGAACGGCAAATACCGTAATGCTATCGCGACCGTCTCGTATGACGATCTAGAAGCCAAGTTTGCTAAAGAGCCACACGATCCGCAAACACGCGTCCTGATGTTCCGCGAGGACAATACCGGACTTGATATCGAGGAGACTATGCGTGGCGATCACTTCCACAACGATCTATGCAAGTATCTGATAAAGTGGCGTGACGTCGAATGGAAAAGATTAACACGTCCATCACCGGAACTAAAGGAAGCTTTATAAAAGTTCTTGACATATCGTCCGGACTTTGATATGATAAGAAAATGAACAAGGAGAAACCGATGTTTGCAAAACGTCACTATGAGGCGATCGCTGAGGTTATTCAGACCATCGCAACTGATAACGACAAGCTGGACGGACTGCGGCGGGACGTGATTACTCGCAAGTTTGCCGAGTTGTTCGCCCGTGATAATGGACAGTTCCATTGGGATCGTTTCCTCCGCGCCTGCCGTCCCGGCGCCAACGTAAGAGCAAAATCATGAAAACCAAGACCATCACTTTCGGCTTTATCCACAAGTTGGGTAAGGATTACTACGATGTTCAAAAAGTAACCGACAGCGTTCGATTCCATCCCGGCGACAAATTGACCTCTGGTCAAGTCGAGGACTTGTGTATTGACCGGAACTGGCGAGTTACCATTGTTCCATCCAAGAGAGGCTAATCAATGCGAAAGATCGATATCGTCCTAAAGAACAGCGCTGGTTCTGAACTAGCGCGAGAATCCGCCGTTGTGTATGAACACGACCACGGCGTCGAAGACGAATCCGACAAGATTCGGCAACGCCTGATCGCCTGTCTGCAAGACGACGGCTGGCGACTGTTACCCGGTGACACCCTCGAATTCGTGGAGCAAGACTAATGCGCGAAGAATCATTTTCGGTGTTATGGGGCAGTGAAATGCACGGCCGAGCCACCGAAGAGTTCCAACCTTATCTGACAAATAAAGATGCAAAACGCGAACGCGATATGCGCTATTATCTCCTGAAAAGTCAGGGTAAAAGAATCAAGCGCTCAATCCTCAAAGGACAGCTGCGACAATACTGGTCGTTCGGTGTTCCGTGTGGCAGGAGTTGCGACGTCTACAACCTCACCTATATGGAGTGAATATGACCAATAAAGAAATCTTCAGTGAAGCTTATCGCCGCAATCTGGAGCGAGCAGCTCAAAGTCGACCCGACCAGTATGGTTTTATCGTGGGTCACGTCAACGAAACAGCCGACAGAATGTTAGCAGCCGTTGAACGACGAACCTACAATAAAGACGGTTTCGCCTTCAAGTGGACTTGCAAGGAACTCGGGATCAAATACACCTACACCGCAATCAACAACTTCTGGAGGTCGTGATGGGAAGATTTTTTCTCGTCCTTCTCCTGTTCGTGATCGGAATGGCATATTTCTCAGCGAACGGTGGAGGTCCTTGGGCTCTTGTCGCAAGTATGCTCGCACTAAAACTACTAATCGTTTGCATTCCTGTTATGATTGTAATCTGGATTATCAAATGCATCGTCCGGAGTTGTGTCAGAACCGCAAAAAACGAATGGAGAGACTAAAATGATGAAAGCTGGAAAATACTACATTGGCGACTTATGCTATGTTATGCACGACCAATGGGATGAGTTCTGTGATATCACAATTGATGATCGTGTCTGTAAAGAAGGCGAGTTTCGGCTAAAAAACGGAACCAACTTCGCAACATATGGCACGCAATATGGCGACGGCACTTTTTACGACCAAAACAAGTATGAGTATGGCGTAGATGCTGGCTTGCTTGGTTGTATTCGTGTTGAGGATATCGATGACCCTGAAGGCATTGAACGAATGGAAGAACTAGGTCACGTTTACACCTTCGACCGACCGTTTCGAACTGGTCGAACGTCGGATGGCACGATCTATTTCGGGCACGTGAGAATTCCAACTGGAGAATAAGATGAAAAATATTCGCACTTATACTATTAGCCCGTGGAGCGTAGATGACTTCGATCCAATGACGTTCTGTCGCGAACTAATGGCAGCGGGATTTACCTTCGACCATATCGGTTGTCCGTTCAAAATCACAAAGCCGTGGGATCGTCGTGAACTGGATGACGGCACTGCCATCTATCGTCAGTGGGATGAATAACAGTCCTTGACAACACCGATCAATCTGATATAATAAAATAAAGGAGACTAAAATGGGAACTCGTAGCGATATCATCGTGCATCGTGCGGATGGAAAATGGGCAATGATTTACTGTCATTGGGATGGTTATTTCGATCATAATGGCGTGATTCTAGCCAAGCATTATGCTTCTCAAAAGAAAGCTGAAAAACTGGTAGCACCTGGCGATATGTCGTCGTTGGGACCAAAATGCTCCAAGCCGAAAGGACATACATTCGACAAACCTGTGAAGGGCTATACTGTTTATTATGGCCGGGATAGAGGTGAGAAGGGCGTAGATGCCACGGTTGGCGAAACTCTTTCTGACGTCTGGCCAGGCAGTGATTCTTGGACTGAGTTTACTTATGTGTGGACTGATGAAGCTTGGTGGGTTGGTGATCCTGAAGGATCACAAACACTTATTCTCTTGTCTGATGCACTGGAAGGCAAAAAGACAATCCATCCCGCAATCAAAGCATTCGGAATGGTTCTAGGACACCACTAAAATGACCCAAGACCCAAAAACTAGACCTTTTACCAGGCTCGCTGCTGAAATGATCGGCGGCCTCGAATCACTGGATAAAGGCGACTGCCCACTCTGTCACGGACCAATCACTGAATTCCGTGATAGATTGTCGAAAAAAGAGTTCGGTATTTCTGGAATGTGCCAGAACTGCCAGGATTCAGTATTCGGAACCCACCAGAACGTGCTATGACCGAACATATGACAAAAACCGAACTTCACGCGCTTGATAAAAAACTTGCGATTACTGCTGAACGAATGCAGATCGCAAATCATCTAGAAACAGTTGCAAAGGAGTTACTACATAATAAAGAATCTGATGCAGTAGATGGCTATGTTGCAGCAGCTCTAATAGAAATAGCCAAAGTAATCCGAACAGGAGGTCACTATGACGGACTCACAATCTAAGGTAAAATATCCAAACATCAAAGTAAAGCTGGTAGGCGAAGACGGCAATGCCTTTGCTATCCTTGGTGCAGTTAAGAATGCAATGCGAAGGGGAAAAGCTTCTGACGAAGACATCCAAGCTTTTCTAGCCGAGGCAATGAGCGGAGATTACAACCATTTACTGCAAACTTGTATGAGATTTGTTGTTGTCGCTTGACATCTGTTTGATGTTGGTGTAATATGAAGGAGTTGTCCTAAGGGACAACTCTTTTTTATATATTAGGAGACAAATTATTATGACTAAAAATACATGGGATATTGTTGATCCAAAACAATATGCAGAAGTTTTACAACGAGGAATGCGCATTTATCTAGCTGGACCGATGCGGGGAATTCCAGAATTCAACTTCCCGGCTTTTCACGCTTATGCCAAAGCTTTACGAGAACAAGGCTATGAAGTTTTTTCCCCCGCTGAAAAAGGTATGGAAAAACACGCAGGCTCGCAATATGAAAACTTAGCTTTTCGTCGAGCAGTATTTTTACTGGATACTGAATATATCTGTAACGAAGCTGATGCTGTTGCAATGATGCCTGGCTGGGAGAAAAGTTCCGGAGCCAGAGCAGAAAAAGCTCTTGCTGAAGCTATTGGGCTAAAAGTTATGATATTGGAGGATGCTGCATAATGGTAATAGTAGAGGCTTCTCAAGTAAATGGCGGCCTACGTTATGATAGCGGAAAAAACCGCCTCGATCTAATCCCTCCAGAATGGGACTGGGCATTAGGCTTAGTCCTGACCAAGGGCGCCGAGAAATACGCGGTGCGTAATTGGGAAAAAGGTATGGACTGGAGCAAGGTGCTTGGTCCTATGCGTCGTCATATCGACAAATTTCTGACCGGAGAACAATATGATATAGGAACCCCTGAAGAACCAGGAACGGGTTGCCATCACCTCGCAATGGTGGCCTGGAATGCCCTTGCTCTTATGTCTTATGATATTCGAGGAATTGGCACAAACGATATCGTTACAGGAGATATGAAATGGCTAGAAAAATGTTCGACCAAGACTACGTCAACACAGTTGCCGGACACAAAGTAAGCGAAGACGAGGCCTGGGAGTTTATTAGGGGACTTGAACAGTTCCTCTCGGTGTCCTATGATAACGTCGATAATGACGGCTTTCTCGTCGGAAAGAAATCCAAGTTCAATTCAATAAAGGCGGCAAAGGAGTTTATTCGAAGACTTCAATCCCCTACAAAACCCATCATCGAAGAATAAAGGAAAATAAAATGCCATTTGATCCCAAATGCCCGAATTGTGGCAAGCCAAATCCAGATAAAACTGGAAGACTAAATCCGTTCAGGTGTGATTGCGTAATAAAGAAAGGAAAATAAAATATGTTTGGAACAGTTGCTTTAGTAATCCTGGGCTTAGTTGCCTGGGCGATAATCTCAGTGCTTTTAGCAATGTCCTTTCGGACAGTTGTTAAGACCAATGAAGTTCACACCGTTCAAACCAGACGAAAAACAGTCGCCTATGGAAAAGATCAAGCCGCTGGCAACGTCTACTATGCTTGGCCGGCCTGGTTGCCCCGAATTGGTATTAGAGTAATCGTTCTGCCGGTGTCGGTATTCGACGCACGACTAAACGATTATCCTGCCTACGATCAAGATCGAGTTCCGTTCGTTCTGGATATTATGGCATTCTTTCGCATTGACGAACCTAGCACTGCTGCACAGCGCGTTAGTTCGTTTCAAGAACTGAAGCAACAACTTGACGGTATTCTACAAGGCGCCACGCGTTCGATCTTGGCTCAAGCTCCCATCAATGAAATCCTGCAAGAACGGGCCAAATACGGCAAGATGTTTACTGATGCCACAACACTTCAACTTAAATCGTGGGGCGTTGTCAATGTCAAGAACATCGAATTGATGGACATTCGCGACACGCAAGGCTCTGCTTCCATCAAAAATATTATGGCAAAAAAGCAGTCATTTATTGAAATGGAAAGCCGCACTGAAGTTGCAAAAAATCAGCAAGCTGCTAATACTGCTGAAATCAATGCAAAACGACAAGTTCTTGTCTGTCAACAAGAGGCTGAACAAGCTGTTGGTATTCAGACTGCTACAAAAACACAAGCTGTTGGTATTGCTGATCAGACTGCCGCACAACAGATCAAAGTGCAGGAAGCAGTAACGGCCGAAAAGGCAATGGCTGTGACGCGTGTTAATCAAGTGAAGCAGGCGGAAATTACTCGTGACGCAAAAGTTGTTCAGGCTGAACAGGAAAAACAAGTAGCAATACGAGAAGCCGAAGGACGATTAGGGGCCGCACAAAACGACGCACAAGCCATCGAAGTTCAAGGCAAAGCAAAAGGTGCTGCGGAACAAGCAGTTCTTATGGCCCCCGTCAACTCACAAATTGCTTTGGCGAAAGAAATCGGCACCAACGAGAACTACCAACACTATCTCGTTACCGTTCGCCAAATCGAGGCCAATCAGGTTGTTGGTATTGAACAGGCCAAAGCACTCGAAGCAGCCCACATCAAGGTTATTGCCAACTCAACGGCAGGACCCGTTGATGGTGTCAAATCAGTGATGGACTTGTTTACCCCGAAGGGCGGCACGCAAGTTGGTGCTGCTTTGGAAGCCTTCAAGAATACTGAAGCCGGCGACGAGTTTATCCGACGTATCACCGGTAGCAACGGCAAAGACGCTAATGTAGGATAAAATGCCAATAACAGTTAATTATAAATTAGGACACGGCAAACACTGGTTTCAGATACAACAGCTTGCAACCTTTGACGAAGCGTGGCAAGCAGCATACAACGTAATATGCAAAGAATGTGTGAATAAGGAAACCAACACAATCGAACTGAAGTTCAGAAAGGTAGAATAAAATGGCAACTACTTATTATCCACCGGACCCTTATCAAGGTTGGTATAATCCAAATCCTTGCAGTAATTGGCCCGCGTCTAGAATTATGACGGATACGTCTTCATCTGTCAGAATGGTAGCAAACTATGGCTCAATACGAGTTTATACAACCAATAATCAGGGATAAGTTATGAAACTATATCCTGCCATCCAAATACCAGTAGGACAATGGAGATTTTTTCCTGAAGCAATGGTTGCCCAAAACATGCATAATGGAAACTGGGCAACATTCCATCGCTCCGAGAATGGCTGGATTGTACACTGTATTAATTGCCCAGCCCAATGGATGTTAAAAGAGTTAGCTGAATGGTTCGGAAAATGGATCACAGGAAAGGTAGATAAATAAATACAACAGGAGCAACCAATGATTCCTTTAGAATTGGCAAAGGAACTTCACGCAGTTCCAGAAAGTATTGTTAGAGAATACGCCGACCATTTCGGGGTAGTAGAAGGCAAGAAAAATAGCTTTATGAAACTTTTGGATGCTGCAGCCATTTTCCGAATAGCAGGAACTAAACCCATATTTTTATCAACAAAAGATGGGATGGGTTATGCTGTATCTTCGGAAGCCACCTTTATGAAAAAATTACATTAATGACCTTTATAATGAAGAAAGAATATATGAGAGTGGTTTTTAGCCTTGCTAGGGCCGTAGATCACCTAAATGAACTGGCCGCGCAAGGCTGGCGGATCATTAATATACATGAAACTAATTCAAACGTTTATGCCTGGCTGGAATGTGATATAGCCGAAAAAGAATTACTGAAGGAAGAATATCGAAGTATAGCAGATATTACAGCTTAAGAATACTCATACGCAGGCTGTGCCAGCGCAGCGGCTGCGTAAACCTCGGACCTGTGCGCTGACCAGAGAAACCGAGGCGAGCCGGAGGGATAATTCCCCTCCGGCGTTTTATTCTTGACATCCCTCAACATCTCCGATAAAATATCTCAATGAGCTTTTACACAAACTGCTTTATCAGAAACGGAAAAGTTTATCTTCGTGGCTTCAACGACGCCAACGAATCATTTATTGATATTATAAAAGACTGGCAGCCGTATCTGTTCTTTCCAGGTAATGGTCCTTATAAGACCATTGACGGAAAGTCGTGCTTCAAAAAAGAGTTCCCTTCACTCAATGCTGCTTACAAGTTTAAGAAGCCGTATGAAGAGGCCGGCAACGCCGAGTTCTATGGGATGACGCAGTTCGTCTATCCGTTCCTCAACGACAAATATCCTGGCGACATCCAATACGACAACAAGCTGATATCGGTAGTGTCTCTCGATATCGAGGTGGACTCCACTAACGGCTTCCCTAATATTGAGGCAGCCAATCAGGAAATCACTGCAATCACTATCGTTAAAAACAATGAATCGCTAACCTTTGGAACCAAGGATTTCCGAACCAAGGGAACACAAGCTTATGTTATGTGTGTTGACGAAAAGGATATGCTGCAATCATTCCTTGCCGCCTGGAACTCATCAAACTGGTGTCCTGATATTGTAACTGGCTGGGGCGTCGATCACTTCGATATTCCCTACCTATTCCATCGTATCAAAAATGTGTTATCTGAAACCAGCGCCAATAAACTCTCGCCATTCGGCTTCGTTGATCTGAAAGAAACCATCCGACCCAAAGGATCGAACTATAGAAACTTCAATGACCGAAAAGAACAGGTGTATGTACTATATGGAATCACGGTCCTCGATTATCTTCAGCTCTATCGCAAGTTCACCTTCATCAACCACGAATCCTATGCGTTGAATAACATCGCCAAGGTTGAGCTGGGTAAGCAGAAAATTGATTATGGCGAATATAAAAACCTCGACAATCTCTATAGCCAGAACCCCCAGTTATTCTATGAATACAATATCGAAGATGCGTTCCTGGTATCGCAACTAGAAGACAAGCTCAACTTCATTAAACAGGTTGTCTCAATAGCCTATCTCGCCAAAGTCAACTATATCGATGCGATGGTTACCCTACGGCCGTGGGATGTTATTATTCACAACTATCTGCTGGAAAAACAGATCGTTATTCCGCAAACGGATCGAAGCCATCATTACCAAGAAATCCTTGGGGGTTATGTAAAAGAGCCACAAGTTGGAATGCATAAATGGGTCGTTTCGTTCGACTTCGATTCACTATATCCATCCATTCTAAGCCAGCATAATATCTCACCGGAAACGTTGTTGACTAAAATGGAGTCAAACCGCCCCGAAGATATCGTCAAGTATAACAAGTTCCCTAAACACGACGATGATATTGTCTGCGCCAATGGCTGTGTTTATCGTCGCGATATTCGGGGCTTCATTCCTGATATCGTTGATAAGTTCAAAGACCTTAGAGCATCAATCAAACGCAAAATGCTTGAACTGGAAAAACAAACCAGCTATGAAAACCATAAAGAAATCGAACATCTGGATCATTACCAGCAAGCCTTGAAGATTCTGAACAATGGACTTTACGGGGCGCTTTCGATGCGTTTCTTCCGTTGGTATAATGCTGATCTTGCTGAGTCGGTAACCTACACCGCACAAGTCTGCACCAGATATGTAGAAAAGGAACTCAATAGCTATCTAAACAATATTTTAGTGAGCGGAGACAAAGATTATATTGTGGAAGCGGATACCGATTCGGTTTATATAAATCTGGAACCTCTTGTCGTGCAATGTGACATGCAGAATAAACCCACCGAGAAAGTTATTGAATGGCTTGATAAAATCTGTAAGAAATGTCTTCAACCTCTTATCAAAGGATATTGTTCGCAACTTTGTGATAAGCTGTCGGTCTATGAACCTAAGCTCAATATGAAGCGAGAGGTTATCTGCGACAAAATGATTATTCGCGCCGCCAAGATGTATGCCCTCCACATCTGGGACAAGGAAGGTATTCGCTATAAGGAAGGACAAATCAAGACAAAAGGAATTGAGGCAGTTCGATCATCGACTCCAATGATCTGCCGCGATAAGATCAAGGAAGCCATCAAAATCATATTCAAACAAGACGAAAAATATCTCCAGGACTATATCGCGAACTTCAAGAAAGAGTTTATAGAACTACCATTCGATCAGATTGCATTTCCAAGAACTGTAAATGGGATACTCGAATATGCGACGGCTTCAAGTAGTATTCCCATTCACGTCAGAGGCGCCCTAGTTTATAATCTTGCGATCCAGGAACTGGACCTGCTAAAGAAGTATAAACCTATAAAGGACCAGGAGAAGATTCGGTTCTGTTATCTACAAAAGAACAATCCATTCAACTCGCATGTTATCTCTTGTTCCGATGAACTGCCTAAGGAGTTCGAGTTGGACGATTATCTTGATCGAGAAACGCAATTTCAGAAGGCGTTTCTAGGACCAGTCGAGAGTATCACGTCGATTATAGGTTGGAAAACGGTGAATACGCCGGACTTGAAGGATTTTATTTGACATCTCTGACTCTATCTGATAAGGTGAATATTATGGAAGGATGTATTATTGGTAGCTTATTTTTTCCAGAAGACACCGGCCCCGGCCATCCTGGGTTTTCTATTAGATACCACAATGGTTACCAAGCCTATGTAAATGGTTACTGGAAAAAAATAAATCATATAACATTATTCTGGGATTGGAACCTATATCCACGTCCTGAAGTTGTTTATGGTCACTTTTGGGGAACATTATGAAAATCGATGATTATGTGAAGAAAAGTCAATCAACTATTCGCTATGATATTTTTATGGCTGGTGATATCTCCCAGGTTAAACAAGTATGTCGGGAATACTGTGAAGTCGGGCTATGTATCACTATCGAACCAGTCGACTTTATCTATACTGGAGGCGAAGAGGTGGGATTTAAGATCGGCCTTATAAACTATCCACGATTCCCCACCAACCATAACCAAATTAGGAACCACGCCATTGCATTAGGTCACGAAATAAGAACGCGGTTATGTCAGAACTCGTTTCTGGTTATAGGACCAGATTACACCGAATGGTATTCGAGACCATTATTAGATGTTGAACAAAAGGAAAGTAAATGAATAAACTACTTGAAAGAATGAAGCTGGCTGGAACCATAAAAGAATCCGAGATTCTTGCTGATTCAGAGTTCTTTACCAGCAAGGATATTACTTCAACCGAAATCCCTATCCTAAACTTAGCGTGTTCAGGGGAGTTCAAAGGCGGACTATATTCAGGTATAACAGTGCTTGCGGGTTTGCCTAAATCTTATAAGACCTTGTTGGCGCTTTATTGCTTGAAAGCATACCTTAATAAGCATAAAGACGCGGTTGGGCTTATCTATGATTCCGAGTTTTCAATTACTCCTGAATATCTCAAGATGTATGATATTGACAGTGAACGTATTATTCATGTTCCGGTCACAAGTCTTGAAGTTATGAAGTTCGATATTGTGAACCGCCTGGAAGCAATCAAACGAGGCGACGATAAAGTTTTCATTTTGGTCGACTCAATGGGGACGATGGGATCACTAAAAGAGATTACAGATAGTCTAGCCGAAAAGTCTACTGTTGATATGACCAGGTCCAAAACTATTCGCTCTATCTTCCGAATGATAACTCCACATATGACAATGAAGGATATTCCTTGTATTGTTATCCAACACGTTTATCAGACACTTGATCTATTCTCAAAAACGGTAGTTGGGGGAGGATTGGGGGCTATGTATAACGCCAATCAAGTATTCATTATCACCAGGGCACAAGACAAGGATGATGATGGAATCAAGGGTTATTTCTTCACTATTAACATTGATAAATCCAGGTTCGTTAGGGAAAAGTCCAAGTTCCCGTTACATATCACATATGATGAAGGAATCGATAAATGGTCGGGGCTACTTGACATTGCGCTGGAAACAGGGTATCTTATCAAACATAAAACCAAACCCTTAACATATTCAATTAAAAGCGTCACAACTGAAACAGCCGGCGACGTCAAATACACCGAGGAGGAACTAACAGAAAGTGGTGTATGGGAAGCTTTGATTGATCTGCCAGAGTTTGATAAAGCCGTATCAGACAAATATAAGTTACAAAAACATGAAGCGTAATCAAAAACTTTCACATAAAGAGTTTGCTGAACTGCTTCGTTATTTAGAGCTAGCTCTGCAATATGAAGAAATTGAGTTAAACTATCAGCTGCAGAAACATAAAGAAAATGGTAAATGCAAACATCCCAACTAATTCTCACCAATCTAATACAGAATGAGACATACCTTAGAAAAGTTTTTCCATACCTAAAAGAGTCCTATTTCGATAATCCAGCCGATATTGCGGTATTCAAGATTATCAAGGATCATGTCGAAAAATACAATCAAAGACCTTCACAAGAGGTGCTTGAGGTTGAACTGGAAAATCTCAAAGGCATATCTCAGGACAGCTACAAGGGCTGTAAGGAGCTAATAAATAGCTTAGCATCACCCTCCCCGCAAGACCTCGACTGGTTGGTAAACACCAGTGAAAAATGGGCGAAAGAACGAGCAATATTTAATGGCCTTACCGAATCACTTGAAATCTTCAAAGACAAGTCAGGAAAAAAACCTCAAGGAGCTATTGTCAAAATACTCGAAGATGCCATATCAGTATCATTTGATCAACGCCTTGGTCATGATTGGCTGGCTGATGCTGATTCTCGCTATGACTGGTATCATACAAAAGAAGTTAGAATCCCTTTTGACATCGATAAACTGAATGAAATAAGCGGCGGAGGACTCCCCAAGAAATCGCTAATGATTATTATGGCCGGTGTCAATGTGGGAAAAACAGCCGCAATGTGTTCAATGTCGGCATCACATATGATTACTGGCAAGAACGTTCTTTATATTACTATGGAAATGTCCGAAGAAATGATTGCAATGAGAGTCGATGCAAATCTTCTCAATACTTCAATGAATGATCTAGCATTGTTAGACAAATCAGATTATGATAAGAAAGTAAATTATATCCGCACAAAGACACCAGGCAAGCTCAAGATACATGAATACCCAACTGGAGGAGCCTCGGTCAATCACTTCAGACATCTACTGCACGAACTAAAGTTTAAAAAGAAGTTCGTTCCAGACATTCTCTATATCGATTATCTCAATATCTGTTGTTCATCACGGATCAAAATGACAGCTCATGTCGGATTATATACCTATGTGCAGGCGATAGTTCAAGAGGTTAGAGGATTGGCAGTTGAATACGACATTCCAATCATCACTGCAACCCAGTTAAATAGAGAAGGCTACGTATCGTCTGATCCTGGAATGGAACATATCGCCGAATCATTCGGAACTGGAGCTACTGCTGATCTTATCATTGCCATTATGATAAATGATGAGTTGGCGTCGTTAAACCAGATCATGGTCAAGCAGATCAAAAACAGATTTGGCGATGTTCACAAAAACGAGCGGTTTATTATCGGCAGAGATATTGATAAGATGCGGCTATATAATGTGGATCGAACAGCTCCTTCTAAGGAAGTGGTTCATCTTCATCAGGAAAAGTTTGATGACAAGAAGAAAATATTTGCGGAGTTTAAATAGGAAACTAAAATGACTGAAAATTTCGAAAAATACTCCTTAGAGCGTAGCATAATCGATATTGAAAGGTTGGCCATTTTTATATTCGACTATGAGACAGGAGGAAGAATACTCACTCCAGCAGGAAGTATTGAAGGTTGGATTGGGGCTTGGTTCCCGGAACAACTCAAGGACACCTATCGAGCCAAGGCATTACATATCCTAGAATGGCTTTCTGAAAACGGGGAAAGAGCAAAACTACAAGCCACTAATACTAGCTGGTAAATACGATAAATAACCCGATGATAAAACTCCTCCGGGAAATCACCTCAGACATAACCAGACTCGTCATTGTTGACGCAGCGGTATTCAATGACCTCAAATATCTGACTGAATCCGCCGAGGCAATGGAGAAGCACAAACAAAAAAACAAGAAGCTGAAGCATCTTACCCATCTTGAGGATATGATCCTGGTCGGAGGTCAAGAAGGCTTTGATTCTGTTCTCTCAACGTTGGGTAAAACCCATGACTATCTTCAGGGAAAACGTCGTGATGGTTTCAGTCTTGCGACAAAGTTTGATGGCTCTCCAAGCATTATTTGGGGCTATGATCCTGAAGGCAAGTTCTTTGTCGGGACCAAGTCGTTCTTCAATAAGACCCCCAAGATAAATCACGACAATAAAGAAATCGATGCTAATCACAGCAAATCTCCTCGCTTAGCCGAGAAGCTAAAGTTTCTCCTTCCCCTCCTAAAGAAGGTGTCTCCTAAACAAGGCATATTCCAGGGTGACCTGATGTATAGTGCCGATGAGGTGCAAAAATCGTCCAATACCAATCTCTCGTTCACTCCAAATACCCTCACTTATAATGTCGATAAGAACTCCTATGAAGGACAACAGGTAATGAAGTCCAAGGTGGGTATTGCCGCGCATACCCATTATGAACAACAGCCAAACGGTGAGCTTCGTGCAGTATTCGACGTGGATATGTCCAAGTTCACACCATCGGACGATATTCACTTTCTTCCGACCAAGCTGCGAGGACCGTTCGAATACAAGCCTGCAGCCATCTCGAAGTTCGCCGATGCGCTCAGCTCCGCCCAGAAGATGAACCAAAAGCTACAAAAATCAGGGGCGTTCGAGGCCATAAAAGGCCATGAAACTCTACTAATGTCGTATGTAAACAACGTGATCAAAAACAAAAAGGCTCCTTCTCCCGAAGGCTATGTAGCGTTTATCTATGGCCAACTCAAAAAGAAAACCGAACATCTCAAGTTGGATAAGACCAAGGTCAAATGGAAAGGAGTTTTAGATACCGAAGTTAAAAATGTTATGGACAACAAACAAGCATTCTCTGATATCTTTAAAGCCCATCGCTATATCCAGGATGCAAAGAATGTCCTGGTAGATGTATTGTCAAAGAACTCGTCGTATAATGAAACCATTCTCGGAGACAAATCAAAACCTGAAGGCTTTGTCGCCTCAATCAATGGTCAGCCGACCAAGCTGGTAGATCGTGAACACTTCTCCGCGGCCAACCTGGACTTCAACTCCAAGGTCGATCCTTCGGAAAATCCGTTGGTGTTATCGTTTGGTCGAATGAACCCTCCAACGGTAGGGCACGGGAAACTGATCGCAAAAGGTGCCGATATTGCTCGACGCATCGGAGCTAAACAATCCGTAGTAGCCAGCAGGTCACAGGACCCTAAAAAGAATCCACTCTCTCCCACTCAGAAAATATCGTGGCTCAAGTCAATGTTTCCAGGAACCAACACCTCAATCGCTGCTCCAGATGCGCCAACCTTGGTGGCTCAACTTCAACACGCATACAATCAGGGGGTAAGAGACCTGACTATGGTTGTTGGAGCCGACCGGGTCGCCCAATTTCAACACGTCCTTTCCCACTACAACGGAGAAGGACCCGGCAAGCTATTCAACTTTCACCGAGCCAGGATCGTGTCGGCAGGAGAACGTGATCCAGATTCAGAAGATGCTACAGAATCAATGAGCGCCTCCAAGATGCGAGAAGCCGCCAAAAAAGGCGATTTCAAGACCTTCCAGTTAGGCGTTCCTCCACATATCAAACCACCTCAGGCGCAAGAGATGTTTCACACGCTCCGGGCGGAAATGGGCGGAGTAAAAATCGATCAGTCTACTCCCGGACATGTTCTCTCGATCTATGCTAAACGAGAAGCCAATGATAAGATTGGTATGGCTTCTAAACAAGAGATAGAACGACGGAAAGCTCGAGGACTCTGGAAGGGCGCATAAACTAAATAAATCCAGGAGAATACTATGGTTCAGGCATATTTTACAAATCCAACGGCGCAGCGACTACACGAAACAAAGGTTTCTGTAACTAAACAGGATGAACCCGAAAGCCAAATCGAAGAAGCCAAAGATCATAATGGCGATACATGGAAGTTGTTAAAAGGTGTATCCCGAAACGAAAAACATCCTTCATATAATAAAGCAATTAGTCGCCCGATGAGCCAAAATGTCTGGCATAACACCCGAACCGGCGAGTGCCACGAAGGAGATATGCGGCACCATTCATCTGGTCATATTGCGCCAGAAGGTGATATGTATGGCCAAACAGGAGCTTCCCCCCGAATGTTCCACATCTCTCACTACTCAAAAGCCAAACACGTCAAAGAAGAAGCCGAAATAACCGAAGCCGGAAAGGTACACGGAACTGGCGGATATTGGTCAAAGGAGAACGGTAAGCCTAAATTTCTTCCCTATAAAAGCTATGAGGAATCTGGTCGGGAAGAACGTGAAAAGCGCACCAAACGAGACCAAAGCCTCGCAAAGGCAAATGTCGCTAAAAAAGAAGAAACTGAAGTAGACGAAGACGTTCGAACTGTTTCAGTCAAGGGTTACAGCGGCAGCAAACGACAGAAACCTGAATATCGAAAAAGCACCAAAGGCTATATCAACTTCAAGGGAGGTCAACCTGCTAGTGAGGCCGATCGCAAGGTACTAGATTATCACAAAGGCGAAGCCGGCAAAGTAGGCAAGAAAGTAGTGCTTCGCTACCGCGGTTCCTCAGAACAACGACCAGGAACCTATTGGCCGCAATCATCTCGATTAAGAAGTAAGGCAACTGGAGCTGCAGTCTACTATAAGGAGCCATGGCAACTCGGGGGTCGACAACGTAATAAAGAATACGATAAACGCCGTGTAGAAAGATTGAAAAAAGAAGAAACTGAAGTAGATGAAGGCTGGGCCGAAAAGGCAGTATCACGAATCCATAAGTTCAAGACTGGCCAATATAAAGGACAACCAGGTTATGGTTCACGAGGCAAAAGCTATCAAGCCTCTATAAACACCAACAAAGCTGGTCAACCCGCTGGTCCAGAAGATCGTGCAATGGTAGCTATTGCTCAACTCAAAGGACCAACCAGAATAAAATATCGTGGTCCGAGTAGCTGGTATGGTGGCGGTCATCCTAAGAAAGGGGCCGTTGGTGCCGATATTTACAAAAAATAAAAACTATAAATAGACAAGTACAACCACCCACGGGGAACTTGTCTTGATCCAAAATCTTTCACAAATCGACCTGCTCGTTGAAAGCGGCCTAGCCCCCATCAAAAAACTACCCTACGCCAGAATCGTTCTGGGCGATGTACCACAAGGCATTACCTCGATGGTTTACAGAGACCTGGCCATCGAAATCTTCTCCAAAATCACCGATCATATTCTGAATGACTCAATCCTGTATCAACGGCTTCGCCAGTTGTTGATGCAGGAATCGCCAATGTCGTCACGAGCCTTTGAAGCGCTTATTACAAAGGCTGAGAAAGCCTCTATCCCTCTGGACGTAGTCATTGAGGTGTATAATCGTGGTTATGCTGATAATCCTGGAATGCTTTCGCACGAGCAGCACGCCTTCAATCGGGTAAATAGTTTTATTGCCGGAGGGCTGGCTCGACAATGGGATGCAGACCTGCTTGATGAAATGGAACTGGAAGCAAAGGATCGTGAGGAAGGCAGTGATTCGTTGGTAAAGACCTATCAGCAAGACACCCCAGGAGAACCTGGATATAAGAAGACCTTGAATACTATTAGGAAGGTCCTCAAGAAATGATTATCGAAGCCAAAATAACAGGAAAAAACTGGATGCGGCCAACAAAAAAGGAAAAGGACGCTAACGCAAATCGGCTAAAAAAACATTGGGATTTAATGCAAGGTTATATGAAAAAAGGCCATAGTAAAGAAGAGGCCTCCACAAAGGCTTATGATAATATAAAAAATGAGGACGCCATCAACGAACTGTCTGATAAAATCCTTCATCGTTATGTAAAGAGGGCAAGAAAAGCAGTATCAAATATACCAGTAACGTTTAATGGTTCAAGGAAAAAGACCAGAGAGTATGAAAACCGATATTTAGGATTACATCAAGCTAAAAGGAAGCTACATCACGAATCCTGGTGGACTCCAGAGTATGCTGAAATGATCAGACAGGCTAAAAAGAAAAGAGAAAAGAAAGAAAAGAAGTTGTATAAAAAACATAAACACAAACACCAAGGATTAACTGCAATAGGGGCAGCAATGGGATATGGTAATATGCGGGGGGAAGAAACCATGAACGAACAGCCTTCAAAAGAATCGCTGGGAAAAGCAAAAAAGCTTGCTGATATGCTGAAGGGAGTAAAGAAGTTCGGAGGCTTCGATGTAGATCACAGTAAAGGAATAAGCGCCGACGATATCAAGAAGGGCGCAGAAATAATGGATCGGATCAGGAAAATGAGGAGAGAAGCCGTCAACGAAATATCCGACGCGAAGAAGTTAGCCTATATTAATGCCTCATCTCATAGTATTGAAAAAAGGAAAAAAGGCATTGAACAAGCCACCAAAATGTTCAAGCAGTCTAAACCTACTTCACCCCCCCAACAACACCAACAAAGAGGCTCCGCCTATACTGCCTCGCTACAAATGACCCAAAAAAGACGATGGGGGGACGAAACCGAAGTCAACGAACTGGGCCACGGAACCCTCAACCGATATTCTGACGCGGCCTTTACCCAAGCCGATTGGTTAGATAAGCCTTGGAGAAAAAACAACCCCCAGGCAAAAAGAATCCTCAAAAACCGAAAAAAGGGGATGGACAGGGCTCGCGATAGATTATCCAAAGAGGAAAAAGAAGTAGGTTATACCGATAAAACTGGAAAGTTCTGGCCATCACAAAGCGGCAAGCGTTGGACTGGATATCACGGGAGAGCAACATTTTTACCAGGTGCAGGACCTAAAGGTCGCACTAAGATAATTGGCGCTGGAAAATCGATAACTCCTAAAGAGGAAACCATCAACGAAGGAGATGTAGAAGCACTGACCCAATATCGTCGAGCATTAGCGCATCGCGCTGGTATGGAAGGTAAAAATCGTGAAGCACTAGGAACACTTCAAGCTATAGATAAAAAGATTGCTGATGCTAAGAAAAAACAGAAAGAAATAAAAAAGGAAACCGTCAACGAACTGTCCCACGAAAAGCTTGGTCAGTATGCTAAAAAATCATTAGCTGATATTGTTCGTCGTAGCAAACCTAGCCATCAGTCAAAAGATGAACGTAAAATCGCAAACCGCGAAAAGGGATTTGCAAAAGCTATTCAACAGGTCGGTAAAGAAGAAACCGTCAGCGAAGGCGCATATAGAGCTTCTGATGACCGCCACGCTTATAAGGTTAACGATTATGTAAAAACACTCGAAAAACAAGGGCACAAAGTTACTGGCACAGTTATGCGTGATGATTCTACAAGATCACATGAAACAGACATTTATTATAAACACAAAAAAACTGGCACTGAAAAATCTAAAAGAGTTGCAACAAGAATGTCTTATGAAGAAACCGAAATAGTTGAAGGCACAGAAGAAAATAGAGCGCGGGAGAAAGCACGTCGAGATAAAAATACCAAGAAATGGAAACAAAACACTGACCGTTGGGCGAAGTGGAAAAATCACATCCGCGCGGGAAATTATCGCAATTATCCAGGAGGACCACTTGTTCCACCAAAATATGGCGCTCCTAAAGAAGAAACCGTCAACGAACTGTCAACTGGATTACTGAAACGCTATGCTGCAAAAGCTGATACTGCGTCGTTACGCGCTCAATACAAGAACAAACCAAAAACTGAGTTCAAGAGAGCTGCCGGAGCAGCAAAAGCTAGAGCTATTGTTGCGAAGCGCGATAGTAGTGGTCAGCAAGTCAACTTCCGTAAGCAAGCAGCGAAAAGAGAGCGTCTTGCTCACTCCGGTTACGACACCACCAAAGAACGTGATATGGATATGAAGGAAGGTCTAACCCTTACCAGGCTCCGCCAAATTATGGGAGAGGATAACGGCACCAACTGGGGCGGCAATCAGTCATCGACTGCAGGACCTGGAAAAGACCTATCTGGCCCAAAAAAGAATAAACAACCGAAACAACAAACACAGCAACCTCCCAAGCAACAAGCCAAGAAACAAGACGAACCACTTGATCCTGAGGATAAAGTAAAGCTCGGCGGAAAAACTCCAGTCATCGTCAATCCGACCCTCGCACAAACTGCATCAGTTGCTACTGATAAGGATATGAAGCTAGCCAAGTCTGGAAAAGGTCGTATAGAAAGACCAGTAACAGAAAGTAGCAGCGGGGCTCGTCTTATAATGGCTTTGGGCGCCTATGCAATGCGACACCGAATAGGCCGAGGAATTCGAAGCGTATTGGGCACTGATCAATCCCGAACAAGCTCACAAGAACGACCAACACGAGTAACAGCAGCCTCAAAGAAACTTTCGGGAGTAACAGTTGGAGCAACTGGTCCAAAAATGAAATCAGCCCCATCACCATGGGGAGCAAGACCAACTGCGGGTCTTGATCGAGCAAGTTCTGCAAAAGAACGAGAAGCAGCAAGAACTGCTGCTGATTCGGCAGTATTACATAAAAGCATCGTTGATCGAGGCCAACAACGTAAAGCCGGAATGGATGCATGGCATAAGAAATGGGATAATGATCCTCAATCGCTGGCAGCCAAAAAGAATTTTCAATCTACTACAGTTGATAAACCTATTGGAGATGCAGGCAGAACTTCTTCTGAACCTAAACCTGAAAAACCAGCGCTAAGTCTGAGCAAGATAAAATCAGGACAAAAGATAAAAGCCCCCGACTATCTTAAACTAGTGAGCAACAACCCCAAGATGAAGCGGAGATGGGGGAATAACGAAGAAACCGACCTAGATGAAATCAGCTTCCGTCAGGCTTCCCGCATTAATAAACGAATGCATCCTGGAGAGATACGTTCCTATGGACAACGCGATGATCGTGAGGCGCTTAGAAATCTTCGAAAGGATAAGGATTGGGGAATCTATGGTGATTCTAAAGCCGAACAACGTCGTGGTCAGGAATACGAAGCTGAACGAGAAGCGATAAAAAAGAAAGTGAAAAAAGAAGAGACCATCCGACGAGTAATCGGGGAAGCTACTGGAAAATCATTTAAAAAGAACTTAGCAACATCAGGGCTGGGCGGCGCTTCAAAATCAAAAGGCAAGGCCGGAGCTAAAGGACAAGATACTGAAGGCGATCAGCACCCTATCAATGTCGCCAGGAAAGCCGTTGATTTGCGCTCTCCGGTAACCCTAAAGCATTCTAACAAGGAAACGACCTCCATCAGCCCCAATGTTGGCCATAAGGTGCTACAGAACTATGGGAAGCTTCAAAGACCTCACGAAAAAGAAGCAATGGTATCGCAGATATGGGGATCGGCAAAGGGATTATCCGATCATTTAGAAGGTAAAAAACACAGTCCCAAGCCAGTTCACTGGGCACTAAAGGGTATCCCAAGAGCTTAAAAATAATAAATAACAATAAGGAGACACAATATGTCACAATGGAAAAGCAACGCTAACACAACAGGAGCCCCAAAATGGGGAGCTGAGATATTGCAACAAGGCTCGGGCCGAACTGCAATAACCGCTAATAACCTAGCGCTTGTGGCAAATGTTACTCCCGGATCACAAGTAATACACGGAGTGACTCAAAAGATGGTTAGTGGTATCTTCCCTGTCACCGCACGAGCCAAGGCAAACACCTCCGGCGAATCGGCTAAAGCGCACGGTCTAGGCTGGGCTCTTCGAACTAGAGGGGAAGGCCAGCTCAAGACATTTACCGCAAATACCGGCTCGGGATTTCTAACAGGTGATACAGTGACTGTATCTAATGGCCAAGGCGTCAATGCCTTTGCTATTATTACTGCAAATGCCACCGGCAATATTGCTTCTGTTGCGTGGCCGGGCTCGATCCTCGGAGGACCAGCATTCGTCAATACCTCGATTATTTTGGTTGGCTTCAATCGAGAAAAGCACATTACCAAACTGAATTCAGCCAACGGCTCCAGCTCATCGCTTACAAACGTCGGCAATGCTAACGTCATCAACGTCACTATCTCCAACACTGGAAACAGCTTTGCTCTAGGTTCTGGAAAAATCGCTACTGGTTCGTTCACCTCGAACGCAACCGGCGGTATCTCTAACACCGAAACTCAGGCCATCGTATGGGGAGCAAATGGAGGTCAGTTCTCCAACAACCAGGTCAACACCGCAGTTGTTGTAGTCTTCACCAACGCCGCAAATGGCGCAGTAATTGGTAACACTGGTGGAACTTGGACCGTAACAGCAAACCTAGACGCAAGTGCCGGTGGTGCAGTAAACGCAACGCCTGGCGCAATCGGCGGGCGAGCTGGTCGAGTGACCTATGAGATGCTAGTCATTGATCGACATATCGCAAACGGCACTAGTACAGTTGCTAACTCAGCAGTCCTGCCTGAAACGTAAGCTATAAATAGTTTATAATGGTCAATCAAGGGAAGTCCACGCTACAGTTTCCGATTAAAACTACTCTACTCGACGCTAACGATAGAGTAGTTTTTATTTACGGAGCCGATACGGCCAATGTCGCGGCTCCAGGCAATGTCGCTCAAACCGCGACAATCACCGTCCCCAACCTCTGTACTGCTATAGCCCCTACTCTACAGGTCGCAATCCTTCCATCTGATCCAGCCAATTCCGTATCATTAGTAATCAAGAAAGGCACTGTTTTCGCAACACCTTCCTTCCTTTATGTGGCTAATGAAGATAATCATACAGTGAGGGTGGCACTAGCACCATTTCCGTGATAGCCCATGATTCATTATGATTATCCATGTAAACCCACCATTACTCACTGAAGAAAATTGGCCGATCTATACCGCCCAACACTACAGAAATACTCAGTGCGCGTCTATGGACGAGTTCAACGAAGATATCCGAAGAATAAAATACCTAAAAAAACTTTGCACTCGTTTCGAGACTACTGGAGAACTCAAAACCAGACTTATACTTAATCACCTTGTTGTCCTTAATAACGTATTCCTCCCCGAACCATTCAATCGAATCCTCTTCCTTAAAACCGAACCTCAGTTTGGCCTGATTAAACCGTTTCTCTTGACTTTATCAGTCCTATCTGATAAAATAATCAATGTAAAAACGCATCGCATTGTCGATACCTCCTCGATTGCTATGAATCCTATTATTATAAATAACCTACGCGAGATTTTACCGGGAAAAAGGCTAGACGAATAATGTTTGTAACCAAAGCAGTTCAGGACGCAATTGCGGCCAAGAATAAAAAAAAGGCGGATGAGGTGGAAAAGCGCGTCAAAGACTTCAAAAAAATGAAGTTTCCAAAACCTAAACCCAAAAAACTGAAAGAAAACGAAATATTGATGTATAAGTCAGGGGAAAAACACCTCAAAACCTATCTTAATCTTATGAAGATGAAACGAGCAAATGGGCAGATGACGCCGGCCGACGAGGAAATGGAGAAGCTCGCGCAAAAACATCATGCGGGCAAGATACTGAAAAATGTGCTGACTTCCAAGAATATCAAAGAGAACGCCCCCACCAACTGTGTTGGTTCTGGTTCTATCGCCGCCTTCAACCCAAAACTGGGTGGAAAAAAGGTTCTAAAGCGTTATAAAGATGTTGTCCGAAAAACTAACTCTTAAGTGGAAAAAACCCAATCCTGAGAAGGAACACTCCGAAGTAAAGTATCAGCTAAAGAAAGGCTGTAAACCTGGAGAGACACTAACTGGCTGTCCAGATTGGGTTAAAAAACGACTTAAAAAGCTCCGAGATAAGAAGAAGTGGAAAGCGGCCTTAAAGGCTGGAATCGAAAAACACTTCGGCCGAGAACATATCAAAAAAATAGGTTGGTTCGGGCCGCGCGGCAACACCGGAGAAACCTGGAAACAAATCCTTCATAAAAAATACTTCGATCAGTCTGCTGGAGAACACTTCAAGCATGTTAATACTCCTTACAAGATCAAGGAGAAAATGAAGGCAGGCAAGGGACTGAGAAAACCTGTTGTCCTTCACAATCCCAAGACTGGCGCCCACTGGTTGATTGGAGGTCATCATCGAATGTCCTATGTCTCCACCAAACTGAAAAAGCCGGTGGCGGCCCATGTAATCGAGGATACTAAATAAATGGCAGATGATAATAACAATTATGACAATGAAAATACCAATGACAATAAATCATTTAATGATATACAGCAACAACGGCGTCTTAATGATTATACATGGGTAGAATATCGTCAGCTTATTATTTCAGAACTAAACAGATTGAATACAACAATCATTCAGCTTAACAACCGTTTAGACCGAAATTTTCATGAGTTTAGTACAGAGTTTAGTAAAATAAAAATCGATATTGCTATGCTCCAAATAAAATCGGGAATATGGGGAGGATTAGCAGGAGCTGTTATCGCGTTGGCCGCGGTATTAGTCCGATATATATCAGTCTCAGGACACTAATATGACATTTAAAGAACATTGGCGCTCGTTATTTCACATTACATCTCAAAAAGAAATTCATCAAATGCTTGATAAAATAGATGCTCAGTATAAGGACCTTAAACAGGATGTATTTAAACTTCAGCAATCAATTGATCCCATTTCTGACCTGATTAGCGAGTTAGAAAAAGCGTTTATTAAAGATCGCGAAAAATGACCAATCCTTTTGCATATTACAATTTTATAACATTCTTCTTATTACTGCTCGATATCCTCGTGATAGGCGTCATTAGTAAGTTTATGATTAACCAGTTGAAACAAAATAAATGGAATTCCCCCTCTAACAAGTTGTCAGCGGGTTTACTAGCTTATATCTCTGGACATACCCTGCTTATAGTGACCGGACTTATTGCTACTACACATTGGTCATTTCATTTTACCAGAACTGCCGCAATACTATTAACTGTTGTTGGTTTATTATGTCTTTTTAGACAGTTGTATCAGTCACTTATTCCTGCGAAAGGACTAGGAATAATAATCGCTGGTTTGGTCATTCTTGCTGCGGTTGGAGCTTATATCTACTAAGAATAGAAAGAAGTAGGTTTTCTATACAACAAAACTAGCGTATATTCAATAGTATGCCACATACACAACATTAGAAGCCAAATTTGATCGACAAGAATAAACAGCCCCTTACCTTCTGGGACATAGCCATCAGGATAATATCCTAAACTGGCTGAAACAATAACTGATAACATCGAAGATACTAAATAACCAAAAATGACTGAAACCTCAAGCACCAACTGTAATCATAATACGGCCCTTAATCTACGGATCGATGCCATCGAAAAAATGGCGCAGGAACGGGAAGATCGCAACAAGGAACGAATAGAGTCCATCAAAGCTGCTACCGCTATTGCGCTGTCTTCGGTTGAAAGAAGCTTTGAAAACATTAAGGAAGCAACAGCCTTAGCTCAGGGCACTATGGAAAAGCGGCTGGATGGAATGAATGAGTTCCGCGACGCACTCAAAGATCAGACCATGAATTCTCCCACCCGTGAAGAATTAAATCGGGTTGTAGAAGACATAAAAGTTATGGGGGGCCGGTTCCTGGACAAAGCTCTTTATGATACCCAACACGAGCAACTACGCCAGCAAGTCAACCACAACACCAACAGGCTTTATGAGATTGAAAAGTTCATTTCATCCATTGCCAACATCAAGGAAGAAAAGAGACAAGGCGTTACCCAGACTTATTACGGGATGGCCATGGTCGGTGTTGGATTTTCGGTCCTTACCTCGTTGGCTGGTATTATATTTACAATGATAACTTATTTTCACCAATAAAATTAATGTTCAGTCATCATCTTAGCGCTTGACATACGTATAAATATCTATACAATATAGACTACTCTTGAATGTCGGAACAATAACGGCTGGTTCAAGTTTTATCATGTAAACAGTGGGATTCTGGCAATACATAGCGGCGGTCGAATGGAGAGAGCCGTAGGACCAGATAGGGGAGTGAAACCCGAAACAGTAGTCTCCTAGTATTGAGTTCACCTCTAACTCTTTATACTGATGGCTCCATACGGGAATGCTAGTCAGGACGGACATCTCCGACAAAAAGTTGGGGATGTCTAAGTTCGTCCTGACTGATTCACACACCGGGAATATCAAAGGCCTTAAGTATAAGGGAGGACTCTACCTTTTACCTAATCTAAGGCCGATTGGACTCGACTCCTTTAAGAACCAGTCCTTGACAATCGCGGCTTCGCCGCGATATAATATCCTTTATGAATACTATCAACTTAGATAGGAAGTATATCCTACAACTCTCAAATCGCCTTGAGGGTTTCAGACAAAAGGCTCAAAACCTTTTTAACTGTCGTTGTCCGTTCTGTGGTGATTCCAAAACCAGAAAGAGGATTAAACGAGGTTACTTTTATCTCAAGAATGATCACTTTATTTATTATTGTCATAATAATCCTGGTTGTTCTTCTTCAATAAAATATTTCCTAAAAAAGTTCGATACTTCTCTTTATAGTCAATATCGGCTGGAGGAGTTTCAACAAAGTAAGCCAGATATGATTCCCCTTACCAAGACTAATATAGCCTTGAAGTTCGACGACTCATTCTATTCACAAAAACTAAAAAATCTTCCTAAAATATCACAACTAAAACCAGATCATCCGGCCAAGCGCTATATAGAGAGTAGGAAGATACCAACTGAGTTCCATTCATTATTACGATGGGAACCAGCGTTTATGTGGTGGGTAAATACTTTAATAAAAGGCAAGTTTGATGAAAAAGCTTTGTTCTTTGATGAGGGGCGTATTGTCATCCCTTATTTTGATCGGCAACACCGCCTTACTGCTGTTTCTGGTCGGGCTATTTCTGATTCTCAGCAGCGCTATATTAATGTGGTATTGGATAAGGATGCGCCTTTACTCTATGGGCTGGAAAGGGTAGACTTAACGAAAACTGTTTATGTAGTGGAGGGGCAGTTCGATTCGATGTTTCTGGATAACTGTATTGCCTTGTCGGGAAGCAACATTAATGCCTTGACAACGCTGGCAGAACGTGATAAATTTGTAATAGTCTTTGATAATGAACCAAGGTCTCAAATTGCCAGAAAAAAGCTTGAAGTCGCCATTAATCAAGGCTACCGTGTGGTTGTGTGGCCCAGATGGATCGCGTCGAAAGATATCAACGATATGGTTAGAGGAGGACTCAGCCCGACGTATATTCTGGAGGTCATTGACAACAACGCCTTCGAAGGCATCTCAGCTAAAATAAGATTAGAGGAATGGTCAAAGAACTGAAGTTAATAGCAAAAGCAATTGTTCTGGCGTTATGGACTATCGCAAACTTTCTTGTAACAGCAACACTTTTGGTAATACCAGTCCTGGCTGTTATGTTTATGGTTAGCTGGCTTACTAATTCTCCGGAATCGATTTTATGGGAATGGATAGCCGGAGTTGCAATGTGTATTTTTTATGCAATAGTCACAGTTCATTATACGGAGCTTAAAGACAAATGACTGTTTTGATAACAATTCAATCGCCAGATAGTGATATTAATACTAAACTGGGGTATTTTATTGGAAACGCGCGGGACCGTGATGAAAAGCGTTGGCGACGTCCGCGTTCGCTGTTAAAGCGGCTTCGCGATGCGCTTAGCCCTGATCAACCAAGATGGAATGGCAGAGGAGGCAATGAATGGAACAATATGCCGGGATTTGCCTTTGAATACAAGACTAAGGAAATTGTTTGGACAAATAACGAGTGGCAAACGAAATGAGTGATAAGAGTAGTAGTGGAGGAATAGGCTTTGTTGGCCTCTTGACGCTTTTATTTATTGCGCTGAAGCTGACTAATTATATTGACTGGAGCTGGTGGTGGGTTTTGTCGCCAATGTGGATTGGTTTCTTGTTGATTTTTATTATTGTTGCTGCGGTTATTGGGATGGCTATAAAAAAATGAGTTGGAGAGATTGGTTTAGTGTCAGGCAAGAAGAAGTAGCACTAGAAGACGTCATAAAGCTTGTTAGTGATACTATTAAAAAGCTTATTAATGCTACTCAAGGAGGTTTTGACTTGCTTGTGAAGGTCTATGAGCGTACTAAACAACTTGAGGAACGCGTGGAGAAGCTTGAGGCGCATAATAAGCGACATTGGAGCAATATACCAGAAACGCGTGAGCATTATTTATCGAGAGACGATCAAAACGATGTTTGATCTTTTTAAATCCAGCCAAGACCATCTCAATAATACCATAGTTGGTAGTATTACCAAACTAACCAACAATGTTACGGAACTGACTCTAATCGTTACTGATATGGTTTCCACTGTTAAAGTATTATCTACTCAGATAAACGAGCTGCAAAAATGTGTTATACATTTACACGAGCGGCTGAAGCAGTTAGAAACACCTGATGTGAGCGGCAATGAGTTCCCAAGCTTCAAATTATAAAAGGAGAAATAATGAGCGGTATTGAAACTTTGACAGTGCTATTACTGTTTCCGTTTGTACTAACTGGTAGTACCTATTGCGGCTGGCTAGTGATGCATTGGATATGGGACCAGGCAAAAAAATGAAAATTGATGCTCGATGACTAAAAAAACAAAAACAGCAAGCGGCTGGGCTATTGTCGGGGACTGTGGTTTATATATTGGATGGTGGTTAACCCGACAAGACGCTATCGATGGTCATTGTGAGGCTTTTAGATGGCTTGATCGTATTGATCCTATAAACCGGAAAGCTGAATGGAAGGCCCGCCAAAAAGACGGCGACCAGGTTGTTAAAGTCCAAATAAGCTATGATAATATTCGTAAACAGAAATCAAGCTAAACTCCAGGCCTGGCCTTATTTAAAATGTCTAATGAAAAAAGGCAATGAAGAAAAAGAAGTGTATCTGCCGCTGTGGAATTGTATAGAGAATGTAGATGTTGACCTGGGGGGTGGTGATATGTGGACCGTGCTTAAGGTGCTACAACCAATAGAAAGCAGTATGAGTGATGTGAGATGAATCAACAAGAACTAATAGAACAAATTATTATCAAAATCAAAGAAACTCCCATAGAGGAAGCTGTTGATTTTACCGCGGAAGAAAATGACTTTTTATTAGATGCAATAGAAAAAAATGGATATGCTCTTTTGAATTCCTCCAAATTAAATAATTAAAACATGAAGCTACTCAATGACGAACTAATTGAAAAGGTGTGTCGAGAATGGTGTGGTGAGTTATGGGATGATACTGCCTACGAAGATCACAAACGCGTGTGGCGCAGCTATGCTAGACAAGCCGCACAAAAATTCATTGAGGCGATGGAAAATCAATATGACGATCACCGCAAAAATAATAGCTGATAGTATTTCTCCTGATAATATCAGGTTGACCACGCTACAGTTACGTTATCCACGATTTATTCATTCCGAGTTCATGACGCACCGACTGTTCTCTCGTAACGCCTCAAGCTCGCGAGCAGTGCCTGTCGCCAAGCTAATCGAAGATATCTTGCAAGATACCGCAATGCCGATATTCTGGGGAAAAAATCAACCCGGAATGCAGGCAAGAGAAGAATGTAATGAAGACGTTTGCTGGAGAAGTGATTGTCCCTGTTATGCAAACATTGGAAAGCGGGAGGAAGCTTGGTTTGTTGCAAGGGATCGAGCAATAGAGTCTGCTAAAGAATTTCATAATGCTGGCTACCATAAACAGATAGTCAATCGCTTGCTCGAACCGTTCTCTCATATCAATGTAGTCTGCACAGCAACTCAGTGGTCTAACTTCTTTAAGCTGCGCGACCACGAGGATGCTCAGCCGGAAATCAGAGAACTGGCTGTCCAGATGAAGAATGCAATGCGATATTCTGAACCGGTGAAGTTGGACTATGGCCAATGGCATTTACCGTATGTGAAAGAAGAAGAAATTATTGAATATTCTGAAAAGGGAGTTATTGAATATTCTGAAAATGGAGTTATTGAAGGTTCTATTTTTGATGAACTAATAAAGCTTTCTGTTGCACGCTGTGCGCGAGTGTCTTATCTAACCCACGACCAAAAAGAACCAAATGTTAAGGCCGATCTGAAACTTTATGATCGCTTGCTTGGATCACAACCTATCCACGCATCTCCTGCCGAACATCAGGCCACTCCAGACCAGAAAATGACCTTTGGTACAATCGATAAATGGTATAATTCACATCAACACGGTAATTTTGAGGGATGGATACAGTTTAGGAAGACATTAAAAAACGAATGTCAGTAGAATATAAAACAACCCTACAACAACGTGAAAAATCACGAAAATCGCGATTAAAGAGGTGGTGTGATCCGATCAAACGAGAAGCAGATCGAGTTTATCAACAAAAATATCGTAAACAAAATAAAGAACAAATAGCAATTATTCAAGCAAAAAGACAAAAACTATTAGCAATCGAAATAAGACTACAACGAAAAGGATTAGACCCTGATAAGTTTGCAAATACAGTTCGCGCACATTGCGGATTATGTGATTTATGTGGTCGAGAACCAAACGGAAAATGGAAATCACTTACTATAGACCATTGTCATAAAACTGGTAAATTTCGAGGTATGCTTTGTGATTCGTGTAATAGAGGATTGGGTTTTTTTCTTGAAAGTGCCGAATTATTAAAAAAGGCTGTTTATTATTTAGAAGGCGATTGTCAATGACTTATCTCGCAAACAATTATTATTCTTATCCAATCTCGATAGAATACGGCACGGGATCGTATATTTACGATGATAATGGTAAGGAATATATCGATATGTTTGCTGGTTTCGGCTCAGTAAGTCTTGGCCATGGCCATCCTCGTATTTTGAAAGCGTTATGTTCCCAGGCCCAACAACTGGCTGTTAATTCTCGAATTTTTCGTAATTCTAATCTCGAAGAACTAGCTAAGCGGTTATGTGACTTGACTGGACTACCAAAGTTTCTACCAATGAATACTGGAGCAGAGGCGGTTGAAACTGCAATTAAGGCGGCTCGTCGCTGGGGCTATAAAAATAAAGCAGAGACCTCTCCAAGTATTATTGTTGCTGAAAATAACTTCCACGGCCGAACAACAACTATTGTTGGTTTCTCAAGCGAACCTAAGTGTCACGAGGGTTTTGGTCCATTTGATAATGGCTTTATAAAGTTTCCGTTTGGTGATATAGAATCACTAACACTTTGGTTGGCCAACAAATATATTCCCCAAAGAGAAAATGTTATTGCTATTCTTGTTGAACCCATTCAAGGCGAGGCCGGAGTTATTATTCCTCCGGATGACTATCTGAGACAGCTACGAGCGCTCTGTAATACACATAATGTTCTGTTAATTTTTGATGAAATACAATCAGGAATGGGACGAACTGGAAAATGGTGGGCATGTAATCACGAAAACGTGATCCCAGATATTATGATTGTCGGGAAAGCGTTGGGCGGAGGGATGCTTCCTATCTCCGGTATTCTTGCGACTAACGAGGTTATGGGAGTATTCGAGCCAGGTTCGCATGGTTCAACCTTCGGAGGAAACCCTTTGGCTGCTGCTGTTGCCCTCGAAACCTTGAAAGTATATGATGATGAGGGTATTGTTGAAAAATCACGGCTTAAAGGACATATTTTAGCCGAATGGTTACAACACCTCAATCAAATCCCAATCGTCAAGGCGACACGTTGTCGAGGACTATGGGGAGGCATTCAGCTTCAACAACAACCATATCCATTTTACTACTGTGAGAAGTTGTTAGAAGCAGGAGTTGCGACAGTAACAGCCAAGAACGATACTATTCGATTATCACCGGCCTTGAATATTAAACCTGGTATACTAGACAAGGCATTAGATAAAATTGAGAAAGTTCTAAAACGAGAATGATTGAGAAAATAAACCAATATGGTAAATATATTTATTATGATTGTTCGATGTGGCGACCTTACTTTGCCTGGAAACCAATGAAAGCCCATAATAAACTCGTATGGTTACGCTGGCTATGGAAAAGACATATAACTTATGGCAGGCCAGAACTGAAGACTGAATATATACCGATGGTAAAGGAAAAGAAATGAGCCTACAACTATCTGACCTCTTCCAATCTCGCGGCCGATGTTTTAATTATCGTGAAAGGCTTGGTGATCAACAAAAACTAGTCGATCGTCTTCGTCAGTTTCCGGAGCTTACATCTTTTGCAAACGAACTTCAAGAATTTTGCGATCAGCATATTGCTTCTATGACTTACTTGGATTATATTCTTGCTGATATCACAAAGTCGTGTAGTGAAAAGAATATTACTATAGACTGACTGAGTTCTTCCTGGCGATAAATATCTTGCGGCTTCCTGGTTCATAGGAAGCCATTTCGTTTATAATACCCCATAACCTTACTTCAAGAGGACACCACAACTATGCCCTTCACTTCTGAAAATATTAATAAAGACATTACACTTTTTCAGGAGTTTATTTACCTTTCAAGATATTCACGGTTCAAACACGAAGAAGGGCGAAGAGAAATTTGGCCGGAAACTGTTGCGAGATACTTCGATTTTTTCAAGATACACCTGAAGGAGGTCTGTGGTTATAATCTCAATGATGAAACTAGAGAATATCTAGAAGGAGCAGTGCTTCGCTTGAATGTAATGCCGTCAATGCGAGCTTTGACGAGTGCCGGACCTTCACTAGAGCGAAGCAATCTTTGCGGCTATAATTGCTCCTATCTTCCCATTGATCGAGTGACCGCATTCGATGAAACTATGTGTCTGCTGATGAACGGCTGTGGTGTCGGTTTTTCAGTGGAACGACAAAACGTAAATCAACTGCCTCCTATTGCCGACGACTTCCACCCTTCCGATATTGTTATTACTGTTGCTGATTCCAAAATAGGTTGGTGCAGGTCATTCAAGGAGCTTATTCACCTCCTCTATGGCGGACAGGTTCCGAAATGGGATTTATCAAAAGTCAGACCTGCTGGTTCTATTCTGAAAACTTCGGGGGGTCGAGCTTCCGGTCCAGCCGTATTAGACGAACTGTTCAAGTTCACCATTCAGCTTTTTCAAGCTGCTGCCGGGCGAAAACTGACTTCACTCGAATGCCATGATCTGGTATGTAAGATTGGAGAGGTTGTAGTGGTAGGAGGAGTGCGCCGCTCGGCTGAAATCTCGCTGTCGAATCTCTCAGACGATCGATTGCGTCACGCCAAATCTGGTGATTGGTGGAAGACCACACCACACCGTCGCCTCTCCAACAACTCAGCGGTCTACACCGAGAAACCAGAAATCGGCCTCTTTATGCGAGAATGGTTGTCGTTGTTTGAATCCAAGTCAGGCGAACGAGGGATATTTAATCGTGATGCTGCTAAAAGAAAGTGTGAAGAAATCGGAAGAAATCCTGAGTTCGAGTGGGGAACGAATCCTTGTGGGGAAATCATTCTGCGTCCCCGTCAACTGTGTAATCTAACCGAGGTAATCATCCGACCAGATGATAAAGAGACTGACTTGAAGGAGAAGGTTATAATAGCAACCATCCTCGGCACCTTTCAATCATCGCTTACCAAGTTCCCGTATGTCTCTAATCAATGGGTAAAAAACTGTGAAGAGGAACGATTGCTGGGAGTGTCGCTCACTGGGATCATGGATAATAAGCTGACCAATGGGAAGGGCAAAGACCTAGCTAATCTGTTAGAAGGCCTTCGCAAAATAGTGAGAGACACCAACAAGACAATGGCCAAATCATTAGGGATCAATGCCTCGGCTGCACTGACCTGTCTGAAACCTTCTGGAACTGTATCACAACTCACCAACACTGCTTCTGGAATCCATCCTCGCCATTCATCGTATTATATCAGAACCGTTCTCCAGGACCTAAAAGACCCACTGACGGCGCTTATGATAGAGCAAGGCCTTCCAGCCGAGCCTGAGATAAACAGTCCAGGTAGCACGGTGGCGTTTTCGTTTCCAATCAAATCCCCTGAAAAATGCATAACGCGGAACGAGCTGACGGCAATAGAGCATCTCGAGTTGTATAAGGCCTATCGACAGCATTGGTGCGATCACAACCCTTCGACGACCATCTCCATCCGCGACCACGAGTGGCTCCAGGTAGGCAACTGGGTTTACGACAACTTCGATGAGCTTGGGGGGACTGCGTTCCTGCCGTTTACTGAACACTTATATCGACAAGCGCCGTATCAAGAGATAAACGAAGACGAATATAAGAACCTGATGAAAAAAGTTCCGCTAAAGGTCGATTGGAGCTTGCTCAAGAACTACGAGAACGAAGACAATACCACCGGCAATCAACAGTTGGCTTGTGGATCGCCAGTTGCCTGTGAGGTGTAACAGTTCTTGACATTGTTGGTTTCGAATGATATGATTTGACTATGAATAATAATACTGGAATTGTTTTAACAGTTAGTATAATGGCTATTGTTTTTGCCGTAATAGTTTGGCGAGCCAATATTTATTATATTGAACAAACCAAACAAGACGCCAATATAGCAAAACTTTGTATTGAATCCGGCAATGAATGGCGACGGACAAGTTCTCCGCCTTTTATTATGGAATGTGTGAAGACAAAGTAATAAAATGCAAACTCAACTGAAATCAGACCTTATTCCGCCGCCTCCGCCACACGAACAAGTAAGATTTATTTACTTTCAGACGTGGCCGTTTAATAAGTATCGTGATGCAGCCGCATATTCCTGTGGGGTGTGTGAATACGATGACTTTGTGGAGATTAAGGACACCTTAGAGTCGATAGGTCAGAGAACCTGGTGGAAAGAAATAACGCTTTAGGTTTATGACTAATAAACGCTTATATAAGTATTTTATCAAAAAAACTTTATTGGGCGGTGCTTGGTATGTTTTCTTTAAGGAAAGCAATGGTCGAGAAATCTTGATTGCAAAGTTTTATGATAGTGATTCAGCAACAGATTATGTAAATATGATGAATGCTTTTCAGCCGTCAATCGTGGAGGTTTGAGATGGAGTGTAATTTTCAAGTCGGCGATCAAGTTGTTGCTGTTCCAATCAATGGTCACGGCTGGAGCCATTATGCCGAAAAATATAAGATAAATGTTCCTTATCCCAAATGTATCTATACTGTTCGGGAAGTTTATCTATGTGATATGACTAAGAATATTGGTATCTACTTAGTAGAAGTAGTTAATGCTCCGATGACACTGCGGGATGGCAGTATAAGAGAAGTTGGTTGGGCCGCAAAAGACTTTCAACCAGTTACCAAAAAGGATACCGACATTTCAATATTTAAAAAACTTGAAAGGCCTAAGAAACTTGAATTTCTTACGAAAGAACCAGAAAGAGTGAAGGAGAAGGTATGATATGCCCTACATAACTTCAAATAGACGAGCCGATCTTTATTCAAACTATTGCCACCGCGATTTCCCAAATGATCTGATTGTAGGAGCCGGTGAATTGAATTTTGTTTTAACAAAGATATGCCAAGAATATTTCAATAGCAATGGCGGCAGTTATCAACAAATAAACGACATTATCGGGGCTCTTGAAGGATGTAAGCTTGAGTTCTACCGTCGGCTTGTTGCACCATACGAAGACAGAAAAGCTATTGAGAATGGCGACGTCTATTGCAATAGCTATTGAGCAAGATGAAAATATGCTTCCAGAAGCAATCTTAGACGACCTGGTTTTTGTGGCTCGCGGAGATGTTGATCTAGTCGAACTTGCTATTATTGATTCGCTCAAGGTGGAAAGATACGGCTGGTTCTGGTTTAAAAAACGATGGACGGTCGATATGGTAAATGTAGTCAAGACGATTATAGCACGCCGCGATGCTATCGATAATATCGAGATTGAAGATGCTGAATCTCAGATAAATAATGGATGAACTGGTTATACAATGAACAAGAACTTAGAGACGACCAGTGTAAGGGTTTTAAGGCCTTTACTTATTGCATTACCAATATCACAAACGGCCGACAATATATCGGAAAAAAACGATTCCTATTTACTAGCCACAAACGTAGTAAAAAACGAAAAAACCGAATCAAAGTGGTGCGAACTTCCGATTGGCGGGACTACTATGGAAGTAGTAAAGAACTCCTGGCTGATGTTGAACTATTAGGAAAAGATAAGTTTAAACGAGAAATCCTTATGTTATGTGAATCGCTGACCGAGGCCAGCTATTATGAGATAAAGGCCCAGATAGATCGAGAAGTTTTATTCCATCCCGAAAAGTTCTATAATGCCTACGTAGGCTGCCGAATATCGAGGAATCAGTTAGGAATAAAATAGTTCTTGACAAATGATTGAAAAAAAGATAAGGTGAGATTATGACCCGAAAAGACGACATAGGACTCTTACTAGATTTGGAGGCTATATGGCCTACGCTGGGCGACGCTCATTTAGCTTTTATAGAAATTATGATAGACGATCACTATTCCGAGAAATCAGCAAAAGAACTGTGTTTTGAGTGTTTAACTGATCCTCTCTATAAAATACTAAAACAACAGCGTAAAGATGACTTCCTAAAACTAAACATTCCAGGTCGACCAATTAAAACTGAAGACTCATATAAATAACAATACGCGCTTAGAAGGCATTCGATCTATGGATTCTAACCCAGCTGATCTTGGGTCCAACTCCCAATAAGCGCACCAGATAAGGAAACGATATGTTTAAATATATACCAATAGGCTAGATTACATAGAGCCAGACCCCCTCCCATTTCTCCCTACTATATTATGGGAACCTTCACACAAACAGGGAGAAAATCAATGTATCATTCATATCTACAAACAAAAGCAGTTTCATTAGCATTAGAAGCAAAGTATATCAGAAGCCAGGAACGACGTTTCAGTAAGCAAGCCAGGAAAGCAAAACTTAAAGGAAAGGATCGTTCTGCCGATTATTTTAATAGAAACAGAGAAGGACAATACCTTCACCGTATTTCAGTCGTCCGTGACGAAGCTCGCGCCACCAACATTGCTCGAGCTTTCCTTAGAAATCACGACTATGCAGCAATCGAGAAGAAAGTGCTAAGTAATCCTAACTGGCAACGAGTGGAAGATTTGGTGTTCGCTTATGCTGAACGAGATAATCCGAAATATAATCGATCTGTGGAGGATCGTTATAAGGACTGGAAAAAGTCAGCAATACTCCATCTGATCGATCAAAAGGTTCCGCTACCAACTACCGATACAAAACAGTATGGTTATATGGAAAAAGAGTCTGAATATCAACAGTCATTAAGAAAACGAAATGCCTAACAGAGTCCAGAAGCCTAAAATGAGCTATAGTGACGATAATGTGAACTTTCGTTCACTGGTCGAGTTTGTTAAACAAGCTATTGTTGATCTAGAAGCAGCCGGTGATGAATCGGCTGCACTCAGATTTGAGATACTTTACGATTATCTAACACAAGACTTCAAGGGCGGATACTTGAAGTATAACTCAAGGGCGTTAGGATTATGAAGATGTTTAAGTGGTGGCGTAGTTGGGAGAACAAGAAACGACCTATTACTTTTCCTTTTTATGGAGCGCGCGGCGACACTGTTTATTTAAATGATCTTGAACACACACTTAAAAAGTCAATAAAGTGTTTGAATGAAAAAGAATTACGTAAGTATATAAGGGCATTAGGACTATGACCAAAGTTAGTGAACTAATAGATAAAATAGACGCGTTGCGAGATGCTATAATTGAGGGCCAAAGTATTGCTGGTCAACTAAAAAAAGCAGATCGATTATTTAAGGAAGACGAAGATTGGCTCGAAGAAATGACCAAGTTGGTTGAAGAAATAAGTAAAGATGTGGAAGAATATAAAACAAAGGGAATTAACGATGGGAGAGCGGCGTGAAGATGCCTGGAGACTTTAAGTCAGACACGCAGCGAAGGGACCGTGGGTGTCATCCCTCAGTCAGGACACCTAGAGCGGGCGTGGCGACCCGCCTCTCCCGCTAATCGCTAATGAAGGATTAACGATGAAGAAGCCCAAGCCAAAGAAGAAAAGTGAACAGCCACACGCAGGGCAATACGATTCGGGGCGCGCACGCGACTTTGTCCGTGAGGCGTATCAAAAATCAGGCGGTGCGACCCCGGAACTGAAGCGTGTCTACAACTCATTCCTCGAAAACGAGCGAAAACGAGAACGCGCGAGGCTAGACACAGCCGACAGGATGAGGAAGCTGAGCGGCGGGAGCCTGCCGGAAGATTGGGATGGCGACCCGCTAAATGATGTTTGCAAGGAAGCAAAAGAGTTCCTTGCTGATCTATCAGTCATGAAGGATTAACGATGAAAGATATGGAAGAATATAAAACAATATGATCTTTACCTGGCTTAAAAACCTATTCAAAAGAGGCCAGCCTGAACACGATCATTGGCATCATACGCATTGGCCAGATGACGATGATAAATTTAACATTCCTCGAATGGAAGGACGCTTACTCCCAAATCATGATTATAGAGAGACTAATAAACTCATAAAGGATGCTGTTGCCGACATAGTTGCTCATCAAAAGACTGAATGTCCCGAATTATGGGGTGGCGGTGCTGGGGGTTCTAGTTCAAGTAAAACAAGGAGAAAGAAAGTGCCTCATCCGCATAAAGGGAAACGTAAGGGACGCCGGAAGGTTGGCTCTCATATCAGAAAGGCTCGACACAAGAGAAAGCATGCAAGACGCTAAGTAGTGGTAGTTGGTTTTGTTGTTGCCTTAAGATATGCAGCTATAACTGCTTCTGCCGCTGGTCTAGATATTTGCTTGATTTCATCGTCAGTAATATTCACCATACTCTGAGCCCAGGATGGCACCAATTGCTGGACCATAACCATAACGTGATCTTTGGTATTCTGAAACGCAACATTATAAACTGATTGTGGTAATGCCATAGTTATTCCTCGTTTTTTACTTTTCATCAGGCCACCAATGCCGTTTTCCTTGACTGTCCCGCCAGAAATAATGCTTAGCTCCATTTTCTAAACGCCAGCGTAAATGATGACCAGAATGGTCTGGATCATTATATGGAGTTTCGACAAGCTGACCATGCGAGTCATATCCCGGAATGGTAGTTTGTGGTGTTGGATTGACCGGCGCAACCACCGGAGGCTTTACAACCGGAGCGGGCGTGACGACTACCGGAGGCGTTGGAGTTGGTGTCGGTGGATTAGGTGTGTGGAAATATCCGACAACAGCCAACGCTAAGCCAATCAAAAGGATTATAAGAAGAGAGATACCGACGACATGGGGATTTTGCAGTTCTTTGACGGGATATTGCTCATATGGCAGTTTTACTGCTGACTTAACTTTATCGCCCGGCTTGTAATCATAATCATCGGAATATGTGTATGGTTCATCCACGTATGAAGGCTTTGCTAGTATCTGTTTTAAGTTATCTTTCTTTTGTTTCTTCTTCTTTTTTGCCATTTTAGCTTGCTATTAGCTCCTTAGCTTTTTCCACAATTGGATCATGAACATGGATTACGTCCCAATCGTCAGGATGAGGCGCGTCTACATATTTATAGGTAATCTTGGTTTTCCCGTGATTACCAACTCCGATTCGATTTTTACCATCATTGAAATCCCATTTTGGCGGAGGGACTTGTAGTGGAGTTTCGAACTGGCTTAGACCAAAGGTTTGAAAGCCTCCATATACATCATAAACCTCTTTTACATTATCTGGAACTGGGGGACAATTGAGATTACACCACATCGAGGCATTAATAACAGCCATATACTCGATGGGCCGAGGATAAACGGCTGCAGCCACATAGGCAATTCTATTTCCTCCACACGAATCCCCCGCGAGCATAATTTTTTCATCAGGATGTGCCTCTCTTATAAGAGCCGCTGCTTTGTCCTGATCCGTATATTCTAGTAAGAGCGGACAATAGGTGCCGTGTAGCGCATTGACCTTTCGGCGGATTGTGATAGCGCCTCCTGGTGTTTCGAACATCATTCCGCCCATTCCTAATAGATAGATAAAAGTTACATGTGAGGTCATTTCTTTTCTCCGATAGTCACACCATAGCCGAATCGTTGAAACAAGAAATCATCCATTTCTCTCACCAGTTTTTGCAGTTCGCTGACCTTATCGTCTAAAGTTACTCTTGCCTCACTTACGTTAGATATATTAGTGTCTGTTATATCTAACCTGTTGGTTAACTCCAGAACTTCTGTTTTCAAATCGTTAAAATGTTTGTTTTGTGTCAGATCAGCTTTTGTCCAGTCAGTCATTTTGTCCATCCTAAAGTTTTCAACGCCAGATCGGCGTCATCTGCATAAGCAATACCAACACTTCGTCTTGAATGTAACAAAGCTTTGGCGTCTACTTGGGACCATCCTTGCGCGCGTAGGATAGCATATGCCAGTGATGGTCCCCTGTTGTAACCTGCGGCACAGTGTGTGAGGACTATTGTTCCAGGAAACTTCAAGGCTCCAATCCCAAATTCAACGGCGTTTTTGAACCATTCAACAGGTTTTGGATGTTGACCGTCGTCTTGTTGGGGGTCCCAAAGAATTGTGAGTCCGATCATATTTTTCGGTTCGAAAACGTTGTCGTCTCGTTCAGCCTGCGCGTCAATAATGTGGGTTACTCCGGCAGCCTTAAGTTCGTCAAAATCTGCATCAGAATTGATTTGTGCTCCGCAGAAAAGTCTTTCAGTGATTAGAGAATAGTTGTAGCTCAATTTTTTTCCTTATAGTCTGTTAGGTCTTTTATCAAATCGATAGCATCTCGGAGGGTTGCTAGGTCCTGTGGGGGTATTGATAGATTAAGATACCAATCCGGAATAAAATAGATTGCTCGTAATTGATGTTGTTGTCGTATATTATTAATGACTTGTTCAAGCCGTGGGACAATATTATCTAATGCACTAGCTCGAGTTTTTCGTTTGTTGGGAGACTTGATTATTTTCATTTAGACTCTTGCGGCCTGCATATGCATCGCGTCAGGACTTCCCCAACGTCCGCCCCACGACCAACCTTCTTCCTCAAATCGCTTTACAATGATATCACCTGATTGAAATAAATGATGTTGTGAATGGAACGCATTGTCCTCGGCATCCCAGTCTATTGCGACTCCGAAGGCGTGCATCGATAAAGAACTGCCGCCCCGTTTCGGTCGATAGTTAAATGACCCGTCATAGATCGAATACTTATGCTTATCGATTACATCTTGGCTCTGGCCACAATCGCTCCATATGTTGTTAAGAACTCGGGTTAGAGAGTCGGCACATCGCTTGTGAATAATGATATACGGGACTGCTTGTTCACCCATATAGAGCGCCCAGGGACAATGAACATGAACAAGATGGTTAGCCGCCCAGGTTGGATTATAGTGACCGTTTTCACCACGAGGATCGCCATAGTATGAGATACAATCGCTTTGTCGCGGCCATTGTGGAGCTGTTGCGAGTTTACGGTGGCGTTTGAATATCATTTTTTTATACCAAGGCTAAACATTTTTGAGTTCCATCAATATTTCGATTAGTCCATCCGTGTCCAAATGTTATCCACGTAGGTTTTGTGTGTTTATTGGAAATATACGCGGCGGATAAAGCTAACACTATACACTTAGCATCATAACTATTTATCATTTTTATTAGGTCATCAGTTATGTGTCCGGTGAGCGGCCATTGCAGCAACACCATTTCCAGAATATTAATTGCTCCAGTTACTCCAAGATTTATTGCGATATCAACCAGACGAACATCCACTCCTGACGGAAGATCGTTAAATCTTATAGATGGGAGAAACGAGTTCGAATAAAAATCTCGAGCTTGTAGCTCGGTAAACGCTGCGATATCGTCCATGGTAGGAACTGGCAAAGCGTTTTTCTTACAGAAGTCAGCATAGGTCTGAAGTGAGATACCATACTTGGATATTCCTCCCGGTTCTGTCGAGGAACGATTAACCTCGGGGCCTTCCCATTTTATTATAAGCGATAATGCAGCCTCAGTATTCTTTACAACCATAAGCCTATTTACTAAATAGACTGACAGGCGATTTGTCCTAGGTTGACTATGCTCTTAACCTAACCTTGCGGATGGACATTCCGTAAGTCGTCATAGCGAGCCTGCCTCGATCACGAAATCGTGATAGGAAAGCTCGAAAAAGCTATTGACATTCTGTCCCAGAACCATTACATTGAGAATATATATAAATAGAACAATGATTAAGATGTGTTTACGTAGTACTATAACTAAAACCTTTGCCGGCCTCGCGCCGAGCGAATGGTCCGTGTATAATATCATCTAACTTCTAGCGAAGGTTCAAGCCTCCGCTAAAAGTGGAGGAAACGGAACCTAAAAACTCCCCCTCCAGTTATATATTTGAAGCCACCTGAAGCATTTCTGGTGATGTACAGCCTTCGTAAAGCTGAAAAGACAGTCCAAATCTGTCCGGTGGCACCAAATATATAAGTTTTGTAGCAGGCTTGTCGGCGGCATGAAGCGCAAATGCTCCCCTAACCGACAAATCGCCAATCGGAGGCAAGGTGGTGTCTTTACGTCCCGTGACACCTTCTTATCCCACTAGGCAGGGTCAGAGATAGCATCAAGATCATTGAGGGAAAGATATTCGCCGGTATAGCCTTAATGGTAGAGGTCTCGCCTTGTAAGCGAGGTATGGAGGTTCGATTCCTCCTTCCGGCACCAAGATTATTCCCATCAATCGCACTAGGTGTGTGAACCTGACTGTTAATCAGATCGTGGTAGGTTCGAATCCTACGATGGGAGCCAATATACCGGTGTAGTTCATTGGCAGAACGGCGGCTTCCAATACCGCGCGCAGTGGGTTCGATTCCTACCTCCGGTGCCAACCCCCACCGGCCTCGGGGTAATGAGGTCGTCCTGTCGTTTCTAGCTTTCGACCAAAAAATAAAAGTCGTAGAAGTTCAATGTAGGATAGTTGCGGATAGTGCACTCTGAGATTATCCCGAGTGCACTCTGAGATTATCCCGAATGACGTGTGCTGTGGGTAAGGCCCTAAAGGCCGGCGGAAGCTAACACGTAAAAGCGGCCCACACGAAATCACCTAGTGCGCCTGACTATCGCGTTGATACAAATAATGGTCTAGGACGGACGGTCCTCCTGTGAAAGAACAGGTGTTTGTAAAGTCAAGCAGCAAAACGTTCGTTAATGGGGCGGTCTTCTAGCGGTCCAGGAAAACAGTCCTTCAAACTGTGAAACCGGGGTTCGAATCCCCGTCGCCCTACCATCTATATAAATAACCCAAAGGAGTAACACCATGTCAACTGTATCAGTTTGGGTTATTGTTTTATTAAACTTTTTTCATCAGTCTCAAGGAGTTTTACCAGGAAACTATCCAACACTAAACGACTGTAAGCTTGCTATTGTTCAACAAGGCTATGCAGATATTAATATACTTGGTGTACATGGAGAATGTATGCCAATATCCGGTTCAGTTGTAAAACATTAATAAATAACAGCATGAAGAAAATCGCTCTACTCCTTACTCTATTATTCGTTGGACTTCAGGCCGGAGGTTGTGCCCTTGTGGCTGCTGGCGTTGCCGGAGCTGTAATCGAACACCAACTAGACCGTGGCTATTGTTCCTATCATCGATTCGATGGCGCTTGTAGCTATTATTGGGAGCATCCCAATGAAGTTCTTTGGGCCCGCGCCCATCGCGCCGAAGCTCGCGAGTACTATAGGCAACATCATCTACCCCTCGATCTACGATAAAGGGTAATGACCAAATATCTCTTGGCGGCATTCGAAGCTGCTATGATCATCACTGTATTGATGCTCGCAATAATTTTTTTAGTATGGGCTGGATATCTCACGGCTCCAGCCCACCACAATGATGGTAATTCGTATCATCAAGAAGTCACATTTCCAGGTTAAGCCTCTTTAGTTCAATGGTTAGAACACTGCTTTGGTAAAGCAGGAATTCGTGTTCAATTCACGATTGAGGCACCATCTTAGTGATAAATATTATATGCGAACAATCTTTTTGATATTATTTGTTTTAAGTTTGATCACAACATCAGTGTCGCCAGCTTCGGCACGTTTGTATTGGTTTCCTTTTCCTTGGTTTTATACTTATCATCAGCCTCATGCTTATCATAAGCATCATACTGAACATAAGCATTATACTGAACATAAGCATCGTTCAACGTGTCCAAACGGTCAAACTTTTTCGGAAGATAAGTGTGTGACAATTCCACCTTCGCCTCCACCCTCTTCTTCATCCTCTCCTCCAGAATGTCCTCCTGGTCAACATTGGTCGTTGTTATCGTTCTTGTTCAGGACATGCCTTGACGATTTACCATTTCGCAAATACTAAAATCAACAACTAATCACGGGGCTATAGTGATAGAAGGTAAAGATGCATAAACATCATCTAAAATGTTGGAAAAGAATAAAAACGGGGGGTCTAGCTCATCTGGGAGAGCAACTGCCTTGCAAGCAGTAGGCGGCGAGTTCGAGTCTCGCGACCTCCACCAAATATGGGCCTGACGTCTTTGATAGTGATGGCGATTGCAATCGCCTATAAACACTATCAACGACTCGGCCCGCCAAAGTTATTCGGGTGCCAACCTTTCATTCCTGGCCAGGAATAGGTTGGAGAGTCACGCAAGGGAAGTCGTGCAACCCAACCCGAAGCCAAATACGGACGACTGGCATATGGAAACTGGCACACCTAACCGCCTTAGAAGCGGCGCTTTTCGGGGTTCGACTCCCCGGTCGTCTACCAATCCGGGTCAATGAAGGGAATCGGAATACCTATCTCGCTTAAAACGAGGTGTCTGTCAGTTCGAGTCTGACTTGACCTACCAAGTTTGTGCTAGCTCCTTGACGGGAGTAAGGAAGTGATCTAGACGCGACCTGGCAGATCAGTGCACTGATGTTATAGCACAATTCAATTTGTTGCAATGACGGAAACAGGCAAACCTCCAAAGCTCAAACCTTTGGGATTCTGTGGGTTCAAGTCCCACTTGCAACACCATCTTACGGAAGTTCCTGCGGTTGTAGCGCAGCGCAAGTTCGACGGCGGTCATGACCGCGGCATCAGCGCTCTTGTGGAACAAAATGGAGATTTACAACATCCTCCGGCTTCCGTATTCAATAAGGTCCAGAAATCAAACAGCCTGAAAACCAAACAGCAGCGGTGCCGGATTGCAAACCCGGTTTTAGTCGGGGCAGCACCGACTCAGGCTTCCAATTTAACAGGGCGTGGGAAAGCTTGGTAATCCGTCTGGCCTGGAACCAGAAGACCGTCAGTTCAATTCTGACCGCCCTGACCATTATGGGTAACGCGCGTGCTGGGACACCAGAGGCTCTGTAAAAGCCACGCCTTTCGGCTAGCTGCGTTCGATTCGCAGGTTACCCACCATTCTATATCGGCAGCGGAATATGTGACGTCACCGAACCAAGCAATGTCCCTAAGAAGTCATTATCAACCATCGTAACCTCCCAGTTGGGAATATCGCAACATTTCTGAGCAACTTCTGCGGTCATCCATTGTCCAGGTCTGTAATAGGTTGAGTTCTTAATTGTCTTGACCTGGAACGCCGTTCCATACCAGGTCAGCCCCAGCTCAATCTTCTTTGGAGATATTGTGATTGGATGTGTAATAGTTTTGATTACATTTTTTGGTTTAGGTGTATCGGTCATTTTTCGTTTGGCCACATTTTTAGATCGTGTAAAGGTTCGAAGAAGGTATCGCGATTGACGAATGCCGAATCCATCATAAAAATCAAAAACTCATCGGCCGGCGTTATTCTATTTTTCATCATCGGACACTTGACTCCATCTCCCCAATAATTTCCTTGTTCAAAGCAACAAACCGAGTATTCTGCACAAAACCATTTATGCGGGTCCCGCCAATCTCTTGATTCAATGTCTCCAAGAAACGGATCAGACAGGAACACCTTAGGATTGAGAGCCCCTGAATCAAATGGCTTGCCGATCTGTTTATGAGCATAAGCAAGTATTTCATTTACCCGAGGAGTGAAAAGTATCATTCGACGGCGTATTCCAAACTCTTGATATTCATGAGGTCGAATTGCAACGCCACGAGGTGAACCAGCAATGACTGGAGCATCAGGATTATCGGAAGCTCCAAGCATTGTTCCGTCTGCCAAAACAAAATCAACATGTGAAAAATAAGTATGTCCTAGTATCCGAATGGCCTTGGTCCAACGATTCGGCCAGCCTTTTGTGAATGGAACGAAACTTGCCGGAGCGCAAGTGGAGAACTGCAGGACAATATGATCGGTATTGGAAGTTGGGAGGACCATAAATAATATTTATCTAAAAGGCCTTTATCTTAAAAGTAAAGTATCTGGCCTACACCCAGAATAAAACGGGGCAGTACCGTTAAGGCCTACCAGAACCCTTTATACTTTTATAAAAGTATTACAAGCGAGGATAGATAACAAAACATAGGGCCTCGACCATTCCCTTATAAATATATCATGGTCCTAGGAGTTCTCATAACTCTACTTTTTATCATCCTGCTGATTGCCATCCTTGACTGGTTAGGCGGAATGGCCGGTATTCCCGGCAACATTATCCAAATACTAAAAATCATCATCATTGTTATCGGAATCTTCAAAATTATAGCGATGTTAGGTTTTGGTTTTTAGCAGCCTTAGCTCAGAGGAAGAGCGCAAGATCGACATTCTTGAGGTCCGGATTTCAAAATTCCGAGGCTGCACCAGAATTGGGTGAACCGTTCGATTCGGTAGGAGTAGCTATCCGCCTGTGGCCGCAGGATTGCTTGGTGGCACACCCAGTGAAAACAGTTCTTGACATATATGGATAGACGTGTTAGATTTAAAATTCAGTTTCCCGTATGCGGAAAGAGGTTACGTAAGTAACTGACAGGGGATTGTGTCCTATACCACCCCCGACCAGAAATGGGCGAAGCATACCGATCAAACTAATTTCCTAACAAGGGAGTTCGTCACTTGGCCGTGGCGATAGGATCGACAGTTGGTGAAGGTTAATGTTTCCTGGGTAACACTGGGGGAATAAAGGGCAGCTAGGCTCTACCGATCATACGCAAACAACTTAGATATGATAGTAAATGATCAGGGCGCGACAAAGTCCGATGCTTAGCGGCAAAGGGCGGCGCGAAATATCAAGGGTGGCGGCTCGTACGTTGTCCTGAAGTATTTTCGAGTATCCCGCAAGGAGAAAGGAATTAGGAGTGTTGCATTCTATAAGGCCAAAACCTTACGGAACAACTGGAACAGCGCTTCTAGGTAGGTTCTACTATGGGTTCGATTCCCATCGCCCGCTCCAGTATACACATAGAGTTTAACGTGCTTCAACGTTATTATGTGTGTATAAAGCGGGTGTCGAGATTGGTATTTCAACTTCATTTGAAACGAAGCATTCAGAAAAAGGCAAAGACTGTTCCAGTGGTAGACGTAAGTGGTCAAACACGATCCCGCAAGGAAGATCGTCCGAGGCGAGCCCGCAAGGTTCACCCCTGTTGTTTGAGGAAACTTCATAATCGCTTAGCGGCGACTAACTGATCCAAAGTCAGGTGGAGCGACAATCAGACGAGTAGCTTACCGCGATAAAGGAACCGCCACCTTTCAAAGGCGACCATGATCGGATACTTGTTGACTAGCGATGGCATCAAAAGCAGTGAGTGGACGCGAATGAAACCCGAGTGGGCAATCTTGGGGCATAATCTTCAAAGGCCGATCAATGAAACTGTAATCTCAGGTTTCTATTAATTTTTTCAGGAGAAAAAAATGGATTTGCGCTGGATACTGTTGGCGATAATAGTTTTATGGTATGCCGTCATGATTTTTTGGGTCTATCCGCTCTAAAAACAGTTCTTGACATCTCCTTTCTACTCTGATACTCTATAAATACAATAAAGACATTAACCAGGAGAAACTGAAATGTCTGAAATCAAGTCTATGTCCTTTGTTCAATCGATGAAGGACTACTTTGGCCTCTTGCCGGGAAAGTCCAATGTGGACTTCCTTCGCGAAATCAAGGCTCTCAACGACGAGGACCGAAAGTGGTTCCGTGAAAACCTTCCCAAAGTGGGATACCAAGTTCTGGATTCTCACTAAATAGAATAACTAGATGTGGGCCCCGTGTCTAGTTAGACGTAAGTAAGTATAAGTCAACGGGGCTTTTATAAGGTAGTAAAATGTAGTGGTCTTACCCGTCACTAATGGTTTTAAGGGATTGTTCCGGAGACCCAATACAATCCCACTCTATTTTTTCTAAGGCGTAGGACACCAATAAAATCACCTAAATATTTTACCTACGTCCCAGAAAAAATATTCTTCAGTGAGCAATCAAGGCCAACGGCTGAGATAGAACACCTAAGACTGTTGGGTCCAACGAGGTTCAATATCGCGAGGTATTGTGTAAGACTCGAGGAGAGAGGTCTATCTCCTGAAGAAAAAATAATAATAATGAGTGCGTTTGACGAATATAAAGACAACCTCTTCCATATTTTAGACTGTGTAGAAGTAACCAGGGAAAACGGCAAGATCAGCTTTTCCGAGGGTTATGATGCGTTTATTAGCAACGTCAAAGACTTTAGAACTTCCCAGAATAAACTGATCTTTATCGGCAACGGCGGCTCTGCTGCTATTGCTTCTCATATGGCCATTGACTATTCCAAAGCTGGCGGAATAAATGCTGTTGCCTTGAATGATCCAGCGGCTCTGACCTGTCTCGCTAACGATTATGGTTATGAGCAAGTATTCTCGAAACAACTTTACTATCAATATAGAGACGGCGATATTTTAGTTGCAATATCATCCTCAGGACAATCTGAGAATATTCTAAAAGCAGTATATTATCTAAAGCCGTTTGCAACTATTTTTACCTTTTCCGGGTTCAAACCAGATAATCCTTTACGACAAATGGGACACTTGAACTTTTATGTTCCAAGCGATAGCTATGGATTCGTGGAAATCAGTCATCTAATACTATTACACGCCATTCTCGATATATACAACAACGAAAAACCAAAATGACTGACGTATATGATATTTTGCCCACAATTGAAGTAAAAACTGGTGAAAAACTGATAGATGCTTTGGTTCGTATAAAATTCGCCACATCAAAAAGAGAAGCAAAACATCTTATTCAAGCAGGAGCAGTGAGGTTAATAAAAATAAAATGACTGACGCAGAACTATTTCCTAATAATAACTGGGACCTGATGGAGAACAATGAGGTTGGTGCCAATGCTCACGGTGGTACTGAACGCTACTCCAGATTTGTTTTTGACGGCACCATTCCTCGTGCCTTATTCGAGAATGTTCAGATTATCCCTTCACGAATCCGTGAAATCAAAGAGGACAAGATTCGAGTATATTGGGAGCATAATCTGCCGAATGATCCTGAGAGCATTCATCTCAAGGAGGAAAACTTACGCAATCGATTCCATAAGATCGTATTTCTGTCAAACTGGCATTATCAACAGTTTATGAATCATTTAGGAATGCCGTATGAATCGAAGAACACTGTAATCGAAGGCGGCTTTTACATTGACGAAACTTTACCTCCTCCAGAAAAACCTGATCCCAAGGAAATGGTGAATATTGCCTACTACACAACACCCCATCGCGGGCTTGAAATCCTGGTGCCGGTGTTTGTTCATATGGCCAAGGAAGACCCAAAAATCCATCTGCACGTTCATTCGTCATTCAAGATGTATGGCTGGGACGACCGCGACAAACAATTCGAGCAGCTATACAAGACCTGTGAGGAACATCCTCAGATCACCTATCACGGTTTTACTGAATACTGGGAACTTCGCAAGCAACTGGAGAAATATCATATTTTCGGCTATCCGAATATCTGGCCAGAAACCATGTGTCGTTCTGTACTGGAAGGCATGTATTATGGACTGGTTTGTGTACATCCTAATTTTGCAGCGCTTCCTGATACCACTGGGGGTCTCAATCCGTTTATGTATTCGGCGACAACCAACCATAACGAACACGCCAATATATTTTTAAATCAGCTGCATAATGCAGTGCAGGTGGTGCGTGAAAGTCCTGAAGGACTGAAAAATCAACTATTATTCAACAGGGCGTATATCTGTACTCGATATTCCTCAAGAATAGTGCATTATAAATGGGAAAAGCTTTTGGAGGCCCTAAACCAGCAATATCCAACTGTTGAAAGCCGAGCAATGGTTAAAGAGCAGTTTATATATCGGGTGAACTAATGGCAAAATATCTTGTAACTGGCGCCGCAGGCTTTATAGGTTCGCATCTGTGTGACCGATTGTTGGAATTGGGTCATACGGTTATTGGTCTTGATAACAAAAAAATAAAACATTTAGGATATCAAAATAATTCGAATCCGAATTTTACTTTCATTAATTGTGATCTAACAAAACATTTTGATGGCGCTATATACGACAACATCGATATGGTATTTCATCTTGCTGCCAATGCTGATGTTCGTCACGGCTTTGAAGACACCAAACGAGACTTGGAACACAACACAATTGCGACCTATAATGTGTTGGAATTGATGCGGAGAGCCAACATTAATAAGATTGCATTCTCCTCAACCTCAGCAATATATGGAGATATTGGTAAGCAATATTTCCCCAAACCAATCCCTGAAAATTGTCAGATTCCTACACAAATCTCGTTGTATGGTGCATCGAAGCTGGCTTGTGAGGGACTGATTCAAGCTTATTGTTCTGGTTTCGGAATGCAATCTTGGATATTTCGTTTCTCGTCCATTATCGGCGAAAGATATTCACATGGCTTTATTTACGATTTTTATCGACAGCTAAAGAAAGACCCAACCAAACTTTATGTGGTAGGAGGAAAAGATCAGCAGAAATCTTATCTTTATGTTAAGGATTGCGTTGAAGGAATATTGCACGCCATCAATTCCGATTGGACATTTAGTCATGGTATCTATAATCTTGGTCATAATGATGCTGTTTCTTTGACCGACACGATTCCTATCATCACTCGTTATCTTGGAATTAATCCTGAAGTGACTTGGTCAGGAAACCCAGTGGGTTGGAAAGGCGACAGCAAATATTCTTTTGTTGATACTTCCAGAATAAAAGGTTTCGGTTGGCATCCGACAGTATCAATTTCCGAAGGGATCATTCTAACGCTCAAATGGCTTCAAGAGAACGAATGGATTTTAGAACAGAGAGGTGATTTATGAGAAAAGTTCTTTGTTTCTTTGGATTTCATTACTATATTGCTGATCCGAATCATTATCACGGTAACGTATGCAAGCATTGTGGGAAATGGAAATCAACAACTGGACCGATGTGGGGATAAAATGAGTATCTATATAATCTACTATAACTATCAAGAAGCCTTTGTTACTACAATAGACGACGAGCATCTAATGCTGGATAAGTATTTCAATACAACAACAGACCGAGAAAAACAAGATTTTACTAGAGTAGTAAAAGATACAGAATCGATTAGATGTTATATCTATTCGGATAAGGTTGATGACTTAGGTTTTTTTAATTCTTATTTGGCAACCGGATAATGTATATCTCAAAGACTCCTCTTCGAATCTCACTGTTTTCCGGTGGAGATATGGAAGCGTTTTATAAACACGATGATGGTTATTGCCTGTCGGCGACTATCGATAAATATATTACGATCAATGTCTCTAGATCACAACACCAGAACATCAAAATAGCACAAGCTCATTTTTCCGAAGCTGAAAACGGCGAATGTCCTGATGATATAAAGAATGCTTTGGTCCGTGAGACATTAAAAACACTTGGAATTTCAAACAATATCACAATCTCAGCAGTTTCCGACATTGATGCTTATGGTTCAGGTTTAGGGTCGTCCTCAGCATTCACAGTCGGCTTAATTGCTGCGCTATATTCTTTAAAAGGTGACAATACCTATAGTAAATGGGACCTTGCCGAAGACGCATGTCATATTGAAATCAATCGCTGCGGCCACCCTGTCGGCAAACAAGACCAATATGCCGCGGCACTTGGCGGTCTGAACCTATTAAAGTTTGGCCGTAACGGCGAGGTAACTCAAACATGCTCAAGGGAGGCATTTTATGGACTTAGAAAGCTTCATCGGAACCTGCTTCTTGTGTATAGTGGTATTAATCGCTCTGCTAATGATATTCTAAAGATACAGAATCAGAATCTTAAAGACGATAGAACTAAGTTTGCATTATTAAAAGCCAACGCTGTCCGAGCGCTAACCGCCTTCGCTTTACTTGAAAACCGTCAATACGACCGAATTGGCGACCTGATGGCTGATGCATGGCTCGATAAAAAAGAGGTTGCTAGCGGTATCAGCAATCCAGAGATTGATGAAATCTACCAGATGGCGCGCCGACACGGTGCCCGTGGTGGAAAACTGATTGGGGCTGGAGGCGGAGGATTCTTTATCTTCTATGCCGACGAAGAATACCATATCGATATTAAAAACGCCTTGTCGCCTTTGAAGTTTTACGATTTCAATTTTGTTGAAAAAGGATGTGAAGTATTTAAGATATGATGGCCTTGTTGTTCGAATCGATTGATACACACATACTTAAATCAAAAACAGAACGCCAATCTCATTTAAATCTATTAGAAGATTGTATTGAGATTGGCGGTAGAGAAAGTCGTGAATTTCGAGGCTTATTAGCACATTACTTGAAAACAACTATACCAACAGGTATGAAGATATATTGTTGTCACGCTTGTAATAATGACAAATGTTCCAACCCAAAGCATCTTTATTGGGGAACAGCAGGTGAAAATAATCAAGATGCATACGATTGTGGCGCTAATATAAGCATTGCCTCTCGAATGAAACTAAAGAGAATTTCTAATGGCCTGTAGCACAACGGTTAGTGCAGTCGGCCGATAACCGACAGACGAAAGTTCGACTCTTTCTAGGCCAACCAATTCTCAATCAAGCTCACCGGATGGTGTTAAAGCGATCGTTGAAAAGGCCGCGCAGCTTGATTATCTGTGGACCCGTAGCATAATAGGTAGTGCGCTGGCCTTTTAATCCATGAGATTCCGATTCGAATTCGGACGGGTCTACCAATTTTAAGGACGCCTAGCACAATAGGTAGTGCTCTATCCTCTTAAGTTAGAAGGTCTCGGTTCGACTCCGAGGGCGTTCACCACCCTATAAATATCCGATGCTGCGCCGGTTTATCTTCGTTAAATTGATAGGCCTTGCAATTTTTTTCTTACCGTGTCGGGATAAAGAGTTACAAGCTGAACTGAAAAGAGAAATGAATCTAGTTATACTGGATCACTTGTATAAAAGTCGAATTAAGTAGATGTCGTTATTAGATATTATGCCAGCAATGAAGATTGCGATAGACCAGCTTGCTCGCGAGCAAGTTCCATCTGATAACCTTAAATATGCTGCAGCTCTTCTGATAGGACAGGCCCTCACGGAAAGCGGGTTAAACCCCAACGCTATTCACGACAACAATACTGGATATGGTATCTATGGAGCCAGGCTTGAACGAAAAGATGCTATGTGGAAATGGCTTAAAGACAACAGCTATCCAGAAAACTCTCTTGAAGGCCAAGTTCGTTATATGGTCATTGAAGCAATGGCCAAGCCAATCTGCCGCCAGTCACTTTTAACAGCTACTTCATATAATCAGCCACTCGGAAACTTTATTCTGACGCATTTTTTTGAGGCGCCGAAGATTGAGAACCTCGGCACCCGTCTCAAAAATACTAAAAAAGCATTACTTGTCTATGAATTAGGGGGTGTTGGCAGTGTTAGTTAAAGGTGTGCTGGCTGTAATAGCAGCCGCTAAAGCATTAGCCGAGGCTTGCAGGTCAGTCGTAAAAGCTTGTAACGCAACTGGATCATTCTTAGCAATGGCTGCAGCGAGTTGAGCGGCAAGACCATGGATCAGAGCAACAGCCGAAGCTTCAACTGAGGCGTTTTGTGCGACTTGTGCCTTTAGGGCATCGAGTTCAGCAGACATATTTTTTTCTCCTTGTGTAAGCTTATTTAGTTGGGATACAATATAGTGGATGTTCTGTTCAATTCTATTTAGTTGATTAGGATCATCCCACCAGCCCATCTTTGTTCCTCTTTAGGTTATTTAGTGAAAAGCGCTATTGGTGTGTAGTGACTAGCATAGCCGCCTGTCGAGCGGTAGGAGGGGGATTGAAACCCCCATAGCGCGCCATTTTAAGTCTTGACATAGTGCAGTGCAACCGATAAGATAAATAGCATCATGAATTATCAAGACATCTTCTTAACTCTGAACCACCCCAAACGCCGATACAAAAAATGGAAGAGATTTCATTTTACTGATTTGCTTGGCAAACACAAAATCGTGTCGGGCGGCATCGAATCCGACGGAACTGAAACACGCATTCACGATCTTAATATGTCCACTGATTCTTATGAAGTAGCCAAATCAGACTGTAAAAAATAAGTTCTTGACATAACGTTGGATATAGCTTATCATCATTCTATGAAACTTATCATCAAATACAACGAGATGACCGAGCCGCCGACTCTGGAACTTTATATTCACGGAGCCCCGCATAAACGCGAACACCGTAAATCGCTCCAAAGGTTCCGCGAAGAGTTGACTGAACTGGCCGTGAGAAAGATTGGCGATAAGGTCGATTTACCTATCGATTGGCCTATTGATTTGAAGGTCGTTTATTCCAACCCGAATTCTCCTGATATGGATCATCTGCTTGAGGCAACTTTTATGGCCCTCGACGGAAAAAGCCTGAAGGGACCTTCTATTCTGACCGACGACCGATATATTCAGAAAGCGACGATAAGTAAATATTATGCAAACCCACCGACAAAAAGAGATGGAGCAAGATGAACTTTGTCGATTCAACGATAGTAATACTAATACTATTGCTTATGTTTGGTGTGATGATTTATACTCAATATATATTCGGTAAGTGGCTAACTACAATATTCGATAAGGAGAGTTAACCTGGCTGGGCTGGGGATAGTCTTGAAAACTAAACGCAGGGCAACCTGTGGCGTTCGATTCGTCAGCTCTCCGCCAATTATGGAAGGTTAACTCAACTGGGTTGAGGATGGTCTCGAAAACCAAACGCAGGGCAACCTGTGGCGTTCGATTCGTCAGCCTTCCTCCAATAAATAATATTATGGCAATCAACGTTGCAGAAAAATATAATCTTGATATGACGGGGGGATCGGACAACTCCGACAAGCTCGCTACTATGGCTGCCGACATTGCTGCCATTCATGCTGCTAAAAAACCAATGCCGCTTCTTGTGTTTTCTGAAGGCGTTGTGTTGTTCGATCATTGGCCCAATCTTGCCTATGATGGACTTAAAATCTTTGCCGAAGGTGAATGTATTTTACGCCATACAGGAAAAGGTCATGCTGTGAACTTTGATGGCCCAGCAATTTATCCAGGAGACCAAGGCGGTCCTGATGGTCTTCAGTTTGAAGGTTTTATAATTGAACCGACAATGAATGGTGGTCATGGTTTTGTTATCAATTCGTGTCATCGTTCACGTTTTGATGTTTTTGTTCGATTAACAAGTGGCCCAACAACAACAGATTTTAATGCAGCGATCAATATGGTTTTTGGTATTCTGACGGAAATTCGACCGCGTGTTAATGGTCATAAGACAAACTGTATTGGATTAGCGTTTGACTCACTACCAAATCGCCCTGATTTACCTCCGACCGCCAATCGTATTTCCTTGCCAATCTTGGAAGGGTGTGAATGGGGAACATATCTTGCGGCAGCTGCCTATACTAATTTTTATGATGGCAGTATTGAAGGCTGTGGCACAGGTATTGAGATAGACGACGGTGGCAATAATCATTTCATAATGGTCGAAATGGAAGGCAACAAAAATTATGATGCAGTCACCACCGCCAAAGCCCACGATAACCTTTTCTGGCATTGTGGAGAAGGACACCCATCAAAATTCAAATCCAGCTTCGCCGGTTGGAATAATCGCCTGGAACACGGCCCGCTTGATGGGTTGTTTGGACTATAAATAATCAAAGCAGGGAGGATTGGTATCCCGCGAGGTCTCATAAGCCACGTCACGAGTGTTCGATTCACTCCTCTGCCACCACTATTAGGGTAAGGAAAACGAAAGGAGTAAATTATGTTCCATATCTTTGTATTATTAACCACGTTAATTGTATCTCCTGTTGGGCCTGCTGGCACACAGTTTGGCGCCCTACAATACCAAGCCAAAGCTTTTCCAACAGCCGAATCATGTCAACAATTCTTGGATAGTCCAGTATTTGCTGCCGATAAAGAATCTGGTCATGCCTATGTTGAAAATCAATTAAAGGAAGAGTTTAAAGGTCAGCTCAAGTATGATTATATTTGTTCGGACAAGGCGCTGCAAGAATTTACACCAAAAGAATAACTTGGTACTGCTCGTTTGTCACCTGAAGACATAGGATAGAGCAGCTAAGAGAGAGTATGTGAAACTGCCAAGTTTTAATAATGCGGGCTAAGGATTACGATAGTCTCTCGCGTTGCCAACGCGATGGCGCGGGTTTAACTCCCGCAGCCCGCACCAATAAGGATATATTATGCAACCTACCTTCCTAATGGTCCGACCAGAATACTTCCGAGTTGATTATTCAATAAATCCTTGGATGCACCCGGATGAATGGAAACTAGATTATAGCCAGCTAGCACAACAACAATGGAACCAGCTAAAAGGTAAAATAGAAGATGCTGGAGGAAAAGTTATAGTAGAACACGGCCAACCAGACTGTCCTGATATGTGTTTTGTCGCTAATGCTGGTGTTGTTCTTGATAATAAAGCGTTAGCATCATCGTTTGTACATCCTGAAAGACAAACCGAAGAAGCACGATGGTATCGTATCTTTTATAAATCACTGTTTATAGACAACGTATATTTTACGGCTTATTATGGGAGATATATTCCATTCGAGGGAGCTGGAGACTGTTTATGGGATTCCACCAGAAAAACATTTTGGTTAGGCCACGGAATTCGGAGTGATATTGAGGCAACCGCTGAAGTTATTAAGGCCTTTCACAAACCAGTTAAACCTTTACAATTGATCGATCCCCGTTTTTATCATCTCGATATGGCGATGTGTATTCTGCCGCACGGCGAGATACTAAATAATCCTGAAGCATTTGATACCGATTCACGCAAAATCTTATCTTTACAAGAAAACATTTTCGTTTCCGAAGCCGACGCTTTGGCGTTTGCCTGCAATTTAGTAGCAGTTAATGATAGTTTGATCGTCAATAATGGTATATCCGAGGAATTGTTTAACGAACTGACTGTGCGAGGTTATACTGTTATACAAACCGATTTTTCAGCCTTTATAAAAGCGGGAGGAGCCGCCTCTTGTCTAACCCTTAGATTGGATAATAAATCATGACCAAACGACCTGCTGTTTTTGTTCTTGCTGCTACTAATCATGGACCTATGATCTTAAGTCATTTAGATGATTTCAAAATCACTGTAGAACACGAAGGTAAAGATGTAACCAATGAATATGGTGTTGGTTACGAACTTTTAAGAGATTCTGAATATGGGATGTTTGAAGCTCAGCTTTTCAAAGATGCTATTACATATCGAAGAGCTAGCCGTGGCGATGGAGTTGTTGCTATAGATTGTGGAGCTAATATTGGAGTTTTCACAGTCGAGTTGGCCAAATATATGACTGGCTGGGGTAATGTAATTGCTTTCGAAGCACAAGAGCGAATATTTTATGCTCTCGCCGGAAATATAGCACTTAATAATGTATTTAATGCCACAGCTATGAATGTCGCAGTTGGCGAGAAAGTTGGGCTACTAGAAATTCCAACGTTGGACTATACTATTCCTTCATCGTTTGGTTCGCTTGAAATTAAACCACTTCCAGCCCGAGAAATAATAGGTCAAGACGTAAATTATGATGACCATTTAACCAAAGTCGCTAGCTTTACTATTGATTCCTTGAATTTGGAAAGAGTTGATCTAATAAAACTAGACATTGAAGGAATGGAACTTGATGCTCTAAAAGGTTGTGATTCAACTATTCATCGCCATCATCCGATCATTTATGCGGAATATCATAAAGTTGGAGAACAACCAATTAAAGATTTCATAGAAGATTATGGTTATAAAACCTATCATAATAATCGAAGTCTAATTTGTCTTCATGAAAGTGATGATATAAATTTAACAATAGTAGAACAAAAGCCTTAGTAGCTCAGTGGTAGAGCGCATGCCTGAAGAGCATGGCGTCGGTGGTTCGATTCCATCCTAAGGCACCATTTGGGGGTATCGTCTAGTATCTCAGGACACCGTTCTCTCAAGACGGAAACAGGAATTGATTCATTCCTTACCCCTACCAATCTTTTCAAGCCTAGATGATCGAGCTACGGCTAGGAAACTCCGGACTTCTAATGCACAAGTAGCGGGTAACTCCCGTCCACCGTGAGGTGAGGATTAGAATCACAGAGACGAGTAAAGTGAAACGCGATAATCTCTACTTGAAGCAACCCCAAGTTCTCCGACGAGTGTGCATTCTCATTTCTTAAATGGATGTTAGGTAATGGTAGGGGGCAAAGAATTCAACAGTAATGTTGAATCAAGACGAATGATCATCGTTATACAAAATCCGGGTTATTGGCTTGAAAATTAATACGAGACCTCGATACTACGAATGACCGCATCAATATCGGTTTTCCAATAGTTAAGGAACCGATGGACTCTAGGTAATTGTGGAATTTCATCGTCGATCTGCCAATAAAATTCCTGTAAGATATTGACAAAGTCAGGCCTGTAGTATAAAATACCTACTGTTACCAATTCTCGACGTTGAATTTTAATAAGCACAGGTTATTTATTATGCTTGAAATTACTGAAAACTATATAAATCTTTCCAAACAAGAAAGACAAAATCATTTAGATTTGTCTGAAGCTTGATCTTGGTTGGAAAAAAGGTAGATTACCTTATAATTAGGTCACGTAGCCGAACTAGCCTGCGAAGTTAGTAACCGTAACTGGAGCTGGAAATAGGAGTTCGAATCTCCTCGTGATCGCCATGGTCCACTAGCCGACGTGCGCTTCGAACGCATGACACCGTAACTGGAGCTGAAAATGCGGGTTCGAGTCCTGCGTGGATCGCCATTATCAATACCCTATTCATCTTAAAAATCTATAGCTGCTCTTCTAGGAAGTATGTCCCGTAAATTCCGTCCCCGTTTTTTTATCACTATTGTATGGGATGGAATATAACCAAAATATCGTGTTTCTTTTCTACCACGTAGATTCCGTCTTTTAACTTTTCGCACTTCAAGCCCCATTGCATGAGCCATTCCTGCTATTGAGACTTGTTTCCAACCAGTTGCGGCGAGAATTTCTTCTTTAGTAGTTCCCTTCGGATTGATTAATAGATCATAGACAATTTTGTTTTTACCAACATGACGCTTAACTTGTTTAATAGCATTATTCAGAGCCGCTGCAGCTTCCCTTCTGCCAACTGGCCGGCCAAATCCGCCGCGCGCAAATAAACTTTTTCGCAAATGTTCTGGGGGTTCTACAGGACGTACAACTTGTCGTAACGGCTTTGGTGCTGGGGGGCGGACAATCGGGTGATCAAAAACAAACTGGAATTGGCGAGGCGCACGAGGTGGCGCAGCTTCCTCAGCACTATTTCCATAAGCTACCGGATCAGTTAATACTGGTACTTTTCCTCGCCACATAATATTAGCATCGTGTAGATCAAAATTAGCACCAGTTGGATCAATAACGTGCTTCTGTATATCATCTAAGGCCTTGGCTAATTGTGCTCGACCGTGAAATATTGGTTCTAGTTTTTTATTTAATTCTTTAATCCGCCGAATAGTGTTGTCGTTACGATTTCCTTTAAACTTAAGATCAGAAACCTCCCTGCGTAAATCCCTCATAGTGTATATATAAGTATTGATATCTTTTGTGTCCTCTTGTTGCCGCTCACTCCGATCATTATATGGCTGAAGTTTCTCCATTCGGACTGCTGTATAATTCTTATTAACCCGCATAGGCAATCCGCGTAATTTAGGAAAATGTGGATTATCCGGCTGCGATTGGACCAATTTCAGGAACCGTTTATAGGCGTGGTCTCGGTCCTGAAACAGCTTCAAGACATAAGGTTTACCCTGCCTGCCATAAACAGAGGCAAACATACCACCGCCCAGACGTCGCCATCCAGCAGCCTTTAATCGGACTTCGGCATCGTTAACGCCTACGGGCAACGACAGTTCACTGATAATTGATCGAAGTCTTTTCATCGTTATATTTACTTTATTGGGGATTAGGCTAACTGGCAAACCATCGGACTCTGACTCCGAATTTCGTGGTTCAAATCCACGATCCCCAACCAAAAACAGTTGTTGACATCTGGTGTAGGTCCTGTTATAAATAAGATGAACGACTACTTTAACACTATTCAAAGGAGCAACAGCTATGACGAAGTAACCTAAACAAAAGGAGAAAAGTCATGGTTGTTGCCAAACTTAAAAAGGCAAAAAAGTCTAAGAAGCAGCGCAAACACGGCCGCGCCCATCGTGGTCAGGATTACGCAAAGCTTTATAAGCTTCGCCATACCCGCGAGCATAACAAGGTCCGTCATCTTAATAAGCATATACTGAGACATCCAAACGACGATTGTGCAGTACGAGCTATCGATAACGCGATGAAAGTTATTCGAGGGTTTTAAGGTCGCCTAGCCGAGCTGAGCTTCTACCTCAGTAACCGTAATTGGAGCTGAAAATGCGGGTCCGAATCCTGCGGCGATCGCCAATTGCTCTAGTATCTGTCCTGTCTCCTAAACAGGTAACAGTAATGGAAGAATGCGAGTCCGATTCTCGCCTAGAGCCCCAATAAGGAGTGACCAAAATGTTCTGGTTTCTGATAATATTTTTTCTTGTATTGGTTCTTGCAGCGGGTGGCACCAGCGGCAGTGGACCATTTCATGGCAGGCCTGGCGGTGGTCCTGATGAGTAATTACGGAGTGACCAATCAGCAAGGAGCTGAGGGGACCTGCTAAGTCCATCGTACCGAGAGGTATTCGGATCGAAACCGAGGCATTCCGCCAATATAAATAAACCAAAGGAGAAATATTATGTTAGGATTAGTATTACTTGTTTTTGCTTTTGTATGTTTTGTATTAGGTGCCTTTAATGTTGGTGCCCGCTGGAATTTAGTTTCGGCTGGATTAGCGTTTTGGGTCGCAAGCTTGATTTTCGCAGGCGCACAAGGCGCACATCTATTACATTAAATAACGCGGGCGTGGTATATAGGCTGTTGCCCTGGGTTTCCATTCCAGAGAAGTGGGTTCGAGTCCCACCGTCCGTTCCATATAGGGGATTCGTTTAGTGGTAAGACAACAGACTTTGAATCTGTTTTCGAGGGTTCGATTCCTTCATCCCCCGCCATTTAAGGAGAAAAAATGAGAAAGACACTTATCGCATTAGCAGTAGTTCTGATGGCTTCAACAGCTTTCGCCCAACACGGTGGAGGCGGTCACGGCGGGGGAGGCGGTGGTGGAGGCGGCTATCACGGCGGAGGCGGCGGAGGTGGACAATTCCACGGTGGAGGTGGCGGAGGCCAGTTTCATGGCGGAGGAGGCGGGGGATTTCATCCCCAACCACAACCGCATTATAATCCGCAACCACACTATAACCCACAACCCCATTATCAGCCACAACCTCATTTTCAACCACATGTAGTGCCACACGTTGCGCCGCATTTTAATCCACAACCATTCCATCACGAGGATCATGGTAATATTCACCACGGACCCGATTTCAATCACGAGGACCACGGCGATCACTTTTTCCATCATGGACAGTTTCATCACGAACACGGGGACTTCTTCTTCCACGAACGGCACTTCGGCTTTCATAACTGGTGGAACGGATACGAGGTCTATTTTGACGACCCTGATTCCTGTACAGGATGGTATTGGAATTATGAATGGGTTCCTGTCAATATCTGTGATGACTATTATGGAGATTAAGGCGGTATAGTTCAGTGGGAGAACAGGCGGCTCATATCCGCTAATGAGTAGGTTCGATTCCTACTTCCGCTACCAAATTAATGCTGCGTGCTGGAGGACAGGGGGTTGGCTGTGAACCAATTTCAGTAACGTTCAATTCGTTAGCGCAGTACCAAATCACTATAAATAGAGGGAGGAGAGACTATAAATGACATCTTTAGGAATTACAGCAGCTTCGGTTGCAGCTTTAGCATTGGTTGCTCAGCTTTCGTTTTGTGGGCAAACAGTTGATCTAGCATCAATCGATAGTATCGCAACAACGCTTTGCAAGTTTGCACCAGACCTGGACACCGTAAACGCATTTATCAATGCCAATGGATCATTGAAAACTGCTACCGCGATTGCTCAGGAAGTGTGTAAGCTTTATCTTGCATCACAAGGCACAACAACTGTGGCTGGCCAAAAGCTAGGAGCAGCTGCACCTGGAACAGACGTGAAATTCGTTGTTCTTTATAACGGCAAGGCAATTACTGTTTCTGGTAAAGTAACACAGTAAAACAGTTCTTGACAAAGAACCGCTTTTAGACTACACTATCAAGAATGGCTTCAGCACCAGCCGTGCGGTGGAGATTTATAACCTCTAATATAGCGCCAGATGGGCGTCAACGGGTCGGGGCAGCACCGACGAGGCCAACCAACTTTTATTAGCCTGCTACAAAACATGACTTGGATAGATGCGATTGGACTGTTAATAGTTATTATCCTCCTCGTGGCTCTTGTGGTTATTACAAGATGATCGAAACCTATTTCGATATTCTACTTTTTTTCTTTGTAATCCCACTTACAGTCGTCGGACTATTATGGTGGGCGCTGTGGCAAACCGTCGAATATCAATACCGAAAAGAACTGAAACGACGAGCCAAACAGATAAAAACTTATGGTTGGTCCAATGAATATCAAAAACACCGACGAAATCAGTAATGCTAATTGACTACGCGTATAAGTTCTCGAAGATGCGAGAGATTGGAAAATTAACAAGCCAATGTCTTGATGAACTAAAGTTTTTTATTAAACCTGGTATATCGACTGGAAACATTGACCAATTCGTTAAGAATTTTGGCGAAGACAATGATCTAAAAAACGCCCAATATGGTTACCGATTTGATAGAGAAATGCCACCGTTCCCAGGATATTGTTGCACCTCTATAAACGAGGTCCTCTGCCACGGTATTCCAGCCGAAGGCGAATTGCTGAACGATGGTGATATTGTATCGGTTGATATTACCTTTAAATCAAAAGACGGCTATCACGGCGACGCTTGTCGGACTTATATAGTCGGACAGATTCCACAAAAGACCAGAGATTTGGTAGAGGTAGCCGAATGCGCGCTCCAGATAGGAATCCAGCAATGTTTCCCTGAAGGCAAGATTGGCGATATTGGAAAATATATCGAGGAATATATAGCTCATAATAAAATGTATGTGGCGAAAGACTTTGTTGGCCATGGTATCGGCCAAAACTTTCATGAAAATCCTTCTATCCCACACGTATTGACTGAGGGATATAACGCCGAGGTTAGAATGCATCCTGGTGATTGTTTTACTGTTGAACCCATCATTTTATTACATCACACTAAACAGAAGGTATTGCATGATGGCTGGACTGTTCTGGGAAAAAGCCTAGCAGCTCAATTTGAAGCAACAATTGGAATCAACGAAACAGGCTATGAGGTATTTGCAAGATAATGTTATATTTATTATTACAATTCGTCGCCGCCGGAATTTTGTTGTTAGGTCTGTTTTTAATGGGAAATCATCGTAAAAGTGGTCCTTTGTTGGCAGCTTTATCTGAGGCGTTATGGATTGGCGTGTTTATTCCTCCTCGATTATGGGGTGGAATATTTTTATCATCTATTTTATTCATAATGCAAATGCGAAATTTTATTAAATGGTATAAAGAGGGAGTATCTTGGTGATAAGAATAGAAATCAGACTATCTAAGGACGAAAACCGCGAGTTCCGTCGTCTAAAACCTGTTCCAAACGTCGCCTTCACGTTCTGGGAACGGGTCGCCAAGCTACGCGACCTTGACCCTGGTTCGATTGTGTGGACTGATGGAAAGCTTACCGGATTGCCGCTGAGACACAACCAACACTGGTGTTATCCCGTTCCATTGAAATGTAAAGTTGATCCGGCTACAGTAGAGATATGATAGAATTTAACCGACAACCCAGTATGTATGATATTGACTTAATTGGCGGTGTCCCAGAATTAAACGAGGATATGAAGCGCGGAATTGCTATAGCTGCATGGATTTGTCGGAGTTATGGGGAGGGCCAACTTTGGGCTGAGACTATTGAAAGCTATGGCGAACAAGTTCGAGCAATGTATTGGATGAAAAAAGAGAATAAATAAAAATACCTGGAACAACCAACGAGGGGATTTCATGAGCGATGGAATACGGAACCTACGACGATTACCTAAAATATCAAAAAATCGCAGCTCATCTGCGTGGTTTGCTGAATAAAATCTGGGAAAATCACAGGGTGCGGTCAGATTTAAATTATTCCGACAGCGAAGCCTATCAAGAACTTGTTACGATGGGGGATAAAATAGTTCCCTTTATTATTAGTCGAATGATTGATGGACAGGCCGAATGGTTGCATTTAGCATTATTAGGTGATTTAACTGGAGAAAATCCGATAAAAGAAGAACATGCTGGTCTTTTTTATCATCAAATAAACGATTGGTTAACATGGTATCTCGACTCTAAATACTATGAACAAGACGATATATATCATGGACTTTTATAATGAAAGGAGCTAGACTTGAAATGGACTATTTGTATTGTGTTAGTCCTTCTTTTTTCTATGGGAACTGCTAACGCTCAATGTGGAATTGCAAGCCATTACGGAACTGAAACCGGAAACCACACCGCATCTGGGGAACGACTCAACCCCCACGCTATGACTGCAGCGCACCGAAGCTTGCCAATAGGAACACTAATCAATGTCAGAGCGCACGGAAAAAGTGTTCATGTTAGAATTAATGATCGCGGTCCTTTTATACGGGGCCGTGTGCTTGACCTCAGTGATGGCGCTGCTCGTGTGCTTGGCCTAGGCGGAACGGGGCGTGTCTGTTTTTAAGATAAATAGCTTGACATCTGGATAAAAAATGTATAAGATATATGTTAGAGAAAACTGTCCAATTTGTGATCAAGCCGAATCGAAACTTATCGATCACAAGGTTGAATACAAGGAAATAGTTATTGGTGTTGATATTACACGTGATGAAGTGATCAAACAGTTCCCAAATGCGACTATCGCCCCAATAATAGTTTCCCCTGATGGTTACGAAATACCTGTACAATATCTAGATATGATACTGGTGCTTGCAGAAAGGATGCAAAAAAATGGCTAATTTTATGAAGTTAAATGAGACTGAGATATTAAACGAATTACGAAAAGCTGTCCTCGAGATTTTATTCGAAAAAGTTGATGGCACCAATCGTCTGATGAAATGTACTCTACAGCCAAGTTATTTTAATAAGCCGATTCCTACCGAAAGCGAACGACAAGACCGTGCTAATTTCTTAGCTCAAGGCGAAACCGAACCACAAAAAGTCCGAGTAATCCATGTATGGGATGTGGATCAGTCTGGTTGGCGTTCAATTAGATTAGATAAGATTATTTCAATCCAATTGACTTCTGCATAAAAGGAGAAATATAATGACCCTAATAAAGCTAACACTGCTAACTGACGATAGTTCTAATGGTATGTCAGTATGGTTTCACCACGACGAAATCCGACGAGTAATTCCACTTCAGTATGGCTCAGGCGTTTTTCTTTTAAATGGAGAAAACCAAAAGTTCCAGGAAACTGCTGAAAGAATAGCGGAACTAGTAAATGGTGGGACAAACCTTCTTGGTGAAAGCGTATCTCTCAATAAGGTAAAAAAAATAAATAAGAGTAATGAGCAAAAAACCCAAGAAACAGTCTAATAGCAATATTATACTATTTCCGCCTTCCCGAGTAGTAAATCCAACCAGATCAGCTCTTCGTTCTGAAGATGTTCCTAAGAGTATTGAACATATTAACAACGCCACCTCTCTTTTAAAAATCAAACGAATAGATCAAATAATGGAGGAGATGCTTCCAGTTATTGCACAAGGCTTCTTAACAAAGGGAGTGGTTCTTAATAAACAAAACGAAATGAAACCTTGTGCATTTATGATCGAGACTATTCGATCGGTGGTATGTATGCACTTTGGAATAAGGCACCCGTTCCATGAACTGGCTGAAAATATATTCCATCAAGACAACGCTACCGGAATCATAACAGTGAAGGAAATCGCCGTCAAAGATATGTCGGCCAATAGCGTAGGCGCAAATACATGATCAAGAAATACTTTTATCAGATACTTCAAGAAATCTGTATGGCTCCTACCCGACAGGATAAGATTATTTTACTCCGCCATCATGATGAGCCGGCCTTGCGTGGCTATCTCAAAATGGCGTTCGATAGGAACTTGAACTGGTTACTACCTGATGGCGCTCCTCCATTTAAGCCGTGTGCGGAACTAGACGTTGAGTTTGTCCTTCGACACGAATATCGCCGCATGTATATATTCCTGGAAGGCGGTAATCCCAACCTTAAACAGAAACAGCGCGAAGCACTATTCGTCACTTTATTAGAATCAGTTCATCCCAAAGATGCGGAGTTTTTGGTTGATGTGGTGAAGGACAAGAAGGTTCCGCCAGGGATTGATGCAAGGATTATTCAGGAGGCTTGGCCAGGCTGGTAATATGGAACGCAGATCATTATTAACAGGTATTTTTAGTCTGATTGCAGCGTTGCCTTTTATGAAAATAGCACCTGCAGTCGCAGATGAGTATGAGTTTGTTCGACAGCTTGGCGACGGTTATGTTTTAAAGCGAAGATTATTGCCCAAGGAAACGTGGTTATATCCGAGCGTGCCGAATTATGCTTTTTGTGTTGAAAAGGACGGCAAAATATTCAGGGGGTAACAATGATTAAGATGACGCGAAACGAGTTTGATAATCTTCCCACCAAAAGGACTTTTAGTCAGAACGATGTCGGCAAAATATTTGGTATGCCCGACTATGCTCCTTTCACAGATAAGCCGGTTGTTTTTGTTGGTAAGCCTGATGATTTTACACAAGTTGCATATGAACTTAATATTGTAGAGTTTATCTAAGAACAACAAGGAGTAAAAATGTCTAAATCGTTCAAGCAAGACGATGATTATTTTAACTTAAAGAAACGAAAGTTCAGAGAAAGAAGGACACAAAAACTAAAGAAGCCAAAGAACGGAAAGACAGCGGAAGAAAAATGCCCACCTACAGAATTCGCCACAGAAGAACCAACAAAATAAAAGAGCTGTTTATGTCCATTTCGGAGATGGAAGAATATGAAAAACAGCATCCTGAGGAAGAGGTAATGTGTGGTGCCCCTCTTTTGCATTCAGGAGGAGACTTAGGCCTAAAATCGGCCAGAACCGATGAAGCATTCAAAGATAAACTGCGGGAAATAGATAAACGAAGCCCCGGTAATACACTCGGTGACTATGCAAAATTTTAATGTTTAATCATCAACTTCTCCCTCGCTTAGAGCTGGACCGCAAAGATACTAAAGCCGGTCGCTGCTATATTACGCCGGTAGGTATTGTGCCTAGTGTTACTACCGTAATCGACAATCTGCAGGATAAAACCTTCCTTAAACGATGGCGAGAGAAGATTGGCGATCTTGAGGCAGATAGGATAGTTCAAGAATCCAGAAAGCACGGAAACACGATCCATAAGTTATGTGAGAGTTATTTACTCAACCAGCGAGTGTGGAAAATGGATGAAACTGTTAATCCTAACGATATAAGACCTTTTCACAACATCACACCCATATTAGATAAAAACATCGAAACAGTTTATGGAGTAGAATTACCAGTATGGAGCGCTACGTTAAAAACCGCAGGAACTACCGATGCTGTGGTCAAATGGCAAAAAGAAAACACCATACTTGACTTCAAGACCTCGCGAAAACCCATAGAGCGAAAGAGTGAAAAGTTTCGGCTTTATATGCTTCAAGCGGTCATCTATTCGATCCTTGTTAGAGAACAGTATGCCATAGATTGTCCGTGGAGTACAATTTTAGTGATTGTCAAAAACGAAAAACCAGAAATTACACGATTTAGAAATCGTGATTATGAAAAAATAGCCGCGGATATCTTCCTTCGAGCTTTGACAACCCGATAATTATCGGTAATACACGACTAAATAACACCGAGGAAAATGCATTTTGACAATGTTGAATTCTCTCGTTACAAAATACTCTGCTAAACCTGAAATAATCTCGTTCCGAGAGTATCTAGACCGCTGTCGGGCGGAACCATCATCATACAACACTGCAGCCGAGCGGCTGCTTAAAGCTATTGGTAAACCAAAGATCATCGATACTCAAGATGATCCCATCCTCTCGCGCATCTTCTCCAACCGCAAGATCAAGCTCTATGAAACGTTCTCTGACTTCTATGGACTCGAGGATGTGATCGACAATCTGGTCAATGTAATCAAATACAACGCTCAGAACCTCGAAGAATCTAAGTCGATTCTTTATATGCTAGGACCTGTGGGCGGCGGCAAGTCATCGCTAGTCGAAAAACTCAAGCTGCTGATGGAACAAGAGCCAATCTATGTCGTGCAAGACTCTCCGGTATTCGATAATCCTCTAAACGTATTCTGGGGCAGTGACCTCTCTCGTATCGAGAAAGAATACAAAATCCCATCCTACTACATTCGCACTTGTCCATCACCGTGGCTAGTACAGAAACTGAAAGACCTCAAGGGCGACCTCGGCCAACTCAAGGTCGAAAAGCTTTATCCATCCATTCTGGATCAAGTCGCCATTTCCAAGATTGAACCTGGCGACGAAAACAATACCGACATCTCAACGCTGGTTGGCAAAATCGACATTCGCAAGCTTGAAAGCTACTCGCAGAATCATCCCTATGCCTATAACTACTCGGGAGGCCTCTGTCGCGGCAACCGTGGCTTGGTTGACTTCGTGGAAATGTTCAAGGCCCCGCTAAAGATGCTCAATCCACTGCTTACCGCCACCCAGGAGCGTAACTTCAACGGAACCGAGAATATCGGCTCCATCCCATTCGAGGCTATTATTGCCGCCCACTCGAACGAAGAAGAATGGATGCAGTTCAAGAACAAGTCCACCAATAAACCATTCGTTGATCGTATCTCCTTGGTCAAAGTGCCCTATTGTCTTCGTTCTAAGGAAGAAGCCAGGATTTACGAAAAGCTAATCTCTAACTCCACTCTTCGTGCCGCTCCTTGTGCGCCTTGGACCCTCGAAATGTTGTCCAAGTTCGCTGTGCTTTCGCGGCTGCACGACACCTCAAACTCCACACTCTATTCCAAGCTGCGGGTCTATGATGGGGAAAACCTGAAGGACACCGATCCAAACGCCAAGCCCATCTCCGAATATAAGGATGAGGCGGGGGTCACCGAAGGGATGACCGGAGTATCAACACGGTTCGCCTTTCGAGTTCTTTCCAAGACCTTTAATGTCGATCACGAAGAAGCCGCAGCCAATCCTATCCATCTGATGTATCTGCTTCGGACGGAGATTATGAAGGAGCAGTTCCCCAAGGATAATGAAGCCAAGCTGCTCGGCTTCCTCGACAGTGTTCTCCACGAAAAATATCTGGAGTTCGTTGAGAAGCAAATCCGATCAGCGCTATTAGCGGCTCATGGTGATTATTGCCAGACAACATTCAACAAGTATGTTGATTGGGCTGATGCCTGGCTGCGCGAAACCGACTATCGTGATCCTGATACTCAAACTATGCTCGACAAGGCCGCGATCAATTCCTCGCTAGAAAAGGTCGAGAAGGCAGGCTTGAATATCTCGAATCCTCGCGAGTGGCGTTATGAAATCGTCGCATTCGTGTTGCGCTACAAAGCCGGCCATAAGGGCGAAATGCCGAAATGGGATGCTTATGCAAAGATGCGTGATGTGATCGAGAGACAAGTTCTCGACACCACCGAAGCCTTTTTGCCGATCATCTCGTTTTCTCCGAAATCATCTGATGAGGATCGTAAGAAGCACGACGACTTTGTAGCTCGAATGAAGGACCTGGGATATACTCCGCGACAGGCTCGATTGATAGTCGAGTGGTTTATGAGGGTGCGTAAATACACCTGATGGCCGTAATCATCGACTCAAGAACCACCAACAAAGCCCACCGATCCGCCGATAATCGACGAAAGTTCATCAACCGGATTCGTGGAAGTATCAAAAACTCGCTTCCCGCAATCCTGGGGGAGGGCAAGTTCGATACTCGTGCTCAATCTGATCAAAAAGTCAGAGTTCCGCACAGCAAGCTTGCCGAACCAAAATTTTCGTATGATCGAAGCGAAACCGAAAACCATATCGTTACTGGAAATGTCGAGTTTAAGCGAGGCGATCGTATTCCAAAACCCGAAAAAGAAGACGGTTCAGGCCGCCGCGGCAGTCTTACTGATGACGGCTCGCACGACGATTTCATCGTCCAAATCTCCCCCGAAGAGTTCTTGAACTACTTTTTCAATGACCTTGAACTGCCGGACCTCGTCAAAAAGGAACTGGCCACAGTCAATGAGTTTCTTCGCGTCAATGCTGGATACCAAATCGAGGGCCCTCCTGGTCGATTATCAATCGTCAAATCCCTGAAAAACGCTTACCTTCGTCGTATGGCTTTCGTTGGTCCATACAAACACCAAATCCACGAGGAAGAAGAAAAAGACGATCCTGATCAAGACCGCATTGAAGAATTGGAACGCAAAATAAAGGCCATACCGTATATCGACACCTTTGATCTACGCTATCGTTACTTTGCGTTAGACCCACAACCTGCAACAACAGCAACGATGTTCTGTATTCAGGACATTTCAGGTTCGTTGGGAGAACACGAAAAAACGATTGCTCGAAAATTCTTTTATTTGCTTTATCTCTTTCTGGTAAAAAAATATCAAAGAGTCGAATTGGTATGGATTGTTCATACTGCTGAAGCTCATGAAGTCGGTGAGGAGGAGTTCTTTACAACAACCCAAACTGGAGGCACAGTGATATCGACAGCATTGGAGCTGGCCAAGCAATTGATTGAAAGCAAGTATAGTCCGAGCAAGTCCAATCTATACTTCCTTCAGATTACTGATGGAGATAACGCAACTGAAGATAATCCAAACGTTTCACAATTACTTGACGATCTAATGCCATTGGTTCAGTTTTTTGGTTATATCCAGATTGAGCAAGAGGCCGTCGCCTTCCCCTGGCCAAAGGTAATGGACGTTTATCAAGAGAAGAAGAACCCAAAACTACGAGCCAGTATTGTTCGTCATAGCCGAGAAATTTGGCCGCTATTCCGAGACCTTTTCAAGAGCAAGTCATAATGGTATATAAATCTAAATTTCCGTTATTTCGCTCCGGCGAAGATTGGACTATTCCAAAGATCAAAAACGTTATGGACGTGATCGAGGGCATTGCTCACGAATGGAAAATGCCGCTCTATCCTAACCAGATCGAGGTTATCGACTTTGAAGGGATGATCAACTCTTATGTATCGATCGGTGTGCCTATTCTTTATAACCACTGGAGCTTCGGCAAGCAATTCGAGATAATCAAAAAGCGCTATAATCTAGGGGTGATGGGACTGGCTCTTGAAATGGTATTAAACACCAATCCCTGCATTAACTATATTCTTGAACAAAATGATATGACTTCCCAGTGTATGGTGCTTTGCCACTCAAGCGTTGGACATAATTTTGTATTCAAGAACAACTTTGTGTTCCAGGAGTTCACTGAACCTGATGCTATTGTCAACTACCTAAAGTTTGCCAAAGCCTATATTCAGAAGTGTGAAGAAAAGTATGGAGAAGACGAAGTCGAGGACTGGCTTGATTGTTGTCATGCAATCTCTGATTACGGAATTGATAGTTTTACTCGCCGAACCAAAAAGAAGGAGGAAAGTGACGAAGACTATCTGGCGGCTAAACTGACCGAAGAACGTATCAAAAACTTCGATGCAGTATGGGAAGCCACAGTTCCCAAGATCGAACAAAAAGAAGAAAATAGCGTTATGCTGGCCAAGCCAGAAGAAAATCTGCTCTACTTTATTGAGAAGAACGCCAAATGGTTACCACCCTGGAAACGAGAAATCATTCGTATTGTCCGCAAGGTTGCGCAATACTTCTACCCGCAAGCCAAGGACAAAGTCATCAACGAGGGCTTCGCAAGCTTTATACATATGGAGCTAATGACTACGCTTTATGAACGAGGCTATATCGACGACGGTTCGTATATGCAGTTTTTACATCTACATTCGGGCGTTATCAACCAACGAGGCCTCACTGTCGATATCAATCCTTATACGCTAGGCTATAACATCTTCCGCGACATTAAGCGTGCTTGTAAAGACCAAACCGAGGAGGACAAATTGTTTTATGGAACGACTTCTTTGGACTACAACTATCTAGACTTTACCAAATCAATCGCGGCCGGATTTGTTGATTCTTCCTTCTTAGCTCAATTTCTAAGCCCAAAAGTCATTCGCGATATGAAGCTGTTCTCTATCGAGGACAAGGAAGACGATGACTTTTTTACCGTGACCGAAATCCACGACGAGATTGGATACGACAACATCCGCAAGCTGCTCTCGATAAGATACGAGCGAAGCAATTCAATTCCGAACATTCAGGTAGTTGGAGCCGATCTGAATGGCGATAGAACTCTCTATCTCAAGCACTTCAGGACGGCGCGACCGCTACACGAAGACGACGCAGACGAAACTTTGGAATATGTTTCGAACTTATGGGAATTCGAGATAAACTTCGAAAGTGTCTAAAAAAGTTCTTGACATATCGCTCAGGATATCTTATTATAATAATATGACTAATAAACGAAAAGCTCTAATCGATAAACTGAATGCTAAACTGGACGCAATGGTTCAGGCTGTAATTCATAAGGATTACAATCTCGAATCCCCAGAAGTGCAGCATATTCCAATATACAGCCTCCGGTTGAATATTGGCGAAGCGAGGTTGATAAGAGACGTTCTTACAACCTATAATAATTCGCATCTAACCCCTTGAAATCATTCACAAAAATAGTACTTGACATATCGCTCAGGATATCTTATTATAATAATAGATAAGAGGATACCAATGTACTCCCTACACGGTTATAGTCTGACAGCCAACGCCGATCTTGGCGCCTGTCACGATCATAACGGAAAACCCCTTCTTTTCCCTACCCTAAAAATGGCGGAAAAAAAGGCTACTGAACTAAATCGCGCATATGGCGGGAACGGTCTCGTTTATGCGCCAGCAGTCGAGGAATTCAATGTCTGATACACTCCACCCATTCGACGACGACCTGTCCGACCTCATTGGATCGCCGATGAAAGTCCTACCAGCCGCCGTCCATCCACACGCCGATCCGGCACAAGTCCGCGTTTTCAACGAACCCTGTCCTGCCTGTAACGGCAGCGGCACGTGGCGTTCGTATGCTGGCAACGGATTCCGTTGCTTCAAGTGCAAGGGAACCGGCAAACGCGCGTTCAAGTCTTCCCCGGAAGTCCGCGCAAAATCCAAGATGGCTGCTGTCGCCCGCAAGGCGAAGACCGTCGAGGAAAATTTCGACTACTTTTCCAAACAACACCCTGAAATCTGGGCGTGGTTCGAAGCTTCCAAAAACTTCGAGTTCGCCGTGTCTCTAAAAGCCGGCGTCGCCAAGTGGGGCTCTCTCACCGAAAAACAACTCGCTGCGGCTTACCGCTGCTCCGAAAAGTTCAACGCGGCTCGCGCCCGGATTGCCGGTCGCAAGGCAAACGCTCCGGAACTCAAGGTCGACGCGCTACGACAAGCCTTCGACAAGGCTGCTTCCAAGGGTCTGAAATCTCCCAAGCTGCGGCTCGGTTCGTTCTTCTTCAATCGCAATCCACACTTCGCTGGTGATATTGGAATCTACGACGAACACCGCAAGTTCATCGGCAAAGTTCCAGCTGGAACCAACGCATTCGTCGCACAATGGCGAGTGACCGACGAGACAATCGCCCAGCTTCAAAAAGTTGTGAGTGATCCCGCGGCTGCTGCAATCGCCTACGGAAATCGAACTGGCAACTGTGCTTGCTGTGGAAAACTACTGACTGTGAAAAAGTCTGTGGATCGCGGCATTGGCCCGATTTGCTATGACAGATACTTCTAAGGAGTAGAAAATGAAACGCGACAACGAAACCGTTACCCAACACGCAATGCGAATGATCCGCAACGATATCATCGAGGAGTGCGCCCAGGTTGCCGAAGAAGCGGCTTCGGAGGCCCAACACGATTATGAGAACAAACAGGAGGGCGAGTATCTTTGGTGCGTGGATCAATCCAACGAAATCGCCGACTTGATTCGTCAACGAAAGGACGAAGACTAAAATGACCGACAGACTAACTATCAAAACTAACAATGTCCCGCGCGACGTTCTCTATTGGTTCGATCTGTCCGACAAGGAACGCAAGGATTTTGACTACATCAAAGATGATGAAAGTCCAACTTTTTTTCGTTATCGCGGCAATGTCTATGATCTTGGCGAGTTTATGCGCCACGCATTTCCTGATCTATCAGGATGGGATGGTTATTCTCCTGACTCATACTTCAGTGGAGTTGTGGTTCGATTCGTTGATGACTACGACCGCGTAGTCTGTGGAACTTATTTTGCCTAAGGAGATGACAATGCAAAAGCTTACATTAGCCCTATTCACCCTGGGACTGCTTGCATCGACAGCACACGCCCAGTTCACTAATCAACAACACGAAAATCCAACCAGTCCTGTCTATTTGGAATGTGCGGTTATGAAGGAAGAACCAAAAGACAAAAACGACCACGACCCTGTTTACAAGATTAATATTGGCTTGGCGTTTGACGAAACAGGAAAACCTACTGCTATAGCGGTAGTTCACACCACAATCAACAATAACCAATATTCCCGATCAGAGCAGTATAAAGACAACGTTGCGCTTTGGCAGGTTGAAGGAAAACTGGAATGGTATTGGGGTGGCAGACGTATTAGTGATAAAAAACAAGTTACTATGCTTGGAAAAATCTTACAAACCAACGGAGGCGCCTGGTTTTATCAAGAACGGCTATTCAATCAACAAGAAAAGGTTGTCTATGTTATGACGGCACAATGCCACGAAGTGTCGTCTAAGTAATAACCCGGAGATGACAATGAAAAGACTAAACGTTCCTGATAAACACCAGCTTCGTATTGCTGTCGATACCGTGAAAAATCCCCTGAAGGGCCTTTTTCTGGGAGGTATGGACGCCAATCAAGCTGAAAAACTGCTCCGAGAAAAGTTCGGTTATTCCGAAACATCAATTGAAAGGCTAAAACGATGACCAACTCTGAACGAATGTTTGCGGCCGATTATGGTTGCAGCCCACAAGAATATATGCGGCGAGCAATGACTATCGCAGTGGAATCCAAAGACGACGAAATTACGGCGTTCCTGTTGTGGGCACTGCAACAAGAAGTTCTTCGAAAACCAAAGGACACGGTACACTAATGGCGAACTGGTTTTATTGTGCAGGCTCATTGTGCTTTCTAATCGGCACCTTAATCAATATGTGGAAATAGGAGAAACTATGAAAGAGATAATGCGTGTATTTGAAAGCCCTACTGAATTTGCGTTGCGTATATTACGTAATGAAACAATCGATTTATGTGCTCAGATTGCAGATAAAGCTGCGTTCAAGGCGGTTTCTGAATATGATAAAGGAAAATACCGAAAACATCAAAAACACGAATATCTATGGTGTTCTGATGAAGCAGCCGAGATTGCCGCTACAATCCGAAAACTAAAGGATGAATGAAAATGTATGGAATTTGGTGCACAGTTTCTGGAGGTGTCACAGGCCATCGTGAAGCCTGGTTGAAAAGTAATGGTGAACGACTAACCTTCGCGACACTGCAAGAAGCAGAAAATTATGCACAAAAGCTGACAAGCGATCGAATGAGTGTTCGCTACCGAAAGGCAGACTTCTATTATTCTGCTAAGGAGATAAAATGAGACCCGATATCAAAAATGCTTTAATCAACTTTGAAAATCGTCACCACGCCGCAGTGCAATGTGACACTGAACTTGGTTTGTCTGGTGACGATGTTTACTTTAGACTGGAACGCACGGCAAAAAGGTTTTGGGCTGATTATTACGAAGCCAGAAAAGAACTTGAAGCGCTATTGGAGACATTATGACCCCTAATCAGTCCTTGACAGAACTAGTTTCAATCGTTATGATTGTGATAATGTTCCATTATTTTTTTCCGTTTATAAAGCTGTAATATGAAAAAACTGCTACTTGCGACAACAGTTCTGACATTGTTATCTGTAAATCCTGCTTTTACAGATATTCTCGTTACTGTTGATAAGCCTTCTCAAACTGTTTTCGTTGACGTGGATGGTGTTCAGAAATACATCTGGCCGACGTCGACTGGCGCGCCCGGTTACGACACCCCTAACGGAAAATACAACGCCACCTCAATGAACGAAATCTGGTATTCGAAAAAGTTCGATGATTCGCCAATGCCACATTCCGTTTTCTTTAGGACTGATGGTTATGCGATCCACGGAACCTATTCGGAGAAAAGTCTAGGGCGTGCAGTATCGCACGGCTGCGTCAGGCTGTCCCGTGAAAACGCGACGACCCTTTATGCGCTGGTCGAAGAACAAGGACTAGATAAGACAACCGTTGTGGTTCAAGGAAACCTTCCTTCTGCAAATCCTCCGCTTTATAATCCCCCTCAGCAATATCAAGCCCCGGCACAACAGTATCAAATGCCTCCACAACAATATCAACAACAACAACCGCCACGATATTACCCACAACAACCGCCGCAATACTACTATCCACAGAATCGACAACGCGACATTTATGTGAGGATCGGGCCGTTCGGCTTTGTTATTCGCATTCGATGATATAAATATTAAAAACCTTGGAGAATAAAATGCCGAAGTATTTGAGAGAAATAGTCGCCTTTCCCGACCAAGCAGCCTGGTGGAAAAGTCTAACTCCCAAACAACAACAGCTTTATCTTCGCAAACACAAATCCAAGAAACACCAAAACGCGGCACTCAGGCTTAAAAAACCTAAAATTCCGACGCCTTCAAGAGCCCACGCAACCAGTGTCGAGGCTGGCAAAGTCTTTCAGAAGCTAAGCGAGAGTATGTGGGCGTTGTGTCGAAAAAATAACTGGGGCGATCCATTTACCTATGGCCGCCATCGAGAAATCGATATGGCCATCAAAATGGGTCATAGCATTGGCGAAGGTCAGAAGGGCGGCGCCGACGGTTATGACCAAAACAACCGCCCCGTAGAATACAAGGCAACCATTGGAAGTAGCCTACAAGGAACCTATAACGGAATCAGTGTCCAAAACACACTAAAAAAACAGCGCCAATATATTTTAAAAGAGAAAATCGGCAACTATCACAAACATTTTATCGCACGGTATGATGGTCCAAACATTGCTGAAATATGGTCAATACCTGGAGAAAAGGTTGTCGAAATTCTTTGGCCAAAAATAAAAAGTCAATATCTGAATGTTGTTGCGCGGAAAGACCCACGTATTGGAGTTAGTCTGACTGGGAAGGAAATTCGCACCTACGGCCATCAACTAAAGTTCAACCCAACCAAAGAGATTTATGAATGAAAAGTCAAGACATTTTATATTCAGCTGGAAAAAACGATAATTGTTTAACGCCCGACTATGCTGTAACACCCATTCTGCAATTTATTCCAAAAGACGCAGTCGTATGGTGTCCGTTTGATAGTCACGAAAGCGAATTCGTAAAACAAATATCAAAAAACAATGTAGTAAGATATAGTCACATTGATTTAGGTCAGGACTTTTTTTCGTATGAACCCCGCGGCTGGGACATAATAATCTCCAATCCTCCTTTTACTGGTAAGAAGAAAATATTCGAACGGGCTCTCTCGTTCAATAAACCGTTTGCCCTTATTATGGCCAATACTTGGCTGAATGATTCAGCCCCTATCCAGCTTTTTAAGGACAAAGGCCTACAATTGCTAATGTTCGATAAACGTATTCGTTTCATTATGCCGGATGGTCGCGATAATAGCAAGATCACATTCTCTAGCAGCTATTATTGCTGGAATTTTTTGCCGCAACAAATCATAATGAAGACCTTAACATTACCAGAAAGGACACAAACCGATGCTCAACTTTCACGGCCTCGAAGCCCACTTCTCGCACAATTCGTATGATGTAGTGATAAGCCCAGCATTTCAGCAAATTTTTATTAATGCTGGCGAAGAAAACGGAATTGATGCTCAACTCCTTTTTGATCAGTATCTAATGTGTGTGACGGGCCAACCGTTTGATGATTATACAACAGCAGATGTAGCAGCTTGTCAAAGAACAGCAATGAAGCAGGGTTTTTTGGCTAAAGCTGATGTAGAAATGATGCATACTTTTTAACAAGAAAAGATTGATATATTATGGATTGGAAATTTATTGTTAAGGAACAAAGCAATAGAAATGAGGTCGAGAGACTTCAAAACTGGCTCCTACCAGAATACGATCACGGCTTTTGGAATGGATTAACACCCGCTGGTAATCTTTATCCAGGCCCTGTTGGCGATTGGTGTGACCACCATTCAAAAAAATGGTTCTATCATATAAAAGGTGATAATATTGCTATTCAGGCCGGCGGCGCGATTGGTATGTATCCCCGACTGTTAGCTCAAAAGTTTAAACTGGTATATACCTTCGAGCCTCATCCGGTATCGTTTCATTGTCTGAATATCAACTGCTCACGGGTCGATCATATCCTAAAATATCAAGCAGTCTTAGGAAACAAAAATGACATTGTTCCAATAGCTTGTGATCCAGTCAATTATGGTCAGACCCAAGTTGATGAGTTCGGTCCACATCTTCCTTTTATCCCGATGTTTACCATTGATTCGTTCAAGTTCAAGTATCCGGTTGATCTGATTGCCCTCGACGTTGAAGGTTATGAATATCAAGCTTTACTGGGGGCGAAAAAAACCATAAAAAAGTTTCATCCGACCATTATTGCGGAAAACTCAGACGACGATAGGTTCCGAGAACTACTGGTCGGATATAAGTTGGTCGATAAGTCCGTTCTGGATTCTATCTGGGTATACGACCAAAACAGTTCTTGACATTCCGTTTCTTTTATAATATCATAATAAGATGAAACCTAAACACTTTGCTGTTTTCGTGACAGTTCTCTGCCCGCAGCTTGCAGTGGCAGATGATCTTTATCTATCCAGTTATGTCTATTCTGAAACCCCAACCCCAAAGCCTGCTGAAATCCTTCACGAAACTCTGAAAGAAATTCCCATTGGGAACCCGCTTGACGAAATTCAACTGGCGTCAGCCGCGTTTGATCTAGATGACAATCTTATGAAAGCGGTTGCCAAAGTCGAATCCGATTTTGACCCCAATAACCGCACTGGCAAGTATATCGGGCTGTTCCAGCTAAGCAGAGAAGAGTTTGCTAAATATGGCTCCGGTGATATTCTGAATGTACGGGATAACGCCGTTGCTGCAGCCGCTAAAATGTCGGCGGAAGGCAAACAATTTGAGATGGAGACCCATCAACCAGCTACTGCCCCTGATCTATATCTGATCCATCAACAAGGTAAGCAAGGCGCTGAGGAACATCTGAGCCATCCTGAACGACCCGCGTGGCAATCAATGTGTGCCACCGATGAAGGTAAACAGAAAGGCGAGAGCTGGTGTAAAAAAGCTGTATGGGGCAACACACTTCCCAAAGTCAAGGAGAAGGTGAAAACTGTTGATAACTTCACGTCAGGAGATTTTGTTCAGATGTGGCAGGAGCGACTAAACCAGTTCATCGGAGCAATTTTTAGTGTTTTTATTCCTCCTCATAAAAAAGTTGAGGTCGAGCCTCATAAGCATAAAAAGGCTGTCAAGCATCGTCATCGTAAAAACAGTTCTTGACATTCTCCTCAATATTCATTATGATTAAATATAGCGTAAAGGAAAAGCTATGACCTACAACGACCCAGAAGTAATCGACTTTCGTCCGAATATTGATGATGTGTCTCAGCCGTCTATTCGTGAACTGGTGTATAAGTGTTATGCTGGCTACTTCTCCGAGGAAATCGCTGTGGCTTATGCTCGTGAACACCTCCGACAAATAAAGGGAAAAATAGTCACATGAACAATACCATTGACGAAATGCAGTTATTACGGCTTTATGATTGTGCAGTTTCCACGAGATGTGGTGCTGTTGACCAGGGATTCCCCAAAACAATGCAGGAACTCGCATCGCACGGTTTTGTCCAAAAAAAGGATAAAGGCTATGTGGTTACGACTGAGGGATTGCTCTATATTAAAGTAAACAAAGATCGTCTTTTCGGAAAGCCACGACGCCGCAAGAAAGATAAAAAGTATGAAGAGCGCGACAACGATTATTCGTCGGAGGAATGAACGATGAGCTTTAGATATATCGAAGAAATGCGCCAAAGATTAGGGCTTGAACCTGATGACGAGATGTGCGATGGTCGTATTGAAAAAATGGAGCCAATTCAGCGGTTAGAAATGCTTTGTGGCTGGCATATAGGCGATCCAGATTGGGCATATCAGTTTCTAAACTGGGCACGTGACGCTGGATATAAAATAAAGGAACGACAATGAAGAAAATCACTAAAACTACCTCTGCCTATGTTCTGGAACGCCGCGAGAACCCTGAGTTGCGTGATGCTGGAGACCTGGAACGGATGGCTCAAGCAGAAGCTAAACGCAGACGAAAAGCCCAGCGTCGAACCCCAAAGGATAAATTATGACCAACCTAACACAGTATACTGAATTCCAACTCATTATCGCGTATTCCTTAGTCTACGGATTACTGTCGGTAATACCAATCGTTTTTATGATCGGAATAATCACGGCAATCGGCGCTTATTTCTTCCGCCGTAAAACAACCCGATCAACAGGACCAAGATAAACACAAGAGAATGATATGAGCCCGAAAAAGCTTCCTCCTAAGTTCGATGGTGACTATCTCAATACCGTCTTTATGGTCGACCAGGACTCCAAGGCTTTTCAGATGAATGTGGAACCCAATGGCGGCGCATCATTCGATCTGACTGTTGCCGTTCTTGATAAAAACAATAAGCGAACTGAATACGTGCTTACAGCAACCGGCGTTCAGCTCAAGGTTTTAGTGGGATTGATCCAAAATGCCTTAAAGGCAATGGCGAATACGAAGTAACAGTTCTTGACATAACTAAATCTTTGGTCTACGATATGTCGGCATCACAAAATCATGGGTTTTTATTCGAAATAGAAATCAGACAACTTCATCCTGAGATGGCAGAAAGACCATATACTGATTCTCTTGATGGGTTTGATGGACATTCTGGTCTTTCTGTTAAAGTAGTAAAAGGACAGTCAAATATTGTGGCATGCTCCTCGCCTATTCATTTTTATGAAAATACTAAAAAATATCCCATGATAATGGTTATAGGAAGATGGCACCAAGTCGATGACTCCAAGGTGTATGATAAGGTTCTAAAGATTAATATAAATCCAGACAGCCATAGTATGTTATGGAATGGTATTTCAGAACTATCGCTCCGTGAGTTTAATGAGTATATTACATCTATTCCTTATGGACGAGAAGCACAACAAGATCATAAAAAACGTTGGAAGCATAGGCGTAATCTATTATTTCCTCAGAAGGAGATTATATATATAACTGCGAAAATTGGTCATGGTAATCAACGTCGTGTGCAATGTACTATTAATTTACGGAAACTAAAAGATTCAGGAATTGTTATTAATGAATATGATGATAATTATTTAGGGATGCTATTACCGTATGTCCAAAAGAACAGTCCGCCCCGAATCCTTCGCAAAAAAACTTGATCAATTCTATACCAACGAGGCTTATGCCAGACATTTTATAGAAGTAACTCAACGAGTATGCGGGGACCTTCAGCAGTTCTCGTTAATAATAGAGCCATCTGCTGGAACCGGATCGTTTCTAAAACATCTTCCCAATAATAGTATAGGTTATGATATTGATCCCCAAAGTTCTTCGATCGTCGCGCAGGATTTTCTGGAGGTTAAACACAAACCAGATAATATTCTTGTTATAGGCAATCCGCCTTTCGGGAAAGTTTCGTCATTAGCTATTAAGTTCTTTAATCATTCAGCAAGCTTTGCTAATGTTATAGCATTTATACTACCTAAAACATTTCGTAAATCAAGTGTCATTAATAGGTTAGACCTTTACTTTTCTTTAATATATGATGAGGAAGTGCCAGAACATTCCTTTATTCTTGAAGGTGTTCCTTATAACGTTGCTTGTTGTGCTCAAATATGGCTAAAATCAGACCTAGAGCGGCCATTGATTCCAATAATGCGGCTTTCCCAATTAAAACAGTTCTTTCGAATTGTATCAGCACAACAAGCCGATTTTGCAATTCAACGAGTTGGCGCCAATGCTGGTCGAATTAAATATGATAATTTTGTTGGTTTAAGTCCTCTGAGTAATTATTTTATTAAGGTATTTGATAAAAAAGTTATAAGTATATTCCAGAATATTAACTTTGATATTGTTAAATATAATACTGCCGGAAATCCATCAATTAGTCCTAGTGAATTGGCTTCGCTGTGGGTTAAAAAAGCTTCTGAAATGAAATTATTTATTAATATAGTCCTTGACATCCCTGAATCTTTTTGATAATATAATAAAATACCACCTGAAAGGAAAACATCATGAGCGCAGAAGTAGAAACCTTTGCCTATAATAAGGCAGAATTACCATGGCACGGATTAGGAATCCCTGTCGAGGCCAATCTAACACCTAAACAGATTCAGAAAGTAGCGAAGCTGAATTGGACTGTTGAAAAAGTTCCGTGTTATGCAATTATCAACGGCAAGAAAACTCTTGTCGCTCGACAAGCCTTGATCCGAAACTCCGACAACTCTATTCTCGATATTGTGTCGGATGACTGGAATCCGGTCCAAAACGACGAGGCATTCGAGTTCTTTACTGAATACTGTAAAGAAGGCGAAATGACGATGGAGACGGCCGGTTCGCTAAGAAACGGACAGATTGTCTTCGGTCTTGCCAAGATCAACGAGGCATTCGATCTATTCAAGGGCAACGATAAGATTCAGTCTTATATGTTGTTTACGAATCCCCACAAGTATGGCTGGTCGACCTCGGTGTCGTTCACGCCTATTCGTGTGGTGTGTATGAATACTCTTTGCCTCTCACTCTCGACTACAACAAACGATAAGATTGTGAGAGTGAACCATCGCAAGGAGTTCATTGCCGAGGAAGCTAAGAAAACCCTTGGTATTGCTCGCAAGAAGCTTTCCGAATATAAGGAGCGAGCGCAACTGCTTTCGACACGCAAAGCTAACCAGACCGATATCGTGGAATATTTCAAGCATCTGTTCCCGGTGTTATCTAAAAAGGAAGAGCCGCGCGAGTTGTCGCTTCCTGCCAAGAAGCTATTGGAGACGGTTACCACCCAGCCTGGCGCAGAGTTCGGCGAAGGCACCTGGTGGCAGCCATACAATGCTGTGACCTTCTATCTCGATCACGAAGCAGGACGAACCCAGGACAGCCGGTTGACTTCGGCTTGGTTCGGAGCTGGACGAAAACTGAAAGTCAAGGCCCTGAACGAAGCTGTTACAAAAGCGCTTTGTTCGGCGACCGTCTAATGAAACTTCGGGCCTCTGAACCAACAAAAGCAGGCTATTACATTGAGCCTACTAAAAATGGCGATGTTTATGGATGGAACCTTTATTGGGGAAACATAAATATCGCCACGATGACAGCTTGTGATCTTGATCTAGAAGCTAAGCTTGATATCACTCGTCGGATTGTTGAAAGCTTCAACAAGGTAATCTAATTACAAACCACCAGCGGCCCTATACCAATGGTTTTGGGCTAAAGCCGATATAACAAAGCTGGTTTCGGCACTTTAAGTTTCCAACGGATTAACTCCTTGATTCCATTAAAGAACTTTCCCCTTGACATATCCTTAGGATTATGTAATAATAAGATAATGCCTAACTAACACGGAGAATGTATGACTAGCATCAAGCTGATCAAAGCGATGATCCGCGACTTGGAAAGCGACATATCGAAGCTTCCGAAATCGGAAAAGGATCATATCCGGTCATTGCGGGACACCCGCAGAGCCCTGAAAGCTGACCTAAAAGCAGCTACTAAAAAGTAAATAAACTAAAACTACACGGCGTAAGAGCCTACCATTTAGTCCCGCTCATTTAGCGAATATCGAGGCAAGACTCGACGGGGGAAGGATGGCCAGAACGTAGTGTGCGAGCCCTGGCAGGCGTCACCAGCACTGTTGCGTGTAGTTGCTACTTTCTTTAGATGGTGCGTGGCATATCCGTATATGCCGTCCGACAACAATACCGTTGGAACCTGAGTACGGAGGGACGCACTCTCCAAGGAAAACGAAAATGTCAAATAGAGAATATCTAGGCGATGGCGTTTATGCCGACTTTGACGGCTTCCAGATTTGGGTTGCCGCCAACGATGGCATTCGAGATTATGCCCGTGTAGCACTTGAACCAGCAGTAATGAAAGCGCTGGACAACTATCGCAAACGACTAAACGAAGAGTATGGCGTAAAGCACTTATGAGAACGAAAATGAACAACCAAAAAATCGATCAACTGATTATAACACCCATTCCACATAATGGTCACGGTCAAGTGTATCAGACCAACTTGTGGGATATCTTGCGACAAGTCCACGATTGTCCTTCCGACATTGACTTGTTGATCGGTCCCAAAAAGGAGCAAAATGAGCAGACGCTCTAATAAAAGATGTTCGAAAATAGAACAGTAAAATGCTGCTCGTGTGGCCGGTTTATATCCTGGCAAGATCAGGACGCCGGCCACGCACACTTTTACTATGAACCCCTAAGCGAATGCGGTCCTGAAATCTGTGAATGGACCTGTAAGAACTGCACAAACAAGGAGGCCGCTCGTGGCTCGATCTAAAGCTATCGCTAACGCAACATTCGAAACTATTCAATCCAGAATATTCGGTTCCACCGAACCGAATTCCAACGCCCATCTCGGTGATGCGCTGACCTGGTATTCTTCAATGAAGGACACCAGCGACGCTCGCCGCTATTTGAACACCTACCTTGAAGAGTTCAACCGATTAGAAGACATTGAAACGCTAGAACGTGTCCCTGATGAATGGGTAAAGAATACCGCCGGCTGGTTGGCTCGACTAGCAATGGAGGGATATCCACTTCAGGAGACTAATATCGAGTTTCTTGAGCGACAGCTCAAGGAAACCCTGAAGCACGCTGTAGTTCCCGAAGCGGAACCGATAATCATCAAGCTGTCCCCCAATATCCAGCAACGTATTCGCGAAAAAGCTTCTGATCTGATTGCTGATATTGAAGGACAGATAGACGATAAGACAATCACTCCAAAATGGTCGCTGTACGACTATCTACGAGGCCTTGGTACATCGGCAATGATTGCTAATAAGCTAATCGATCACTTTCGTCCTCTTGCGGCGGAACTAATTGAGGCGTTCGATTCCAAGGATAAGGACCTGAAGGAAGCCTATAAAAAGTATTCTAATGCTGAGTTGGAACGGCTTGCCATTATCTATCAGAACCTTTTAGATGATGCTGTTCGTTATGCGTCCAACGCTAAGAAGGCAAGACGACCACGCGCCAAGAAAAAGCCAACGGTTGAAAAGCTGTTACGCCATTTTCAATATCAGAAATCCAATGAAGAACTGAAGCTTGTATCGCTTGATCCGGCCAAGATCATCGCCGCGCAAGAGTTATGGACATACAATACCAAGTCCAAGCTGCTGTCTGTATTCCGCGCCAACGATTCTGACGGCTTGAATGTTCGTCGTTCTGCTATCATCAATATCAACGAGCAGACATCTATGGCCAAGAAAATCGGACGCAAGACTGAAGGACGATTGCAATCTGTTCTTACTGGCGGCAGGGTTGTCCTTCGCAATATGATGGAGGAGATTACTGGTTCTTCGAAGCCGGTAACAAGGATTGGCAAGACGACTGTGCTATTGAGAGTGTTATAATGAGGCCGCACGCAATGGGTGGAAAAATCCCAAAGACGACGAGTGGAATGCCATATCCAGAAAACTTGAAGCCGATAGGTCATCCTGGTGCTGGCCCAAACTGGTTCTCGCCTATCCCTTGTGAGCCATGCGCCTGTGGTTGCCCTAATCATTCGGGATGTAGCGTAACGGCTTTTAATAGGGACGCTTTTATGCAAATCATCGATAGAAGAAGAAAAGCTAATAAATGACCAAAATAAAAAACCTGATATCTGGTCTGACGATCCTCGCTGAATATTCAAACGAAGTTACTTGTGATCACCGAACTATTTTTGCTGGTCCTATAGGAATGGACAAGATATCCAAAGATCATTACAAAGAACTATTAGCAATGGACTGGGACTTTGAGCTGGGCGAGGGCTGGTCCTTCCTTTTATAAATAAACCAGAGGAAAACGTAAATGAAGTTACATCGATCTATTATCCTTGGTCTTGTTCTTGCAGTAATGGTTTGTAAAACAAGTTCTATGATGCCAGTTGCCTATGCGGCTGAACCACAGATTACTGATAAGCTTCCAGTCCCAAAACCTCCGGGACCAAATCGCCCGCCCGTTTTAGCTGAAAATCTTTCTTGTATTCCTTCAGAATCAGCAGAACAAAACCTAAAACAAGCCGGCCAGAAACCTATTTTTGGGGTTTTTGATGGAAAACAGGTCATAATGGTTTTTGTTAATTCTGAGCAACAAACTTATGTGATTGTTATAATCCCTGCTAATAATCCAGAAGTTGTATGCATATTATCCAAGGGCGAAGGCTATAATCTAAAGCTTGAGAACTTATCTAACAGCAAGTCGGAAACGCTCTAAAACAGTTCTTGACATCTAAGGCCGGATGCTATATAAATATCATAGGATACATTAGGAGTTCAGAGGACGTCCACTAAAAGCAGCCACATACGGCTATAATGCTAATCTGGATAAACCTAGTGTGTCTTGTTTATCGTTGATGACGTTCAAAATAGGTGTTTGTCACCAGGGCTCATTCCCTGCACCTCCACCAGGAGCGCAAGAATTGCAAGTTCTTCCGACTTTTATCAGTAACTTAACGTAAGAGTAGAACGAGGCAAATTTCTTGTGTTCCTGATGGGGGTGAAAGGATCGAACATCACTGAAGCTAAAACCGAGACGATATCGCTGGCCGAGTGGCTCGTAAAATAGAGAACGACGAACAGTTCCCACTTGCCTTGGCTGCCTAACAGCTAAGCGGAGTTTCGGGATTATCTTGGCAACAGAAAAATCCCACTTTTATAAATGTATTATCTTTATATAAAACAACACAATATAACAAACAAAGCAAATAGAGGCAATCATAATCTTGGTGGTTGGAATCGCGGATTAACTATTAATAATCCTATTATTGCCGCAAATATCAAGGCGATGGCAGACGCAACAAGAGGAAAAAAGAAGCCGCTGGAACAACGTAGGAAAATGAGTATTGCCCAGAAAAAACGTTGGGCAAAAACCTTATAATGGTAGCAGACAATAATCAGATATCACAAATACTAAATCCAGACTTCTCATTTGTTAGTGAGATTGAGCGACAAGTCAAAGAGACTAATGTCGGTTATCTTGACTGCATTTTTGATTACTGCTCTAAACGCAATTTAGAATATGAGCAAGTTATCCACTTGATTAAAAGCAATCCAGAGTTCAAGAATAAAATACAGGCCGAAGCCGAGGCGCTTAATCTTTTGAAAAAGCTCCCTCCCAAAAAGAAGCCAAAGCGAAGGAAGAAAAAGAAATGAAAGTTACAATTGAGACAGCCCCTCTAACATATTCTTATCCATTTGATTATGCTATTTGTTATGGTGATCTAAGTGGTGTTTTGGCTATTTGTCGTGATAAAAGCATTGCTGAGGAATTTGTCAAAAACTTGTCGGAAAACCAATGGGCGCTAGGAATAGGCCCATTAACTGTGCGTCCAGTGAAAGGATTTGAGAAATGAGTTTTATTGAATTAACCATCTTATCACACGATGAACTGAATGGCGAGAAAATCCTAATCCGAGGCGAAGACATTCGAAGGATTATGGAGGTAAAACACTTCAAGGACAAAATTCCTGATGTAGTGTCCGGAGAAAAGCCTATAAAATGTTCGCTAATCTGGTTGGTTAGTGGACAGGCCCAGAAAGTAGCCGAAACTCCGATTGAAATTAGAGGAATGTTGGAGAAGAAATGACTGAAGAACCTCGCATCATAGTTATAAAAAAAGACGAAGATGATATGCCTATCGGCCGACGATCTGGTCGCGCCCCTGGTGTTATAAACGGCCGCCGCGTTTTCGACAAAGTAAACACCGCGAAGAAACGTTCACGAGCCCGACTGGAACGAGCTGCCGAAGGCTGGAATCGACATATTGAAAACCATCCTCGCGACGAAATGGCTCGAAAATGTCTCTCTAACCTGAATGATAGATTAAGGAGCATTAATTGATGGTAGTAGAATATCAAAAAACAGTTAAACGAACCCTTTGGGTCGCTCAATGTAATTGTGATCAACAAGACCCTTGGCGAGTGATATTTGCTGAGAACGCCCCTCGTGAAAAGATGTGTCCAAAGTGTGGCACGTGGGTTGCAATCAGAGAAGAAACAGCGACCAGTCCTGAATATAAGATGTTGAATGAGCAAGAGGGGAAAATAAATGCCCGTTGAATGGTGGATTGTCTGTGGAATAGCCGTTTTAATGTTACCAATTTATGCTTGGTTCTTTTTTGGTAAGTAAATGATGATACGTAGTAATCGCTATCAGGAAGGTTATAATAACGGCTGGAAAAAAGCTATGGAAGATATTGATATTAGCCGTGATACCATAATCGAGGAATGCGCGCAAATAGCAGACGGTTGGGCTCGTGGCGACAATAGCCCCCATCGGCTCGGGGAAGTAATTCGCGCGATAAAAAATAAGCTATGATGTATTCTTTTTATGGAAAGAATTTTTTCTTTATCAAGGAATGTTCTGACCTCGATCACGTTAAATTGACCATAGATCGCTGCCGAAAAACTTATAAAACTTGCGGTTATTATGTAAACCGACATATCAGTAAAGTTACTGATAGTTTAGGAGTTGTGATATATCCAGCCGATAGATAAATAATGATAAATCTCCATGAAAATATCAATCATTGGGAAACCAAAAAACACTAAGAAGTCCTCGATAAGATATGCGGCTAAGTTTTTTGCCAATGAATTGCTGTCCAAAAGGTTATCTGATAATATCCTTGTTAGAATCGTCTTCGATAAGAACATAATCGCCGAGGATTTATCCTATCACGATGATGGCTCTTGTATGTTTACTTTATTTGAAGAAACTGGCTTCCCTCGCGAGTTTGAAATTCTTATTAGACCATCTTTATCCCGCGCCGATACCTATATGGTGCTGGCCCACGAAATGTCGCATGTTGAACAATACGCCAGAGGACGACTCCATTTTTATCAAAGAGACTCAGATCGAGCCAGATGGAAAAACAAAGTCTATAAATCTACCATAAAAAGTCTAAAGGAATATCTAAGGAAGCCTTGGGAAATCGAGGCAACAAAAATGGAGGAAAAATTGATCGAAGCACTCTATCTCCATCTCAAAGAGAACAATCAATAATGACCGAACTTTCCGATCATTTCGAACAATTTTCAGATGATGAATTGATCGATGCTCTGGAAGTTCGAGGAGGACATTTTGTGGTGGGGAAGGAGGATAAATTATCTTATTTTGAGAGTGAAGAACTTGAGAGAGAGTTATATGAGCGCACCGGCAAGTTCACTGTTGACTGTAAGGATTATGATAAAATGAAAGAAATTCTAAAGGAACAAGGTTACCGAGTTTATGAGCGTGATCCTCAGAAAGAGTTGTTGGAGGAAATGTATTATGAGGCGCTTTGTGGTCCACAAGCCAGATTTTTACAGTATCTGAATAATCTGTTTATTAATAAAATTGATCGCTGGATATGAACGATGAGATTTAAAGATTTTGCCGATTGGATAGAGAGTATTGGTCAAACAAGACGACTTCTTATTGCTATTACCATCGTATTTTTTGGATCGTGGCTTGGTGTTCTTATAGGTCTTATGTTGGCATTAGTCATGCGATGACTCCCAATGATTGTCTTCGATTGTTTCTGACGCTCAAGCTACACTTCTCCCAACCTTCTTACGACTGGTTCAAGTATAAGGGAGAGCTAAAGTATCGTCCTGATATATCGAAGCGCCGCGATAAGTATCAGCTAATGAAAATAACCAAACACCCCGATGCCCAGGGACTCTTGCTGGCTAATCTAAGCTTGAACCCGCATATTTGGCCTGGCGATATTCTGTCCGACAAAGGACTAACAATCTATAAGAACTGGAAGAAACGACGGGAGAGTCTGTCCTATACCTTCCAGGAGGAGATTAAACAGCTACTTCCGGACTTTAATGAGAACTTTATAATGAAGCAAAACGAGCATCCTTATGCGCTTCGGCTCTTTCTTGGCGAACACATCTCGCTCGATACTCTTGTTATCTTGAATCAGTTAGTGAAATTTTATCAGACCTGGAATAAGACATTAGATAACGATATAGTTTGGAAAGAGATAAGCCTTATTATTCCGAAGTATCAACCTTTCCTAAATATTGATAGCGATAAGTTTAAGAAGATATTAATGGAAAGGTTTAATGACCAGGAATGAGAGGTTTATGTTGTATATGATTTTTGCGCTTGTAACAGGCCAATTTTTAGGGAAGTTACTTTTTGATATGGGGTTTTAAATGACTAAAAACGAGATATTAGCCAGAGAAATAGTGCGAATAATTTTATATGATATTCAAAGCCGTGCCGATTGGAATCATATGTGGGATGCAACTGATGAAGATAGGCAATGGGAAATAGAACATCATTGGAGAAAGTTAGTAATCGAATGCTTATCCTGAGATAAATAAATACAAGGAGAAATATCATGGCAGACATAGTTCCAGCTGCAACAGTTATTGTGCAATCGTCGTGGTGGTCCAAGATTAACTGGACTGCAGCAGTCACCGGCAGTGCAATGCTTTTGGTGTGGTTATCGGGGGGACAACTCAATTTAACTCCCGACCAAATATCCTCAGTAGTAACCACAATAGGCGTTGTTGGTAGCATCGTAACCTGGTTGCTTCGAACCTTCTTCACGAACACTGTTACTCCAGCTTCAGTAACCCCCACAACGACAATGTTAGCGAAGTAAATGGACCATCCTGGAATGTTTAAGACCGCACAAGTCGAAGCCTTACTCGAAGCTGCGCGCGATTGTGAAAAGGATGGCGATATGGTAGCTGCTAAAAAGTTACGCGCTCGCGCCAAGAAGCTCGACCCCGATCATTGGTGTGCAGCCTGGAAGGGAAAGTAAAATGCCGCTGATTCTTGGATTGCTACAAATACTGGTTACTTTAGGGGTTGGCCCTTCCTGGCTTGCAATACTATTACCCCTCCTTATCGATTTTGGTCCAGCTGCAGAACTTCTGATTGTTGATTTTATTAAGCTGATCCAGGAACTGGAAAAACAGCATAATGTGGTGTTTGTTGGTTCAGTCCCGAATATGATCCCGGCCTATGATGGGACGGGAGCCTTGATCATGATCCCTAATCCGGACTATCCAACTGCGCTGGCTGTTGCTCAGGCGGCTGGAAAACAGCCAACAAAAGAACGACCTTCGGCAATGGCTGTCGCAAATATCCAAAAACTGGCACTATCGCGATGATCGCCTGGGACAAGCTTTCCGAAACATCCAACCTTCTGAAAAAACGCGAGACGTTGCGAACGGAGTCCAAGAAGATCGACACCTCTGCTAAACGAAAAGCAGTTATCGAAAAGTATCTGGAAGCTATTGAACGCGACATTGATCGGCTTTCCTATCTACGAGCCGAAATAAAGGACGAAAAGGAGGACAAAGCCAAAGAAACCCCTTGACAACCATAGCACTATCAGATAAAATACAACAAGATTAAGATAACTTAAGATAAACCCAGGAGAAACTATGATAAGCAACTTTCAAGAACTAAAAAATAACCGACAAGATCGTTTCGATCAACTCACCAAAAAACTCAATCAAATGTCCAAGGGCAACTTCTATAATGAAAATGAAGATAACCGCTTTTGGAAACTAACCGTCGATAAGACCGGAAATGGCTATGCAGTCATCAGGTTCCTGCCAGAACCACAGGGCGAAGGCGAGCCGTTTGTTCAACTGTATTCACACGCCTTCAAGGGACCCGGCGGCTGGTATATCGAAAACTCTCTGACCACCCGAACTAAGGATCGCCCCGAAGGTTCGGCGGACCCGCTCTCTGAGTATAACTCAAAGCGATGGGCGGAAGGAGAAAAGTCGGAGGGACGTCGATTTGTCTCAGGAGATTTTACTACCAAGCCGCCTACCCCCGGCTCCAAGCGAAAGAACGGCTATTATTCCAATATCTATGTGGTGGAAGATCAAACCAATCCGGCCAATAACGGCAAGGTGTTCCTGTTCAAGTATGGTCCTCGCATTATGGATAAGATTGAAGAAGCGCAGAACCCGAAGTTCCCCGATGTGGAAAAGTTCAACCCGTTTGATCTATATACCGGAGCCAACTTTAAGCTGAAGGCTCGACTGGTCGAAGGACAACGTAACTATAACTCGTCAGAATGGGACCTGGTCGAGGGAGAATCTGGCGTCAAGAAGCCACGTGGAGCCCTATCATCCAACGAAGATATGCTGGAGACGATATGGAAGTCGGAATATTCGCTGCAAGAGATTGTAGCTCCTTCCAAGTTCAAGACCTATAATCAACTGAAAGAACGGTTGAACAAGGTGCTGGCGCTTGATAGAACCGGCAACTATGAGGTTGCTGAGGGACAGAGTGATCCGTGGAAATCCCCCGAAAAGGAGTATGATCACTCAGGGGAAAATGCCCAAGTATCCGCTCCATGGGAAGACGAAGGAAGAACTGCTCCGTTGGAAGCCGAGAAGCTTCCTGAGCTGGCTGCATCCGAAACCGAAGACGACCTCGATTATTTTCGGAAGTTACGAGATTCGTGAGAGGATAAGAGACTAAAATCACTCTTGCGATGCGGAGAACAGGCGACCCGACCCGATGGGCCTAGAGGCAGCCTGTTCTCTTATTTTTTAGGAGAAGATTATGATTAGCTGGCCCTGGACATCTAAAAGCCAACACAATAAAGAACTTGATCGAGCCTATCGGAACTCCCAGCTTGTCCTGGAAGCCGAAGTTAAAAAGCTTCAGGAGGAATATCACGAGCGCTGGGAACCGTTATTACAAAAGGCCATTCAACTAAAGCCCCGGCTAAATGCCCAACGTGATTCTTTCGTCCTGCATATCGGAATAGATCGATATATGGTCGAGATGGTTGCCTCGCATAATGATGAACACGTCTGGGAATATTTCGTGGAGGAAGTTGCCGTTCATCTAAAGCGACAGCTGCTTTCGCTAAACTTTTCCGGGCTATATCGGCTGGCGAGAGAAACCGAACATCGATATCCCACACAGCTCTGGCGCGGACCAGATAATATACCTCCCATCTAGACCGAACAGATTCCGATATTGTCGGGATCGTGCTTCTGTCCGCCCCCGTGGCTTCCCTGCGTTGCTGGCAACTGATCGGGATGATGTTGCGGATTGGGCGGAGAATGAGAGCGATCGCCTGATCTAACGTCGGTTGCCTGTCTCCGGGCCGGGTCGCGATGTGAACCTCCGTGGCTGGGAACCGCCGGAGCTACTGGCTGGTGGCCGGTAGTCATCCCCGGTTTTTTATGATCGGCCGCCGGTCCCCAACCTCCGGGAGGAGTGCTTGGTTTAGAATAATCTCCAAAACCTCCCGCCTTCGCTGCGGCTGCTCCGCGTTCCTTATCTCCCGTAGAAGCTGGATAAAGAGATTTTTCGGGGGGCTTGGTTTCTTTCAGTTGGGCCTGGTGTGGCCGATCCATTGCCGCCGGAGCCGGAACTGGTGATTCCCCAGCAAGACCGGTTCCCCCCGACATAAAGTTCTTGAATTTTTGCCAGTGCGACGGCGGAGGCAGACTGTCGGGAAGTCCCCCGAATCTATCCCTTACCGTCGAAGCAGTATCGGGAAGTCCGCCAAAGCGATCCTGGACAGTTGGCTGTTTGGTGGCAAACCGGGAAGTTATGTCTTCCCCTCCTGCTTTCATTCCGCCCTGCCAGTCGGTTGACGGGAATTTCTGGCGTTCTTCCGGGCTTAGCTTAGTAAGCAGCGAGCCATAGGGTTCGTCTGCTCCGTAGCCTTCTCTCGCGAGTCGTTGTTGCCGTTCGCGATACTCGCGGGCCCCCTTCATCTGCATATCTCCATATAGTTCCCCGTGGCTTTCGACAAATTGCCCGGAAGCTTTTTCCGCGGCATAGTTAGGATCACCTTGCGAACCCTGATCAGTAAAACCTCTTACCAAATTACCTCCGGCTATGGCTGAATCAATGTCCCCGCTAATTACTCCAAAATCCGCTCCCCTCGCCATTCTAGGATTATCCAGCGAGGTTATTTGGTGTTTAAGCGGTCCATAAAACTGATTATTTCCGGTTCGCGACAGATAGTCCCGTAGTGTTAAATTAGGGTCTTTTTGTTTCATCATATTCATCCGATTAAATAACGATTCGGTAACTCGTTGGGCGTCGCCCTTCCCAGCTTGTTCGTGGGAAACTAGAGCAACTACTGCCTGACGAAGTTTTGGGTCTCTCTCCAGTTCGGCCTTGATCCAGCCACGTTCTCCGGCCAGATAATTTCCTTTTGTCCCGGCTGCTGGCTGGGAATCTCCGAGAAGTTGAGAGGCCGGAGAATAACGTTTATCCCCAGTATAGGGATTAAACTTCCCGGACTGCCCAGGATGTGGCATTTGCAGGGTTTCTCCGAGCGAAGCTCGGCCTGAGCTACCCCTAACATCTTCGATATTAGTAGACGGCCGAAAGCTAGAATACGCTCCCAGGTCAGAATGCATAGCATCTTGTTTTTTGGTCGTCTCCTTACGAGCCGCTAGGTCTTGATCGCGTTTCCAACCAGCAAACTCGTGAGGATTAAATTTTCCAGGATGATCTGCCCGGAACGCGGCCATGTCGGCTTCAGAAATTGAATGATGGAGTGCAGGAAGATCAACAAGTTTTTGCCCGGACGAGGGCTGACCGGAAGTAGCCGTGAGCGCTCCCTGGGTTATCCCCGAGACATGATCATCGGTCAGCATTCCCAGCTTTCGAGCCATTGATAGCCGGCTGTTTCCGGCAATAACCTGATCCACTGCCGCCTGGGTTGCTGCGGAATCTCCGCCCTTCGCCGCATCCGAGATGGCTCGTATTTCTTTATCGGAAAGTTCCTTCGCAAGTTGGGGCGGAAGTGCAGCCTTTGCCGAGGAGAAAGCTTTATCTGAGGACATAGCTTTGCTTGCGGGGCTAGCATCCTTTGTGGCGTCGACTTTGGCAGCGGCTGGCGGACCAGCGGCAGCCGCTGCTCCTTTATAGTCAGCCTCGGCCTGTCCATGAATGGACTTTTTATATTCGCCGAGTTCTTCAGAAGACATGCCGGATTGCCGGAACTGGCCCCTGGCGCCGCTTTCTGGATCATATCCGGCCATTGTCTGCGATGAACCTTGCACCCACGGAGCCAGCCGCTGATAGTGCATCCGGTCACCATAACCAGCTGCCGATGATATCCAGGTTCCTCCCCAGATATACTTGTTGTCGGGATAAAGAACTTTTCCGCGTTCGTTAACCGATTGATAAAGTTTTTCATATTCCTTGAAGCCGGGGCCGAAGCCGGTGTGCGGAATGGCTTTACCCTTGTCATCATAAATTCGAACATCCATCGCAACTCCGCCGGGATGATTGGTAGTTCCGGTTGATCGCGCATCGTGTCCGGAAATCATCTCAACTCGATAGCCGGGAGGTAAGTCTTTGGAAGATTCCTTGATTAGATGAACAAGAGAAGCATCGACTCCTTTGATCTGGCCTTGTTGGATGAAGAACCGCTCGGTGCCGGCTTTTAACGAGGCGGGATCACCCTTGAATGCTCCAGGACCGCCTCCTTCGTAACCGCCAGTTCCAGTTCGGCGTGGAGCATCTGGCCCTCCTGGAGATACTCGTGAGAACGCGCCGGGGCCAACTCCGCGACGGAATGTCGGTCCTCCTGGAACTGCTCCAGTTCCACGCCCTCCCTCACCTTCTCCCCTCCCGCTAAAGTCGGGTTGTCTTCCGGCAGTAATCGACTTCATCCATTCGATCAGATCAGTTCCTGTAGCTCCTTCAGGAGGTCCGTAGGTTGAACCAAACAGCGAAGGTCCGCCAGTTTGTTGTTGGCTTCCTTGTTGTGTTGCTAAAGGCGCAAGTATATCGGGAGTGGTCTTTCTAGTAGCCGGGGTGACCTCTCCCTTCCCAAACATCTTCGATAACAGCTGGGGAAGAACAGGACCGATTGAGCCTTGGGGTTTTCCTCCTCCGCCTGGAGCGGCTGGAGCTGGAGCGGCTGGCCCGGCTGGCTTATTGCCAAAAATTGGTCCGAGAATCGGATGGTTTTTGTAAAAATCTTCAGCTCCTTGTCTTGAGAATAACGAACCCAGTGTAGAATCGATCTTATCCTTTTTTGGCTCGGTTCGCTGAGCTGGTCCTGAAGGAGGAACTGTAGGTCGGCTGGAAGGTTCGCTACCCGGCGGTCCAGTATCCTCCGGCCCATAGTCAAAACCTAAACGTCTTCCTAGCTCCTGGGTTTTTCGTTTTAACGAACCTGGAGAAACAACAGCTCCGGAATTGAAATAAACCGACCATTCTGGATGTTTTGACAACATGTCACGGACTGCATGCTGGGCGGCTCCCTCCGCCCCCTCAGTCTTCGCCCATTCGCGAATCTGAGGCATCATATCATCCATTTCTTTTTCAATTTCTTTATGATATTTTACATATTCTATTCCATGAACGGCTAGAGCCCCTAGAAAAGCTCCAGGAAAGGCGTTCAGCAGGCCAGAAGTGGCGGTGACGGCGAGGCCGGCCAGCTTGGAAGCCAGCGCGCCGCCCAGCGCTCCCTCGGCTACATCTTTTATACGAGAATGGCTATCTTTATCGTTGTCGCGATCAGCATCTTTTCGGTCATCATCCTGTTCAGTGGCTGCCTTTTTTTTAGAGGAGGTGATATCTTCCTTTAGCGAAGCGATGGTTTTATCAAAACGCGATAACCGGCTATCCAGCGATTTGTATTCCCGTTCCATCCGGTCAGAACGTTGAACAATTTTAGTAAGCGAGGCATCCTGGGATTTTAATTTAGCCTGGACATACTCAAACGAGGCAAGGGTGTTCTTATTGACTACCCCAATATAATCGATTATTGAACCGTGTAAGCGTTCGAGGTTTTTTACCAAGTCATCGCCGGATAGTCGAAACGCAGGTTTTCCAGCCTTTTCAAGATAAGGCGCCTTTATATCAACTTTCGACGGGTCTTCTGAGGGAGCCCGATCTGGCTGATGTTCGGGGTCGTCCGGTTCGGTGGGGTCTGTTGGATGAAAGCTATCAGCCGAAAAAGTTGTCGAGGAGGGTTCTGGACTCCCCAGGTTTTTTGCGATAAGTCCTATCGCCTCGGCACCTTTTCGAATCAGCGCGGCCCCTGTATCGGACATAAGGTTATTTAGATCATAAATAGCCGATGATCAAAAGCTATCGAGAAGTTATCAAAGAATTCTCTAACGAACAAAACAAGAAACAAGTTAGACGTGGGTTCCGGTTGGGTGCGTTAGGTGCGCTGGCTGGAGGCGCGCTTGGAGCCATGGGAGGAGGAATTCCTGGAGCGCTTGGCGGAGCCGCGCTTGGAGGAGGTATTGTCACCGGCATTGCTCATGATGTTTCGGCCTGGCGAAATCGTCGTCGCGACAAAGTTCGGCTATCTAAGTAGAATATTAGTCGCCCAGCGCCAGTCCTGAATTTTTAGCAGCTTCTTCCTCGATAGCGTTTGCGATCTGTTCCTTGAGCAGGTCCAGTTCGAACACTACCATATTTTCCAATTCAGCTATCGAATACTTATGATAGTAACTAAGTTCAAAAATTGTCTTATAGTACGCCTGTAGAGTCCGTCCGGCCGTCAGAACGAAAAAAAATCTGATAGCTTATCTAAGACTATCTTCCTTTCGCTGCCCTTCTTATTCTTATATTCGATAACATAATGCAGATGTGGCAACTTTTCCAGGAATTCCCTTATCTTATCATAAACAGCGATTGGTAGCTCATCCAGAAACTCCTTGACTTCGGCTACTGGTAAGTCCTTGGGTCTCGAAACGACTCCATTGGCCTCGATAGATTCCAGTGAGTTCTGGATCAGCAGTTCCACCAGTTTTTCTCCGGAAGCCGCGAGAAACTCGGCATTGGTATAAAGCGACGCATCTGGATACTTCATCCGAACCGTAATATTGTTGTTGGGGATTGTTATAAGCGGAGAAATCCCTTCCGGCCAGACAACCTCGACCTTGTTCAGGTCTATGTCGAAGCTATACGAAGCTGGTTCTTTCGGAAGATCATTTCTGGAAGCTGCTTTCTGAACCAGTTCGGGTTGGTTTTTCCAATTCTCGACCGCCTCATAATACTCAGCCATTTCCTCGTTATCCTGATAGGTGGCCTGGATTATATTAGAAACCGAAAGCGCGCGAAGCTTGATAAAAGCCGCCTCGATATCGAACAGTGCCAACTCTTCCACCTTGATTCCAGGAGTTACGATGGCATTGTTGATAACTTGCTTGATTCCATTCAGAATCTCGATATTCCGTTCTTCTGGGGACCCGGTCGACTCCTTTGCCGTAAGCAATATCTTCTCGTCCTTCGCCCGAAGCTGGCGTAACTTTATTACTGTTTTAGTCGACGGAATGGTAAAATCATAGAGAATAGAATCGATCTTAGGCAGGATCATAACAAAAACTCCACTTCTTATTTATACATATCCATGAGTTTTTTATAGGCATCTTCAGTCATTCCAGAAGTTTGAGAGTCGACATTTTGCCAAAGAGCGTCGAAAAGCTTGTCCTTATATTCGATGCGTTTTTTGTCTATTTCTTTTAAAGTGCAGTCGGACTCTGGTGCGCCCCATTTGATTGAATTGTCAGGTTCAATATTCTTAGTAACTAAGGAAAAATCCGCTTCAAGCGGAGATTCGTAAATTATTTGAGTAGTTTCAATACGTTCCAGGATATCGTCGACAAAATCCTGAGGAAAATTAAAGAGTTTTGCCACCGTCTTGAACATTTCCACCACAGGGTCATAATCTGCCTTATTATCTGTGGGGTCATGATGGAGAATAGTTCGGAAATCTGCATAAAGTTCTGACAGTTCTGGCATTTTCTCAGACTTCTTAGCTTTTTTGATGATTTTCATAGTTTTTTCTCCCTATTATAGGTCAATACTACTGACCTATATTGGTTTCCGGCAGTTTCACGAAAGCTAGTTGTAAAACTCAATAATTTCAACTTTAGATTGCTTCATCTTTTGCTTCATACATATTTAGCCCGAATCCAGCCAACTCTAGATCATCCTCATAAAGAGTAAGCATTTCTTCCACCTCGTTCAGTTCTTCCATAGTCATTTCAAGTGAGAGTTCGAAGAGGGTTGCTATAGCTTCCAGATAGCGTTCAACTCTGGTTAATGACGGTTGTATCGCGCGGCTGCTTTTAGCTTTTACTATTTTTTTCATGTCTTATTCTCCGTTTGGTTTATTATTGTGGGGGTTCCGCTGGTTTGAGGTGCATTGCTTCCTGCAGATATTCCTGCGGGGACTCCTGCTCCAGCCCCTCCAAAGGCTGTGGCGGGAAGCGGTTGTCCCTCCTCGACCTTTTCTCGATACCAATCCATATAGGTGAATATTACAGTTAGCTTAAGAATATCACGAGTTGATGACCAAGTCAAGGCAATAGATGGAATCTGGAGCGGATACATTCTGCGAGGATGCCAGGTCTGAACCTCATCTCCAAATCCATTCAGCAGCGTGATCATTCCATCCACCACATAATCATCCTTATAGGCAAACTCATAGGGGTAAACTCCATCAGCAGAGGGAGAGACAATTCCTCCCTTCATATTAAAGTTGTTGACGAGGTTTGCCCAATCATGAAAGAAGCGGAGATTGTCTCCAGCTGCATCCGCATAAAAAACTACCTGTATCTCCTGAAAATTGGGGAAGATCGGCTTTTGCTCGGAGGCTCCATAACCATAGCGAAGGATATTGACTGTCGTAAAACCTACTCCAACAAACTGAATGGATTCCGCATAGAACTCGAGAAACCGTGAGATATTGTAATAGGTTCCGAACGGATTGAGTCCCAGCGGAATGGGAAACCGGATGCGATAGCGATCAGGCTTGGCGAAGCCTCCCGCGACTACCGAACGAAATTGATTGATATCAAACTGTGCAGGCATTTATGTGACTATTTAGGTCTCAGCGATCATGAAACGCTGCCTTCCTTATTGTATTAACTGAATCTTGCCAAACATGGTATTCAGAAGACTTCATAAAATTGGCCAACGGCATAAAGAGAACTGAATTCCACTTGGGCGGGGAAATAACCATAAGTCGTGATCGAATATTAGAAAGTAGATACTTTTTGATACACGGACGAAAGTAGGCATACTTGGATGATCCCGAAAGGATTTTATAGGAAATGATCAGGCGAGTGTGTTCGTCGGCTCGGTGTGTCGAGACAACTGACGATAGTGCCATCATCAGCCTTGCGCGTTCGACCGGAGGCAGATAATGCATGTTCATTCCAGTCATGGAGTTACCCGCGATTGTAAACGGAAACACCAGGGGAAAAGTATCGTAGTAGGGCAGCGTTCCCTTCCCCTTCGGATCATAATTGAAGAAGATCATCTGTCCAATCATTCGTCGGTTGACCTGGGATGTTGTCTCCTGCGCATTCTCCATGACCTGTTTGCGAGCCTCGGACGGGGTAATGCTATCTTTTTTAGCGGCAGCAGTAGCTAATGCATCGGCCGAGGAGGGGGCCGTAGTCTTCTTGGTCTGTTCGGCGGCTTGTCCTTGCCGGGCAAGTTCTCGTATCTGGGAGAGGTAGAACTCGAGTGAACCTTTTCCTGAGGCGGAATGTTCGCGTCGAAGTCGAGCGATATAGTCCTCGAGTGACTCAGCCACGCTGTGGTATCCCTAATTCAATCTCAGTCAGTATCTTGAAACTCCAACCTCGTTGTTCACAATAACGGCGGGCAGCTTCCCACTTTTTAAGGTTGATGGCAAAGGTTGCGCTTTCCTTCAGGAAGCGTCGCATTGTTGATTTATGCACAGGTTGAACAGTTTCTTTAGCTGGTTTTATCTCAACCAGGTAAGTATGTCCTGTGTTATCTTTCACACGAAAATCAGGAAAGTATCGATGAATATTATTATCCAGCGGAGATTGATAGGGCACAGCGATTTCCTCAGACGACCACTCAATAATATTCGGATCATTATCAAGTTTCATCATATACTTTAACTCCCAGCTTGACCTCCACACAATATTTGTTGGGTTGCCTCGGTACTTGGAGGAGTTTTTAAGTTTAAATAAACCTTTCATCTTATTGTTTGTTTGTGGTCAACAGCTTCCACAAAGCCCACATCGCAAGAAATGGATAGGCCGGCCAATACCACCACGGTTGTTGTTGTTCTTGTTCTTCTTTTTTATTTACCATCTTATATTTATCAGATAAATAGCTACAAATGATAGGACTATCTAATGTGCCGTTAAGCACATTTCAATCAACTTCTCAGACTACTCTTTCGGGAGGACTAATCAATAATAATCCGACTCCCGGACTTTTTGATTCCTCGTTGAATAATTTCTTTGCGGGGCGAGCCCTTACGAGAAATGGTAATGTTCAAACTTTGGCCTATCCGCTCGATACTCCCAAGTATATTATTACTTTTACCACCTCTGAATATACCCGAAATGGCCTTTCTTCAGTTGGAACCTTTCAGGACTCGGGTTATCCTGGAATTGTTCTCCCACTACCTCGTGAACTGATTAATAATGATTCGGTTGACTGGCACGAGGTCGAGGTCGGAACAATGCCCGGAGTTGCGCTTAATGCAGCCTTCGGGTCCGGATCAAATGCAAATCTTGGCCCAGGCCTCACAGCCGAAGGAGTAGACTCGGCCCTTATTGCCGTCCAAAATCTTTCGTTTGGTGTTTTAGGTAATGTGGCGGGGGGCGTCAGAGCCCTGGCAGGTTTCTCTCCCAATCAGTTTGTGACGATGTTAATGAGAGGACCTCAGTATAAACGCCATGCCTTTACCTGGGAATTGTCTCCGACCAATTTCAAGGAGGCCGATGTTCTTCGGCAAATAATAAGAGTATTCAGAAATGCTATGGCTCCTAATACCTTTGGAGCCGTGGGAGGTGCTCCTATACTCTGGACCTTCCCCAAGATATTCTATATTCGTCTCTATCCAAACTCTAAGTTTTTATATAAGTTCAAGCCGTGTGTTTGCGACCATTTCGTCGTCAATTATGCTCCAGGCGGGCGTCCAGCTTTTGATAAAAATGGAAAAAACGGAACTCCCGGAGAGAATCCCCCCGCTCAAGTTCAAATTACCGCTCATTTTATCGAACTAGAATACTGGATTGAGGGAAATGTGACTGATTCGAATGATCCTGATGATGTTCATACCCAGGCTGTAAATAATACCAATCCTCTGGACAATCTAGGACTTACTAATGCTTTAAATAACTTAAGAACATTATTAGCTAATCCAAACTTGAATGCGACACAGCGGGCAGGGGTACAAGCTTTAATTACCGGCTTTGAGACTTTACAATAATGGGCGACACATATTTTAGCAAGTTCCCTATTATCTCCTATGCTAACAATCAGGTCCGAAACATATCTGAGAGAGTAAAGATACTTCATACTCGATTAATAAATCCTGATTCATATTATCCGATTGAGCTTGGAGAAGACATAAGAGCAGATGTGCTAGCTGAAACACTTTATCAGGATTCGTATCTGGACTGGTTGCTTTGGGTCAATAACACCACTGTTGATCCATACTATGGTTGGCATATGTCAGCTCCAGAATTTCATTCATATATTCGCGACAAGTATGGATCGATTGAATATGCTGAACAACAAATACTCTATTATAGAACAGCCTGGCCTACTGAGACTTCTCCAAAGCTTTCTAAGACCACTTATGATAATGTGATTCCCAAGACCTGGCAAAAGTTTTTTCAGGCAATCTATGAAGAGATGAGCGGAAAACTGCTCTACTATATGCAGCCGTATATGGACTGGCGAATGAATACCAATCAACTGTTGCAATGGCAGGTCTCAATGACTAATGCTAATACGGTATTCGCAAACGATCATATACTCCAGGTCACCTCGGGCGGTAATGTGATTGGACAGGCCCAGGTGGTCGAGGCTAATTCCAGTGTGGTAATAGCCCAACACGCCTCTGGATTTACAACCACTCCCAATGGTCTTCAGGATATGTTCAATACTACTCTGACTGCTACTGCCTCAAATACTATTATCCTTTCACAAAATATATCGTTGAATGAAGCAGTGTTCTGGGAGCCGCTCACTGCGTATGATTATGAGGATGAAATAAATGCAGGCAAACGTTTTGTCTCAGTGATTGATCAATCTCTTGCGCAACAACTGACTGCGACTATTGCTACATTATTAGGACAACGGTAATGATTTATGTTGAACCCTCAAAAGGCCAAATGATTTCGTTTGGTATCAAGGGAACAAACCTTGTTGCTTATCTTCACTGTCTACGGGTCTATGAAAGTATATGCAAAGAGTATATTACTGCTCAGGCCATTGTTTATGATGATAATAATGTGGTCGAAAATATGGGAATAGTTCCTGGTGACCCTGCCTCATTTGAGTTCAAGGCTCCCCCAAACGATTATGTCTATTCAGCCGGCAAAGGGGGAGGTTATGGTGATATTCAGGTGCTAAAGATGAAGGGAGAACAAGCCCCCGGCACTCTCAAGTTTCAGATATATACTATTGATTTTATCGGACCTGTTTATTATCAGGACCGAAACACTACTGTCTTTGATGATGCCTATGCAATGGCTACTGGAACAGACCATGTTCAAAGAATATGGAACCAATATCTTAATAAAGATACTTTACATATTTTAACACCTTCGTCTGGAATGATTGGTGACACCGATGATCCACACACCGGAGGAGGTGATCATCCGCTAACTGCTATTAAAAACATTCTTAAAGAAACAGTTTCAGCCCAATCTAAAGATACTGGTTCATGGGTCATATTCAAAAATCGTTTTGGAGTGAATGTTGAACAAGTAGCTCAGCTATTTGCTGGAATTGCTGGAGCTGCTGGTTCTGGAACATTTGGAGGGGCGCCGTTATCGTCTGATCTAACAGCACACGGTCAACAAGAATACTTCCTTCAGAAAGAGACCTGGGGGGTACGTTTTCAGGATGCTCATCTCTATCACGCTATTATATTTGCTCAGGTGGAGGCTCGAGAAGGAACTGGTTCGGGGGGTCGTGGCTCGGGAGTGAATATATCTGGGGCAGGGCAGATGACACAGGGAGTTTATGATATGGCAATGGGTAATATTGTTCCACAAGGCCTTATATCCTCTGCTCCTTCAGGAATGAGTAACTTCTTTTCATCGGTATCAAGCGCCGCCGGCGGGGGAGGATTTGGTCCTGCTCTAGCCGGACTACAAATAACCAACTCTAAAATATTCCCTAATGCTACAGCCCCATTTACCAAGACCTCGGGAGAACAATCGTATTCCGCTGCCTGCAAGGACTCTCCTGGACTGGTGCTTCAGGTTCCAATGCAGACAGGTCTGAATGTAACTGTGGGACGTGGTCTGTGGGCCCAGCTTGTGCCACCTATTGGTATTGGCGCAGGAGCAGGAAACATTAATACCTATTTGTTAAATGGACCTTGGTTGGTAACAGACCTGGTTCAGGAAATATACACTGATGAACGAGAACGCCAGGCCACCAGCACCTTTCAATGTCTAAAAGGCGCAAAGTTATAAAAGACTGCTAAATAATCTAAAGGACACCTATGATACATCCTCCAGGCAGATCATTTAATTATGAAGAAGATTTAGAACACGCGG